ATTCTGGTCCTGTGAGTAGGACAAGAATTTACAAGATCTAGAGATATAATGTCGAGAGTCTTCTGAGAGAAAGTCTTCTGAAAGAGTAAAGATATCTTAAGACTTTATCCTAAGATATTACATTTCCTTCTTGTCCTAGAAAGTTTCTGAGAGAGTAAAAGACTATAAATGTTGTACCACATTTTTAGACTAAAGACATTCTTAATCTTGAGAGAGTATCTTACGATAGTAGTAAAGTATCTTAAGATTACTATCGTAAGATATTCTATAAATGTTATGACATTTCCTTCTCGTCCTAGAAACTTTCTGAGAGAAGATATATCTTAAGATGTTACATCTCCTTTTTCTCCTAAAAGTATCTTACGATAAAGGTTCTTGAGATAGTAAAGTATCTTAAAATTACTATCGTAAGATATTCTATAAATGTAGTTACATCTCCTTCTTCTCCTGAAAGTCTTGAGAGAGAATAGTTCTTGAGATATCTTAAGACTGCAAATGTCTCTACCTCTTGTCCTAAAACTTTCTGAGAGAGTTTCTAAAAGAGAAGAGTATCTTACGATAGTAGTAAAAATATCTTAAGACTTTATCTTAAGATGTTACACCTCATTCTTGTCATAAAATAGTTGCAGCGAGTTAGCATCTCAGATCCGACAAGAACCGTAGACGCTTGTCGGATGCGTGTTTGTAGGAGATACTCTTGTAGGAGATACTCTCACTCCTCGACCTTCACAGGGGGGTAAATTTCCACCCGAGGTCCGTGTAAATTTTGCGAAAGGAATCGTCGTACAAGACTTCCTTGCTTCCAGTCTTTACGGTCAGGATGTCTGGACCGTCTGGCCCGTGACCGTGCTTCTTGAGGAGCTGGTAAAGTATGTACTTTACGTTGATCATGTGGTCCTGCCTTATCCTGTGAGCAGATTCTACCAGCGCCTTAAAATCCTTGACGAGATCCTTTTCCAGGTGCTGAATGTCTGCCCTCTTGTCGGTAAGGATGTAGTGGATGAGGTTGACGTTTTCGTACTGCTTAGAGTGCTTAAGCTCCTTGAGGAAAGCCGCTACGTGCTGCTTGGTCACTCGCGAGTACCTCACGAAACCCTCTACGCCCTCAACGGTGAGGTTGTAAGCTTTTATCTTGGCGTCGAGGTCCGACAGGACCTTGCAGGGGATCTTGCAAGTCTGTATGCCCTGGTACCTCCTCATGGCGTCTTTAAACTTGGACACCCAGCAGCACATTTTGTTAACGTCCACCTCGGAGGCCTGAGCCTTTTCCCCCTTGTACTCTATGCCGCTAAAGTGCCCCACGATAAGACCCTTTTCCGACGGAGGGGTGTTCCACTCCACGGGGGTTTTGGGACACTCTACCTGAACCCTGGGTGGAGACCACTCTTTGTAGTCTAGGAGCTTGCGGTCGTTTGGGTAGTACAGGCTGAGCAAGAGGGCCTCCGTCCTCCGCCTCTTGTCATACTCTTTCAGCACGTCTTCTGCCGAAAATGCCATTTATAGTTACCGTAGCGTCGCGGAACTAGGTCTTGAGGTTATCGGCGTCTCAAGATAATATCTTCTGAAAAGGATAGAATCTTAAGATTTTCTGAGAGAGATAGACTAGAAATGTAGTGTACCACATTTTTAGACCAAAAACATTCTTAGTCTTGAAAGATATAAAGTCTTAAGATATTTATAAATGTTGTTACATCGCATTCTTGTCCTAAACTACTATCGATACTCTTTCAGAGATAAGATCTAAGAGAGATTAGTCTTAAGCTATCACATGATACTGCGCTCACAGGATACTGCTATCTAACGATACTACTCTCACAGGATACTGCTATCTAACGATACTGCTATCGCAAGTTTATTGCGATAACGGTATATATACACACATACCCCCTCAAGAGAACAAAAGAGACAGGACCACTCCAGTGATCACTCCCGCTCCCAACCACTTTAAGCATCTCCCAATCACCCCGACTGTACCCAGCCTATCTGTCCACTCTCTGAGGTGCTTGTATATCTTTGGGTCCTGTATAAATTTAGTCAGAGCAACCTCTGTCCTATCCATGCTAGACGGAAAGGTCCTGACGGTGTACCTGCAGATGTGCATAAACGCGGCCACCCTGCCCCAGTTTACAACGCCGTCTCCCAGGAAGGATGCGTGAACCTCCTCCAGGTTGACGCCTTCCCACAGCATGGTGTACAGGTGGGCACAGGCCATGTTGTCTACCCCCACGGCGTCCGCGGCGGCCCTCAGGGCCACCATCTCCTCGGGAGCTTCGCAGTCTGACAGAAATTGCCTCACGTCCATTTTCCTTGTTAGGTATGTGCCGAGAAGAGAAACACAGATACGCGACAAGCCTTATCATCTAAGGTTTACAGAACCCCGGGGACTAACCAGGCCTCCTGGAACTTGTTCATAAGAGGGATCACCTCCTCGGCAGAGACGGCTTCACCGTCCTTGACCTTCTCGAGGATGCTCACTATGCTGTCGCAGTCCTCTTTGGGTAGGAGTTCTCTGAGAGGTCCTACCAGGCTGCTCAGGATCTCTCCAGCAAACTCTCTGTGGTTGACGGCTCCCGACTGTATGTCGGAGGCCACCTTGCCCGCCAGCTGGTGGAGCTGAGTGCAGCCCATGAGATCGGCCATGGACATGGACTCGAAACCGTCAATCTCGTAAACCATGCCCTTGACCTTGTCTATGTAACCAGTGGAGCTGACCCTGACCGGGGCAGTTGCGTAGTCCTGGACCCCGAGGACCTCCGCCATCTCGCGCAGGCGACCGTCGAGGGCGGCAGAGTCTGGGTGGAGGGTGGACACGTTCCCAAAATGCAGAATGCACCCAGAGACGGGGCTGACGTACCCCTTGGAAGGGTAGCTGCCCTGTCCCCACGGTCTGTTGGATGAGATGTACTCTGTCATGGCAGCCGTCTCAGAGTCCTTGGACTCTTGAGAAAGATCGGCCACCTTGAGCTTCTTCAGGTGAGTCTGACACACTGGGTACTTTCTGCACACTCCAATGGGCATGGATTGTGAAAGGATTGCGATAAACTGAGACCACATTTTTTTTATCGCAAGATGGTAAAGGATTTTTTTTTGTAAAGACAGATTTTGTCCGAGACTCTTGTGAGACAAAATCTGTAAGACTTTATATATGAGACAAATTTAGTCTCAGACTAAATCTGTAAGATAATCTCTGTAAGACTATTTCTATAAAAATGTGGACAACCTTTCAGACTATTATCTTGAGAGAATATATCTTCTGATAGTAATATCTTCTGCTAGAACTATTCTTTCAGTAATAATCTTGAGAGAGCATATCCTGAGAGATATCTTCTGTAAGAGAGTATAAATGTCGGCAAACGTCCTCGTCCTCACTCTTATGCCGATTATTGTAGGAGCTGTACATTAAAAACCATGACAAGTGTCAAAACTATAGCTACGCTGGCTATGCTGGTGATTGTGGCGGCCCTCATCTACATGGGCTACAGGACTTTTAACTCGATGCGGTCCAAGCTCAGCGAGCTCGAGAGCAGGGTGAACGCTCCTCAGCTTAGGCCTCCGGTGATGTCTCCTATAGTACCCCTAAACTTTATAGAATCTGAGGATCTGGACAAAGAGTTGGACTAGAGAGTACGACAGGGCAACAACAGTTACGTTTCTCCACCGGGGAGAACCGTAACGACTAGAGATTATTAGAAACCCATGGTCTCGAGCTCGGAGGCCGCAGTCAGGCAGTCGAAGCTAGACATTTTTAGGAAAGCCTCCGTGTCCTGCTCGCTGACTCCCATCTTTGCCCTGGAATCTCGGATGAGACCTGGGTAGTTCTTTACGAGGGTTGGATCGGCGGCCTCCATGGCTACGACCGCCTCGGCAGACTTGCGCATGCTGGCCAGGTATTCTTTAATCTGAGCGGCGGCCTTCTTTGCGTTCTCCAGGAGGCAAGTGGTCTTGACCCTCAGAGTGGCGTACCGCTCCAGATCTGTCTCCTCTTCGGCCTCGGGGTCGCAAGAGGGATCCTCAAGAAGCTTCCTGTTGCGGGCCTTAATCTCCTGCTCCCTCTTTCTCAGCTCGAGCTTCTGCCTTATCCTCTCCTTGCGCTTCTCTGCGCTCTTGGCGTCCATGGCTGCCTCGGCGGCCTCCATGGCGGACGGTGTTACCGTCTCCTGAGCCATGCCGCTGCTCACAAGAGGGAAAGGTCTTCCGACGTGGCAAGTCTGGACTACGTGGACAGAGTCGTAGTCCCCCACGAGCTTGTCGGCCTTTTGCTTGGCCTTGGCCAGGGTCTGGGCGGTCCCTCTAACGCATGCCACTCCAAAAACCTGGCCCCTGCGCCTCTTGAGGCAACAGGAGCACATCTCCTCTGCTCCGGCGGCCTTGATGTCGCAAGACGGCAGCACCTCCACAAAGGAAAAGAGGCAGTACTTTGGATCCTGAGCGGGGACCTTGTCGTGGTACTTTTTTTTGAGGGCCGGGAAGGGCTTGGACCCCACCAGCTTCTCAACGGCAGACTCTTTCTCCTCTGCTGTGAGGGGAGGAGAGTCTGCGTTGACGGGGCCAAAGGCCATCTCTACGAGTTTGGAGCACATTGTAGCTTACGTTTTATATTCACGGTGGTGTACCACCGAGAAAAAAAGGAACTTGGTATAAAGAGTATATCTTTGGGTATAAATCCAAAAATATCGTCTAAGAGAGATTTAGTCTGAGAGAGATTGTCTAAGAGAAATAGTCTGAGAGAGATTGTTTGGAAGAAATAGTCTAAAAGGTTTAGTCCGAGAGAGATTGTCTAAAAGAAATTGTATGAGAAAAATAGTCTAAAAGATTTAGTCTAAGAGATATTATCTGAGCTGTAATGTAAGACCAACATTTATACTAGCGTAGCGTCTCTAATCCTAAGATATTATCTCTCAAGATTAGTATCCTAAGATACAGTCTAAAAGATAATAGTATCACAATATATATCTCTCAAGATAAGTTCTCATAAAATATAGTCTAAAAGATATAGTATATCAAGATAGTCTAAAAGGATGTAAAAATGCCGGCACACATCTAAAACATTACAAGATAATATTACACCCCCGTGTAAGATTATAACCCTCCCTCCCCTTTCCCCTCTACAGTGAGAATACCATCGCTCACTCCTCCAGGACATTCTCATCGTAGCCCCAGTCATCGGCCCACACCTTGGGTATTTTTTCGAGAACCATCACTTGATGCTTGTAGGTATCAGAGTAAAAGTCCTCGAGTATATACTCGTCGGGTATGGCCAACTTTGTGACCTTCTCCAGTATGACGTAATACAGGCTCCCCTGGCCTCTGACAACCTCTATAACGTTTGTGTCGACAAAGTCCATAACAAAGTTTTGTGTGTTTGCCATAGTTTTGGTTGCTGCACAAATGCTGCGGTGATTTGGATTTTGCCGGGTTTTGACGAGTTTACACCTCAAACGTTGTCCTGTAAAGGCCCGTAGAAAAAAACCGAGACATGGAAACGTTGGTTCAAGCGTACCTGGACATCCAGGGAAAGATTGCCGAGTTCAGGCGTGAGATTAAAGCCCTCCGCGTCGAGGAAAAGGCCATAACCGCCAACCTTTTTGCGGCTATGGGAGAGGCCGGAGTAGAGTCCATTAGGATTAGCGAAGACAGGTACCTGGTGGCAGAGGAAAAACCCAAGAGGACCAGGTCCAAGCAGCAGTTTTACCAGGCCGCCGAGGGAGAGGGCTTCACCCATGAGGACGTAGACAGGCTCATGAACCTGTCCAGGGGGACGGTCACCGGCTCGTCCTCCAACGTCAAGATACGAAAAAGCGCCCCGGCCAGGAACGAAGAAGACGACGACGAGTACGGCCACACAGAGTAAGCATTTACATCCCCTCCAGCGGGGGATACAAATGCATCGAGCCTCAACACCATATCTCGGAGAGCGTAGATTAAAAAAGATATGGAACAAGTACCCATAAAGGAAATGAGGCTGTCTGACCTGAGGCCCAACGACAAGAGCATAGACACCGACCTAGGCGGGACTAAGCTCGTGGTCATAGGTAAGCCGGGGTCCGGCAAGTCCACCCTGATCAAGGCCCTTCTCGACTCCAAGAGGCACATCATACCGTGCGCGGTGGTGATATCGGGGTCCGAGGAGGCAAACGGCTTCTACAAGGGGGTGGTGCCCGACCTCTTTATCTACCACCAGTTCTCCCCCTCCATCATAGACAGGATCCACAGGAGGCAGGTCAAGGCAAAGGCCGAAATGGGCTCCAAAAAGTCCTGGCTCCTGGTGGTCATAGACGACTGCATGGACAACGCCAAGATGTTCAACGACAAGGAGGTGAGGGCGCTGTTTAAGAACGGCAGGCACTGGAACGTGTTGGTGGTTATTGCCAACCAGTACGTCATGGATCTCACCCCCGACCTGAGATCCTCTGTGGACGGCGTGTTTCTCTTTAGGGAGAACAACGTCACTTACAGGGACAAGACGTACGCAAACTTTGCCAGCGTGGTGCCCAAGAAGCTCTACCCCACAGTCATGGAGACTGTGTGTCAGAATTACAGGTGCATGTTCATCGACAACACAAAGGCCACAGACAACTGGCACGACAGCGTCTTTTGGTACAAGGCCCCCTACAGCAAGTCGGCCATGGCTCCGTTTGGGGCCAGGTCCTACTGGAAGTACGCCTGCTTAAAGACGGGCGAGGAGATGCCAGCGGTTTTCGACAATGTAAAAATCCTGGGAGACTTGCTGCTCAAGGAGCTGCCCGAAGCGGGAGAGGCTCCCGTCACGTACGGCGGGAAAGATGGCCTTAGCGATGACGAAGAGGGTCTGAGCGAAGACGAGGTCTCAGAGTACTACCAGTCGGACTTGGACGACTAGGGACCTTTAGTGTTTATTCCCGTAGGCTAAAGCAGTCTATGGGAATGTTTACCGATGCAATAGTAAATTGTATAGGGTATATGTACCACATTTTTAGGTCTAAAAGTTTCCGAGATGGTAAAGACTCTGAGATAATATCGAGAGAATAAAGACTCTTTTAGAGATAATATTTTAAGATATTGGTACATCTCATTCTTGTCCTAGAAATTTTCTGAGAGAATATATCTTCTAAAAGAGAATACATCTCTTATGATAGTAATCGTCAGTCTATAAATATTGTACCACATTTTCAGACTATCTTAGTCTTTACTCTCAAGACTTTTTTAGAGATAATATCTTAAGATGTTGTACCACCTTATTCTTGTCCTAGAAAGTATCTTACGATAAAGGTTTCTGAGAGAGAATACATCTTCTAAAAGAGAATACATCTTCTGAAAAAGAATACATCTCAAGATAGCAAAGACCCTTTCAGAGATAATATCCTAAGATGTTATTACACCTCATTCTCATCCTAAAAAGTTTCTTACCCAAACGTAATCTAGCGTTTAGGTACGATATCGTAGCTCTATCCCTAACCCGCAAAATACTTTTCAAACACTAACCGCCTGAGAATGTTTTTGCTGCTCTTTATATAGATTCCCTGCACGGCGGAAGGCACCAGATCATGCCCGGCTTCAGCAAACTCTCGTGTCCAACCCTCGACGTCGAACCTGGGCTCGGAAGGTTCGTAGCCAGTCACTTCTCTGAACGCGTCTCCCATGATAGGCAGGCACAGGGCCGTGAACGCCGGCCCGTACTCTTGTCTCATGAGCGCCGCGGGAGCTCTGGTCGACAGCCTCTCTATAGCCTCCTTCCACACCGACCTAAACGGGAGGGCGTGGTTGGCGCAGCACTCTGCTATACCAGCGCAAGTCACAGTCTGAGCCCAGCAGCACTCTTGCCTCCCGTCGGCAGAGGCAAGGACAGACGCTGCGGCAGACAGGTTAGGGCAGCCGGTTTGCTTAGACATGTCGGACGGAGACGGCAGTTTGCCTAACTGACCCGAGGCCCTTTCGGCCTCCCTTGCGCACTCCTTGAGCCTCTCCCCCTTGACCCTCATCTTCTTGACAAGGGCAGAGACGTCGGTGTCGGGGGCTGCCATGATCACCAGGGACAGGAGGACGGCCTGCTTTTCCACGGTGGGCCTGAGCCTGTCCTGGGGCCACAGGGTGTGATATGTCCTGCCTACGGCCGTCCTCACTCCAATGTCCACGCACTCGGGCATGAGCTCCAGCACGGGCCTCTTGGAGACCCTCCTCACCTTCGGTCTGGCCGACGCCTGAGGACCTTCGGGATAGTCTTCCGGAGAGTCTTCCAGAGAGTCTCCAGGAAACGCTTTGGGGGATGCTTCGGGGGAACGTCTGCCGTCCCACGCCGAAATGTCGTCCAAGAGAGCTTCAACGTTCATGACGAATCTGAGAAAGATAGTAGGGGCGTGTGCCCGAGCCGGACGGTCTGACCCTTTCAAAAGGTTTCTCATCTCTCAGGTGGCGAGAGATGGGAAAGAAATTATCCTTTACTTTTTGGCACACTCTGCAACCAGCTTAAGCTTCTTAGAGTCCAGTGAGTTTACCACGGCAGCGAAAGCCTTGACGGTCTCGTAGGCCTTGGTCATGTCCGACACCATGCCCCCGTCGGAAAAGGCAGAGGCGTACTTGGTAACGTCGGTGGCGTCGACCGCCGCGGACACCTTCTCCAGCCTGCTCACGGTCTGGTCGGTGAGAAAGTCCTTGAGCTGGGATGCCGCGGCCGCCATCTGGGCTATCTTGGCCGGCTGAAACTCTGCCATCGAGTCTGACATGAGCTTGAGCTGGGTTGCCATGCCCAGGAACCGGTGCATTTGCATGTACTTGCCCAGGACGCTGTCGAGCTTGTCCTCGTTGAAGGTGGCCAGCGCCGTGGTCATCTGCGACACGACCACAGTCTGCTCGGTCAGGCTCTTGAGACGGTCGGGCTTGACGTTGAGGAGCTCCAGCTTGGACTTGTCCACCGAGTTTACGGCGGCGCAAATCTTGTACAGCTCGTCCTTCTTTGCGACCAGGGCCTCGAGGCCGGCCAGGCTGGCGACTACGGCGTCCAGGTCGTTCTTTTTGGCCAGTAGGCAGGACACGGCCGAGGCCTGCTCCAGGAGCCTGTCGAGCTTCTTGACGTCCAGGGAGTCCAGGCTCTTTGCCACGGCGTCTGCCGCAGCCTTTGCCCTCAGGGCCACCGCGGCGGCCTGCTCCAGGGCGTCTGAGGTCGACAGGGCCTCCTGGGCCTTGCCTCCGAGCACGTCGTACTGGGAGGCCAGGTCCGCCACCACGTAGGACTGGGAAGCCATGTCCCTGAGCTTGGAGCACTGCTCCTCCACCTTGCGGGAACCGTCTACCACCAGGCCGTTGAGACGCTCGCACTGCTTGACCAGGTCCCTCATAGCCTTGCCCTCTGTGGCGGGGAGAACCTCGCCGATGGACCTGCCCAGCCTGGTCACGCTGTCAGACAGGCCATCTATCTCTGCTGTCTTTCCCAGGAGCCTCTTGAAGCCCGACATGGTCTGCTTGAGGCCGTCCACCTTGGCCAGCATCTCCCTGACGCCGTGAGAGTCTGCCGTCTCAAAGACGGTGGCCATGCACCTGTAAACTGCGGCCATCTCGGACAGCTTGCCGGCCTCCTCGGCCAAGCCCTGGACACAGCAGGAGGGGGTGACAACGTCCACGGCGTCCCTGGTGCTCTCCACCTCCCTCTTTACCCTGACTGCGTCATCCCTCAGGGCTCTGGCGATCTGCTTGCCGTAGCCCGATAAAGCCCACTCGCAGTTTGAGGACACGGCCTCTACCGCAGAGTCCAGGTCCCTGGCTGACCTGGACAGGCTCTTGAGAACCGCCTTGGAGTCGCAGTGACCCGCCTTGCAGTCTTTTGCGGCGGGGGCAGAGTAGGATCCGGCTCTCACGGTGTTGGAGATGGCGGCCGACAGGGCGCTGAGCTCTCCTCGGAGTGCGGAAAGGGCCTCTGAAACCCCTTTGGAATAATCTGACATAGTCTCCATCTAGGTTTTTGTTTACTTTGAGATCTCCGTCTTTTTTTATTCGGGGCTCGCGCTCAGGGCCATGACAAACAGGGTCATGGTCACTGGGCTGTCCGACAGGCTATCGGCCAGCGCGATCACTATGGCGCTCTTGACGGCCACCCTGGTGGCAATGTGCCACCCCTGCCCCATGGACTCCTTGAAGGGTTCCAGGGCGAACCTCACCGCGACGTTGAGGACCAGTCCGGTGACGGCCCACGACACGGCGCACATGACAGTTTTGGAAATCTGCATGGTTTTGAGACAACGCCCTAAAATAATTTGTAGCCAAACTTGGAAAAAAAGGAATGGCTACAAATTACTGCGACGAGTTTGAGAGGAATCCAACCAGGAATCCCAGGACCGGCAGGACCATCAAGAGGGGAGGGCCCGTGTTCAGGGCCCTCGAGAGAGAGTGTTCTGACGGCGCGGCGAGAGTCTTTCCCGCTGCGGCGGTCAAGGGAGCGGCCGCGGCCAGGGCAGCAAGCCCGAGGGCAGCCAGCCCGAGGGTAGCCGCCACTAGTCCGTGCCCAGAGTTTGCTAGGGATCCCACCAGGAACCCTAGGACCGGCAGGACCATCAAGAGGGGAGGGCACGTGTTCAGGGCCCTCGAGAGGGAGTGCGCCGACTACGGAGGAGCGTCTCCTAGGAGAATGTCTCCTGCCAGAGCGTTTCCAAACAGGAGAGCGTCTCCGGCAATGAGACAGTCACCGGCAGCGGCCGCGGAGGCTAGCCCGTGTCCAGAGTTTGCTAGGGATCCCACCAGGAACCCTAGGACCGGCAGGACCATCAAGAGGGGAGGGCCCGTGTTCAGGGCCCTCGAGAGGGAGTGCGCCGACTACGGGAGGCTGTCTCCGATACGGTCGCCGTCCAGACCCCCAAACAGCTTCGAGGTGTCCGGAGCGGCCAGGGTCCCCGGGACACCCTCAGTCTCCAGAGGCGAACCGAGGTGGATGTCCTCCATCTCGACCAGACACAACTACGACGAGTCCAACCCCATGAGCGTGGCCTTCAGGCTGAGGCATGTCAAAGACATCAGAAAGTTCCTGAGGACCGTAAAGCCGGGGCGGTCTGGGTTCTGCGCCACGGACAAGGGAGGGTGGCTGGGGTCAGCAGCCGTCTCTGACAAGGTGATAGGGCAGGGCAGCTGGGGGTCGGTACACATGGTAAAGTTTAGAGACTTTCCAAAAAAGTTTGTCGTCAAGGAGGCGGTGCTCATGTCCGTCTCCGAGAAGCGCAGGTACAAACCCACCGTCGTGTGGGACGAGTGGGCAGCGGGTTCCGTGCCCAATGAGGTGGCCGTAAACAACATGGTGACAGAGATTGCGGCCACGGGTATGACTCCTTTCGTACCCCTCACCGCCGGGGCAGGGGCCTGCGACTCTTGCAACCCACAGCTCCTGGAAAAGGCCGCAGAGGTCACAAAGTGCTACCTCCAGGCTATGGAGGCCGCAGACTTTAGCCTAGACAGGGTCCTCCCGACAGTGTCTCCCGATCAGGCCGCGTCGGCCCTCGCGCAGATCCTCCTGGGCCTGCAGTCCCTCCAGACCACGCTGGGCATCATGCACAACGATATCAAGGCCCACAACATCCTTGTTAAGAGGGTCCCGCCCGGAGGCTACTGGAAGGTGACAGACTCTTTCAACGGACAAGTCTTTTACGTCCCCAACGAGGGCTACCTGTGCATGCTCGCCGACTACGGCGTGGTGAGGCTCGTTAAACCCGCCGTGGGCATGGACACCCTGTACGGCACCAGGAACGCCAGGTTCGTACCCAGGGACGTCGGACGGTGGGGAAAGGGAGCTGGAACAGAGTATGTCGTGACCCCCATCAGGTCCAAGATCTCTGTCGTCGTGAGGGGAGGCAGGTTCGTGGGAGTGGAGCCCAACACGGCCGTGAGGTACTGGAAGAACACAGACACCCGCAAGGTGGGAGACGTGATCACCACAAACAACGTCTTTTACATGGGCTACGACATCGAGCCTGACATGCAGGTCCAACTCGACGACACAAACTCTTTTCCCGTCTGGGAGAGCAGGGGAGACGTGGTGGACTGCGTGAGGACCTTTGTTGGCGGAAAGAGGGCCTCCCAGCCCGGCTTTCACGGGCTGTTCTACAAGAAGACGGGGAGCGCGTGGGAGAAGGCCGCAGAGACCGTGGCCAAGCAGAACCCCCTATTTTCGGGCTTCGCCCTCGACGGTTCGGGCCTCAAGTACATCAGGGCCGCCACGGCGTGCGCCTATATCTTTCCCGGCATGTCGGCCCCTCGTCCCGGCGAGAGGGAGATTGAGAGCTTCACGATGTAAAACTTTTTGGATCCTTAAAAAAAAGTCTCGTTGTTGACACTAAAAGGATGTTGCATAATTACGCTATAGTGTTGGGGATGGCGGTCGCGGTGGCGATTTGGTATTTCTTTAAGATGGAGGAGGAGAAGGCCCCACCCGGGCCCAATCCCCCCAAACCGGATCAACCAAAACCCGATCATCCCAAAGTGCACATGCACAAAAAGAAGCCTCACTGGATGGACCCTCACCTGACTGGGAGTCAGACCGTCCAGTACAGCAGAAACAGATCCATGGGGGATCCCATCAGAGGAGACCTGCCTATCGTCCCCAGGGACGACGGATGGTTCTCTACGGCGGCAAACCCGGCTCACACCCTCCACGCCGGAGCCCTGAGCATGATCGCTCCCGCTAGCACGGGAGGCGGCCTGACCGTAAACAAGCTCATCAGCGCCTACGCCGATAAGGGCAAGGCCATGAGCGGCAGACACAACGCTCCCAGCTACTATGGGAGCTCATAGAGAGATTGCTTGCAGTCGTTCCATATCGGGATACACTCTGGATATGGAAGCTGGACATTTATAAAAGATTAAGACTTTATCTTAAGACTATATTCTTTTAGAAGATATGGAAAGTAAAGATGTGGAGTAACATTTATAGACTATTAAGACTATATATTCTTTCAGAAGATATATTATTTCAGAAGATATTTAGTACAAGAAGGAGATGTAACATCTTAAGATAGTCTTTACAATCTTAAGTCTTTACCCTCTTTCAGAAGATATTTAGTACAAGAAGGAAATGTAACATCTTAAGTCTTTACTCTCTTTCAGAAGATTATTCGTTCACAAACTTTTAGGACAAGAAGGAGATGTAACAACATCTTAAGATAAAATATATCTTAAAATTCTTTCTTTCAGAAGATATTACTATCGTAAGATATCTCTCAGAAGATATTCTCTCAGAAAGTTTTAGGCCAAGAAGGAAAAAGATTCTTTACCCTCTCTCATTCCCATCAGAGTTTATTCTCCATCGTCTGACGAGAATAAACACTGATAGAGCCCGTCTTACGACGAGGACCCAAATGCGTTTTCCAACAGTCCCAGAAAGTCCATCTGTCCTCCCAGGAGCTTCCCCAGCATAAACACGGCCATGTTCATGCCCATGGTGGTCATCAGCCTCATCTCCACAGAGCTCTGAGGCGTGGCCTCGTAGTACTTGTCTGCCATTTCGGCCAGGAGTTGGTCGTAGGCTCCCAGGGACTTTATCTGGTACCTGGCGAATCCTGAGGCGTCAAAGTTAAGCTTGGTCATGACCAGCTCCATGATGCACATGCCCACTATAATGTACTTTTTCCATTCGTTGATGTGCTTGTCCAGGGACAGCCTCCTGGTGAGGAGTTTGTACTTTTCTCTCATGATGGCCACGTTGGAGTAGGTGGTCATCTCGGGGATGACCTCGGTAGGGTACATGCGCTTGAGGACCATGTACTGAAAGTAGAGCCTCTGCCTCTCCTCGTCAGAGTAGTCCGACTGGTCCTCGTCGTCCTCGTCGTCCACCACCTCCGGGTCCGAGGACGCGACGGGGACGGCTCTGGGCTGCCTCCTCCTCGCGGGGTGCCTTATCTTGTTTTCGAGAGATTCCAGCATTAGGTCCCCGTCAAGGACGGGCCTAGAGTCTGAAAAGGTTTCTTGGTCTTGTCTGGGTACCAGCACTATGGTTTCCATGATGTCTTTTCTGTACACCGTTTGTAAATTTAGCGTAGATGAGAGGACCGGGAGCCGCCGTCTTTAAAGATGGGTGCCCTACCCTTTAAAACACATCCTAGCACAGCGGATTGACAGAGTTACCGCCTTATGGCTAACACTACCATAAAATACACGACAATGGATCTTTACGGAATCCTAAAGAGTTGCAAATGCTCCTCCGACGAGAGGCTCACTCACCAGAGCCTCTCTGGCGGGAGGTTTAGCGTCACCGGCTCCAAGGTGGGAGAGTTTTGGAGGGCGGTGGCAGACAGGATAGAGTCCGGGGAGCCCATCGACATTTCTGAGGCCAGGCAGAAAGAGACTCCGCTCACCCTGGACTTTGACGTGGTGGACAAGGACTGCAAGGATCCCGTGCCCGACGTCCTGGTCAACAACATTCACGCTGCGGTGGCGAGGTGGGCCAGGAGCAGCCTAAAACCGGCTCCCGAGGACAGGGACCTCTGCGGGGTGGTCTTGACTAAGCCCGTCAGGCGGTGCGCGAAAGGCTGGAAAAAGGGCTTCCACATCCAATACCCCAAGCTCGTCCTCGAGACCGGAGTTGCAAAGAACCTGGTGGTGGGACCTGCCCTCAGGCCAATCTGCTCCAAGGTGTGGGAGGCGGTGGCGGGGACGGCAAAGGACTACCTGGACCCCCTGAGCTGCACAGTCCCCTGGCTGGTGTACGGGGCCAGCAAGCCCGACGAACCCTTTGCCTGGAAGATTGCTAGGACCCTGGACCACGCGGGAAAGACCATAGACTTTAACACTGCCTTCGGGGACGTCGAGACTCCCCCTAGCTGGGGTAAACCTACCTCAGACAGGCACAGGGAGGCCATGGTCCTGTCCATCCACCCGGCGGGCAGGTCCGTGTTCTTTAGGCGCTACGACTTTACCGCCGCCAACCCGGGCAGGGTCACCAGGCTCGCAGACTACTCGGCCGTCATGGCCAAGCTGGACGTGGCCAGGCAGAGGAAGCCCGCCTGGAACATTGACGCCACCAAGGCCCACAGGCTAAAGAGGGTGACGGAGCTCACTGCCATGCTCACGGCGGACCTCGCCGACGACAGGCAGACTTGGCTCAACGTGGGCTTTTGCCTGTGGCAGCAGACTTCGGGGTCAGCGGAGGGCTACAAGGTCTGGCTTTCTTTCAGCAAAAAGTCAGACAAGTGCGACGAGGACGAGTGCTGGACCATCTGGAACAACCAGATGAGGCCCAACAGTTTCACCGAGGGCACCCTGGTCTACCTGGCCCAAAAGCACAACCCGGGAGCCTACCTAAACTGGCTCCAGGTAAAGTCCACTCCCGTCAACGACATCGGCACCAACGTGGCCATGGCAAAAATTATGTGGGACTATTACGGTCACCAGTTTGTGTGCTGCGGTGGCAAGACCCAGACTTGGTACAGGTTCGACGGCCTGACGTGGGTAGAGTCCAACCAGGGCACCGACCTCAGGAGCCTCATCTCGGCCGAGGGCGGGCCCCTCAGGAGGCTCCTTACGAGGCAGCTGGACGCCGTGACTGCGGCCAAGGCTAGGGGAGGCAGGGACTCTGGCAACGAGGACGAGGACGACGAAGAGAACTCGGCGACAGACGAGGATGACTCTAACCCCTGGGACTCGGAGCTGAGGAGGCTAGACTCTGAGGTGCTCGACGCCATGGTAAAGAGGCTGAGGAACAACCTCAAGGGCATAGAGATGACGGGCATCAAGAACAACGTGCTGAGGGAGTGCGCCGAGCTCTTTTACCAGCCAGAGTTTGGGGACGTGATAGATTCTGACCCTCTGCTGTTTGCATTCGCCAACGGCGTCTACGACTTTAGGGAGGGGTGCCTGAGGGACGGGAGGCCCGAGGACAAGCTGTCGAGGAGGGCCCCCGTGGACTTTGTAATGTTTGGTCCCATCCCCAAGGCCAGGCACCCGGACAACTCTCCGGTCATGAGGCCCAAGAGGATGCCAGGCGAGAGCGTGCAGGACCACGCGAGGAGGCTCGCAGAGTGCTTCGAGCAGGACGACGTTTCGGCGTCTGCGGGGACGATGGGCAAGGAGGACGTGGAGAGCTTCTCGTGCAACCCCGAGGACTTTAAGGGTCCAGTGGCCAAGCTCTTGGCATTTTTCGCCTCAGTCTTTCCCGACGAGGGCACCAGGAGGTTCTTTCTGAGGAACGCCGCGGCCATCTTTGTGGGAGGAAATCCGGACAAGGTGGTGCTCTTTTGGACGGGGACGGGAAACAACGGCAAGACCGTTACCCAGACCCTGTTTGAGAAGATGCTGGGCTGCTTTGCGGTAAAGATGAGCACCCAGACACTGACGGGCAAAAAGCCCTCTGCCGGTTCCGCCAACCCCGAGATGGCCAGGCTGGGAGGAGGAGTGAGGTGGGCCGTGATGGAGGAGCCCAACTCTGACGAGACCATCAACGCGGGCACCCTCAAGAGCATGACTGGCAACGACTCTTTTTTCGCCAGGGACCTCTACTGCGCCGGCAAGACCACCTTCGAGATTAAGCCCATGTTTAAGCTTCACGTCATCTGCAACGCGCTGCCGGGCATCAAGGACGCCGACCAGGCCACATGGAACAGGGTGAGGGTCGTCCCCTTCGAGTCCACCTTTGTGACTCCTGGCACCACGGCCCCGGCCGACTCCAAGTACGTCTTTCCGGCCGACACGGACATCACGAGGAAGCTCGACAGGCTGACGGCCCCCCTGGCCTGGTACCTGGTCTACTGCTGGGCCTGCATACAGAACGAGCGCGTCAAGTACGTGCCCCCTCCCAAGGTGATGGAGGCCACCATGGCCTACCAGAAGGAGCACGATCTTTTTAGGCAGTTTACCGAAGAGATGCTGAGAAAGGACCTAGACTCTACGCTGACTTGCGACGACGCCTACACGGCCTTCAGGGACTGGACGTCTGCAAACTCTCCCCACGGAACGGTGAGGAGACCGAAAGGGCAGGTCGTCAAGTGCCTGGAGGCTATACTGGGGAAAAAGACTGTAGACGGCTGGCCAGGGTACGCCGTGGGAGCCGAGCAGCAAGAGTAGGACTGATATGTGCAATGTTTATAGTTTCCAGTGACGCTGTCACTTAAAACTCTGTGAAATGTATTCTTTCAGAAGATTAAGGATGAGAATGAGATGTAATAAGATACTCTCTTAAAGTTTTAGGACAAGAAGGAAATGTAACATTTTAAGATCTCTCAAGAACCTTTATCGTAAGATACTTTAGGACAAGAAGGAGATGTAACGACTACTATCGTAGAGACTCTATCAAGACTAAGAATGTCTTTGGACTAAAAATGTGGTACAACATTTATAGTCTATATACTCTTCTCTTTCAGAAGATTTCAGGATAAGAATAAAATGTACCACCATTTATAGACATCTTATTCTTTCAAGAACCTTTATCATAAGATACTTTTAGGACAAGAATGAGATGTAACATCTTAAGATTACTACTATCGTAGATACTATCGTAAGGAATAGCCAGAGAGTTTAAACTCAAGGAGAGTTTGGCAGCTAGCGCCTAGGATGAGAGTTAGACCTGAAAACTTTAGTTTCCAATCCCGTAAATCGGGGTTTGGAAACTTTTCCTCTGTTAAAGACTTACTATCATGTCTAAAGACTTTCTATCTTTAAAACTTTATTTGTGAGAGAATAAAGATCTTCTAAAAGATTACTACTATCGTAAGATACTACTATAAATGTTGGTACATCTCACTCGTGTCCTAAAAGTCTTTCCGCGATAACGTCTCCGAGATCTTTACACGTCGTGTGTAATTTTACGAGGCCCGTGGGACCTCGTAAAATTTTGGTACAAAAGATATCTAAGATTTCATCGCTAGCCTAATTACGGGGATGGCTATCAGGGTGCCGTAGCCCTTTGCAGACAGGGTCTTGGCAGTTCCGGTTACGGAATCCCTAGACACCTTCAACGCCTTGAGCTGAGTCTTTACACAGTAGTCTACAGAGGCAAACAGGTTCTTGCCCTCAAACTTGTGAACAAACTCAGAGTAACACACCCTCCAGGCGCTCCTCACATAGTTCGAACCCAAAGCGGCCTGCTCCCTGTCTGTCGGTTGCCTGACTTCCTCGGGGATGTCTGGAAGGTCCAGGAGCCTGGCCAGGGTCCTCTCGGAGATTACGCTCAGGGCGGTGGCGTAGGTCCTCGACATGTAAGACAGCCAGCCGTAGAAAAAGTCTGTTCCGGCTATGTCGGCAGATGACAGGGGCGAAGAGGACGGGGGCCCGGATCTAATCCAACCTGTCTTGATCTGACCCATCATGTCAGAGATCAGGAAAGACTCTTCCTCGGTCCTCCCGGTCCACTTTACATCCGCGCCGTCCGTAGACAGCAAGACTGCCAGGCACGACTGGTTACCGCTAAACCTTTCGGTCATGAGCCTCCACAGGGTCTGAGGGTACATGGCGTCTATCCACTTGTCGAGCATGTTAAAGTAGACCACAGACACCTGACTCACGTGAACGTCGTCCAGGTCCCCTTCTCCAAAGTCTGCAAACATTCTCCTGATGGCCAGGTTGTAGGCGTAGTGGAGCGGCGTATCGTAAACGTGACCGTCCACTTTCACTGGCCCCCCTGCGAAAGTCAGGACGTGCGGGACCTCAAAAGACATCCCGTCCTGCGGGGCCTGGACCTTGGGAGTCTCTGGGGTGCTCATGGGCTCCAGGAGCCTTTGGTCCGGAGGCACCATGCCGTCTGTGATGGCCGAGTCCAGGAGCCCGTCGTGGTACATGGCCGCCAGCCTGGAGGACGCTGCCCTGGTCCTCGCGTCCATCCTGGAGACGAGGTGGGAGACGTCGGCCTTTGCCGCCGGGTCCATGGCCAGCAGATGCCTGATCAGGAGGGACCTCTCAAAGTCCATCTTTTGCGTGGCGTAGACCGAAGCAGAGTGCTCCATCACGACCTTGTCGGCGACAGAGACTCCCGTCACTGGGGCCTCGGGGATGGCGACGGCGGCTGTGGCCGAAGTGGAGGGCCAGTTTCCAGACGCCTTGACCATGGCCCTCAGGCTCTCCAGGGTGAGGGTGGCCCTGTCTACGTTCAGGAGGGAAGAGGGGTCAGAGACAAACATGTCGATGGTCCCCTTGTAGAGCTTTCTTATGGCGTCTTCCGAAAACACCATCCCCTCAGGGGACAGTACGCTCACTCCCCTGAGGAGAGTGAGGTGGGCCACCAGCCTGGTGTCGCCGTACACTATGGGCTGACTGCCGCTCAAGGCCAGGAGGTCCTTGAGCTCCGGGTTTTGCTCCAGCCTCATGGTCAGGGCCTTCTTTGACGCCTCCGCCAAGAAGTGAGCGTCTTCTTGCATCCTGACGTACTTGCATGCAGTCTTTGTGCACGGTCCCATCAGGGCCAGTTCCTTTCCCATCGGAGTGTATAGGATGTCTTGGGCAGTTTCCTGAACCAAAGTGTACCTGCTCACGGGCAACGGGACGGTGGGGTTGAGGAGCCCGTGAGGGTACCCCGTAGTCTTTGTAATCTGGACGGTCATGGTTTATTGTACCCGATAATGTTTTGAGTTTCCATATCGGTCTTCAAGATCTGGGACCCCTCCATTATTGCATTAGAAAACATGCAAGTCTACTCTCCGTCCAAAATCTCCCAACAACTTGAAACATTCCTAAACTCTGTTGCGAATGGTTTAGGTCACACCATGTCTCACGCCATGTCTCAAACCTTCAGCGAAACCGTTGTTGCACCAGTCGCAAAGAAGGCGCCCAAGGCTTCGTTCTTGGCCGCCGCACAAGCGGCTATGCAAGCAGAGGATAAAGTCTCTAAGCCCAAAACGGTTAAGAAAACCAAGTCTTCTGCCGACGCAGCACCCAAGAGAGTGAAAAAGGTAAAGGCGCCCAAAGAGGACACTGTCGTCTCTAAGCCTGAGCCTGTAGAGGAGGCTGGTGTGGATCCTGCGCAGCAGCAAGAGGAGCAGCCGCCTGAGGAGGCTGGTGTGGAGCCTAAACAGCCTGAACAGCAGCAGCAAGAGCAGCCTAAGGAGGCTGAGCAGGAGCCTGAAGAGCAGCCTGAGGAGTCTGTTGAGCCCGAGCAGCAGCAGGAGCCTGCAGAGCAGCAGCAGGAGCCTGCAGAGCAGCAGCAGGAGCCTGCAGAGCAGCAGCAGGAGCCTGCAGAGCAGCAGCAGGAGGTAGAGCAGCCTGCAGCCAAACTAAAAAAGGTTAAAAAGACCAAGACAGAGTCTGAAAACAAACCAAAGAGAGTTAGAAAGTTTAGCGCAAAACTAGAAAAGGAGACAAAGATTTCTCCTAGCAGAGTCAGACAGACCAAAGAGTTTGTTATAAGCGACTCTGAGAATGAGGCCCCTCAAAAGGTCCAGGAGCCTGCGAAGCCCAAAAAGGTTGTAAGGAAACCGAGGGTAGCACCAAAGGCAGAGGGTGAAGATAAGCCCAAAAGAGTTCGCAAGTCTCGTGCCAAACTAAAGCTCGAGACCGAGGAGGCAAAGAAGCCAAAGTCCAAAGAGTTTTGCACCACAGACGACAGCTTAGACAATTACAACAAGGTCAAGCCGTCTCCAGCCATGATTGCTTTAATGGCCGTAAAAGAAATTCCAGAGTCTGAAAATATCCCAGACAAGTCAGACTCTGAGGCTGAAGCCCCCGCACCTGCCATCGTCAAGAAAAGGAGGACTTCTCTAAAGAAGGTAGAGTCTTCAGACGACGAAAAGCTGGACGAGGCTACAGGAGAGCAGGTCATTGACGAAGACGCGCTCTCCAAGCTCACCATCCAAACCCTCAAGGGAATGTGCAAGACCAGAAACCTCAAGATATCTGGAAACAAGGCCGCTCTAGTCCAACGCCTCATAGAGGCAGACGGCATAGCTCACATTATTCCAACCACCGCCACGGTGGTCCAAAAGGTAAAAAAAACTAAAAGACTAGCAGTCTTTTCCAAGGTGGACTCTGAGCTGAAGCTAATACCATGTCCCGGCAGAGAGCACATGCTGATGGACGAGGCCACCGGTTTGGTGTTTTTGGATGAAGATCCCAGCACCGCCGTGGGTTTTATAGAGCACGGAGAAGTATTTGGCCTGGACAGTGAGCACATAACTGTGTGTAAAAACATGGGCATCAGGTACAGCTGGACTGAAGATTATCTGTGTTAGAAACTTTTGATAGAATACGCTTGTATCCGTCTCTATGCAAAATAGAGATGGATAAAACTGTTTTACTAAAAACTGTAAAAAGAATGGGGTCTACCACTGTGAGAACGATGACCGCCAAGACTCTAGATTATTCAGACTACAACGTAGGAAACGACTCTACCGCAGGCCTGTTTACACCAGTGAACACGTTCGTCTGCGACCCTGAATCCGACAGGATCATTGTCAGGAATATACCTCCAGAGTGGACCATCGGAAACTCTATGAGGTTTGTGCACTTTACCAAAGAGTTTACGCAGACGTTTGACCCGTCTGAATCGCCCTCAAACATTGTGAGACACACCATTGGTAAAAAAAGTGACCATGCATACCATTTTAGACTGGCTCAACCTAAACGCGCCCGTGAGGTGCTTTCACGTCAGGCAGCTGTCTAAATCCGAGTGGAGGTTCACAGTCAACGACACAATTAAGGTTGTAGCGTCCGTAAACGGACCGTGGACCGTGGACGCCAAAGGGGTAGAGGACCTAAAGATGCACAAGCTGTATGTGCCCGGCCCGGCCAAATGTTGGACCAGGGCTAGGGACGAGGCCATGGCAGCGGCGTTGGCCGAGGCAGTCTCAGAGTCTGAGACGTGCGCGGCAGACATTGTGAGGCCGGCTGTAGCCAAAAACACTCCCAGGCGTCCTGCCGTAAAACGGAGGGTGAACGTAGTCAAGCCCGCCGCCCCAGACGATCTAGAGTCGTGGACAAAGGACGATTGGTACGAACTGGACCTTTAGGGACCGTACAAGTCTTTCGGACAGCCTTTCGGACTTTGAGGTTGCAAGTCTCTTTGCTGGAGACTCGCAATATTTTCTTTTGGTTAAAAAAAATCTCACTGTGTATTAAAAATTTACAGATCCGAAATGTATAGCGTTCGCAATTCTGGATGTTCGGTCGGCTGCTCGCCTAGACAGGGAGCCTCTCCAATTATGTTTGGACCTTCCCTGGGCGCGATGCTGTCCGCTCCCGTCGTGAGAGCCTCATCTCCCGGCAAGAACAGACAATCTCTTGTAAAGAGAAAGTCTCCTATCAAGGGAAAGTTACCGGCGAAGAGATCCCCTCTGAAAAAGAGATCTCCGATGAGAAAGTCACCGGGGAAGAAGAAATCACCAGTAAATCGCAAGTCTCCTGTGAAGCGCAAGTTTCCTGTGAAGCGTAAGTCTCCTGTGAAGCGTAAGTCTCCTGTGAATTGCAAGTCTCCTGTGAATTGCAAGTCTCCTGTGAATTGCAAGTCTCCTGTGAATTGCAAGTCTCCTGTGAATTGCAAGTCTCCTGTGAAGACGAGATCACCAGTGAAGCGCAAGTCCCCCGTGAAGACGAGATCACCAGTGAAGCGCAAGTCCCCTGTGAAGACGAGATCACCAGTGAAGCGCAAGTCCCCCGTGAACAAGAGATCACCAGTGAAGCGCAAGTCCCCCGTGAACAAGAGATCACCAGTGAAGCGCAAGTCACCAGTGAAAAGATCTCCTCTGAAGAGAAAGTCCCCCATGAACAAGAGATCACCAGTGAAACGCAAGTCTCCTCTGAGGAGAAAGTCCCCCATGAACAAGAGATCACCAGTAAAACGTAAGTCTCCTCTGAAGCGAAAGTCTCCCCTAAAGAAGAGATCACCAGTAAAACACAAGTCACCAGTGAAGAGAAGGTCACCGGCAAAAAGGAGACAGCAAGTCTGTTTCATGGCCACCAAGTAAACTCCCAACAGACCAACACCCGTTCTGCAATTCTATCACAAGAATTATAAAACATGGACGACGTCGAGTACAGAACAGAGTTTTCGGCCAGAGAGAGGGCCGGCGGGGACATAGAAGAGGGCCTGGAGCTCTTTGGCCCCGCCACCTTCAAGGGTATGGAGGGAGACCCGGTGCAGAGGTTCTATAACGGGATAGAGTCGGCCGGGAGAAACCTCATCATGGATGGTCACATCAAGCTAAACAAGCAGGAGCAAACTAGGCTCCTCTCTTCAGTCCTGAGGATAACCTACCCAAACTACAAGAACCCGATGGGCACTGTCCTCGGTTTCTACATGACAGACGGAGGGAGGGGACCCATAAACAAGGGGAGACTGTCTTACGTTCAGAGTTTTATGGAAGAGGTGACAGACATGGATCTCAGGGACCTCATTCGGTACTGCAGGCTGTGGTTAGCATTAAAATAAAAATTGTTTGGGTATTTTGCAACAATCCGGGCCATTTCAGTCTCACTGGTCTATTAGCCTAAAAACCCTTGTCTTGATCTCACAAGTATCTCTCTGAGAAACCAACTGGAAAAAAAAGCTATCACAATGACCTTCTTTGTGGCCGTTACACTCCCCGGAGTGGTGTGCAAGATGCACGGAGAGCTCAACCTCAGCTTCGAACAACTGTGCGAGGTTGCGTTTCTCATCGAGGACCGTCGGAGGCCCTCTAACGTGACAGTCAAGGTTGTGACTATCAAGGGACTGTCGGGGTCACCCGACTCTGTCTTGGTCTACTCTAACGGCAAGTACTTTTGCAGAGATTCAGACGGCTCAGAGACTCTGGTTGTGCTGTGCTCTGTGGATAACGTGGATTTGCCGGTGGTAAAGTTTGTGGTGGTCCCAGCAGTAGGTGTCACACAACAGGCCGATACAGCACCAGCTGCACCAGCAGTTAGTGCTCCAGCACCAGCTGCACCAGCACCAGCTGCACCAGCACCAGCTGCACCAGCACCAGCTGCACCAGCAGTTAGTGCTCCAGCACCAGCTGCACCAGCACCAGCTGCACCAGCAGTTAGTGCTCCAGCACCAGCTGCACCAGCACCAGCTGCACCAGCAGTTAGTGCTCCAGCACCAGCAGTTAGTGCTCCAGCAGTTAGTGCCCCGGCTGTAAAGGCACCAGCCTCCATGTTTGAACCAGCACAGCCATCCACCTCCTCCATGTTTGAACCAGCACAGCCATCCACCTCCTCCATGTTTGAACCAGCACAGCCATCCACCTTCTTTATGTTTGCACATCATCCTCCATGTTTGTCCCCGCTACGGCTCCCGCTCCCTCTACGTCTGGGTTTACAATTCCAGCCAATCTGAGGCGCGACGCATACGTGTGCCCCTTTGCCACGGCAGAGAAGGAGCGCAAAGAGCGTATGGTGCGTAAGCAGTAACAAGCATCCAAGGGCCTCAACCACGATTTGGCAGCACAGGAACACCTCCACCCTTCTCTGGTCTCCAGATTCCCATCCAACTATAAAGGCAGTTTCCTTAAATAAATTTATAGACAGCAAATAATTGGATACTACTAAATTTCTGTCCCCATTAGGGGATAGAAATTTATGTGACACTGTATAGAGTTTGAGAGAATACAGAGTTTGTATTCTCTTAGAAGAAGATTTTAGGATGAAAGTGAGATGTAATATATTTTAAGATATCTTTGGTATAGCTACGCTAGTAAGTATAAATGTTGGAGTCTGTATTTTTTAGAAGATATTCTTTTAGAAGATCTAGGACAAGAAGGAGGTGTACTATATTTTAAGACATTCTATAAATGTTGTCTAATTTTTTAAAAAGTTTCAAAACAAGTCCGCACAGAGACATTATCGCTAGCGATAACATCTCCTACAAAGTTGTAATGTTTCACACCAGAAGAGACACGTACTGCATGGGCTTTCCCTCGGAGGCCCTGTATATTATTACGCCCGACTCTCTCACATCCCCGTAAGAACTCTTGTCCAGCTTCAGAGTCCCGTCCCCAGACTCGCGCACCTTGGCTGGTTTCATGCCCTTGACACAGGCGTAGGTGGGAACCTTTTCACCCTCTGGGATCTGGTTGCTGGTCACACCGGGACAGTAGCCGCTCTTGGCCCAAGTGAGGGCTGCGAAAGCCGCAGACTCCCAGGTGGGGTGGTTCATGGCCATAAATGTCCTCGATATGCCCGCGAACCTCAGAGAGTACGAGAATCCGAGCTCGGTCTCTGGCAGGGGCCACGGCACCGCAAGGCCCCGTTCCCAGTCTACGACGGCCCTCCTAGTCTTTTTCACAGCAGACTGGTCCAGGTCGTTGCGCCACACATTGACGGTGTACGCGGGAGACTGGACAAAGTCGGTGGAAGTCTTGTAAAAGTTGGGCACCAGGGAGGCCGAGGCGTACTCTTGGACCGGGCATGTCCCGTTGACCGACGCCACCCTCAGGGCGTACACCAGCCTCCTGGCGGTCTTTACGTCGGGGACCTTGACGGCCCAGTCTGCTTCGGCAAAGGGTCCCGGGGCCTCAAACCTGGGGTTAAAGACCGTCATCCCGTCCAGGGCCCCGGGGGACACCGCGAACCCCCTGTTTGCAGCGAAGCTCCTGACGGACTCTTGGGTGCACGATCCCTCCCTGATGGAGATTGCCTTTTTTGCGTACTCTACTAACATCCTGGCCTTTTTCTCGGCTTCCGTGAACCCCTCCAGGGCCCTGGAGGGGACGGGGTCCTCGTAGACGGGAGGACCGCCGTCGGACCAAGAGGGGTTGGGGATGAGGACCGGGTCGTGAGTCAGGAGGCAGGCCTCGCATGCGCCGTCCAGGATGCCCGTAATCTCCCTGATTGCCCCCGTCTCCACCGACCTCCTGTAGCCCGACGGGACGAACCTGGAGCCCAGGAAGGACAGGGGGTCGTCAGACCTGCCCCTGGGGAAACCAGTGTCCGTTCTCAGGATGGGAGCAGCCAGGGGGGGCATGGGCCAAGTCACCAGGGTAAAGGATCCCCTGGACATCTTTCCCGTGGGAGTGACGATAAACACCCTGGCCTTCCCCACCCTGTCCACCACCTGACCCGAGCAGGGGAGCCAGTCAGACCTCAGTGGAGGCACTCTGACACCGTCCACGTACACGGGCCTAGAGTCCTGGTACAGGTCGTGGAGCTTAACGGTGATGGGGTCGATGGGGGAGAAGGTCAGTATGCCGTTCCTCACGGGTCCCCTGGTCCAGTCGGATGGAGGCGTCATGACGGGGACGCAGGACTCTTCCCTCAGGTGGAGTATTACCGTGGGTCTCCTGGACCTGTACCTGAGCCTCCCCCTAACAGCCTTGGTGTGGATAATACCTTTGTTGTCCATGATGTAAATGTCGCAGTCGTACCTGGTCTCGAGGGCCCTAAAGTACTTGAGGAGGTTAAACGGGACGTTGGGGTCCCCCACCTCCCTCCTCCACCTGTCCCAGTCCACGTCGGGCTCCACGTACAGCTCCTGCGCGCAGGCCCCCATCGCCGAAGGGTCCGAGGCCATGGCCGCCCTCTCCTCGGCCTGCTCCTCGGCAGTCAGGGACCTCTGAAACACGGCCACGTGCACCGCGTTAACCGGGGTCTCTGGTACTCCTGTGGTCCTTAGCGCAAAAAACTTGGACCCAGTCTCCTGACCCAGGACCTTCCTGAGGAAGATGAGGGCTCCCTCTGGCAGGGGTTCTGCCTGTATGACCCCCTCCCTGATCCTGCCCTGCCTCCTGGCCTCCGCCTTGCCAGTGGTGTAGGCCGTCCACTTGCTGTTTGGTCTCACCGCCTGATCCTTGGAGTAGCAGCAGGGTACGAAAGGGTACTTGGCCTTGTTGGGGAGCAGGTTGGCCCTGAGGCCCGGGTAAGGGTGCTGGGGGTGCTTACAGGCGTAGGTGAGGCGTTCCGACTCTCCGAAGAGAGGAAAATCCATGAGGTTCAGACCCTTTTTCCTCGCGTCTTCTAGCTCCGCTCCCCTCAGGATCACGGGCATGTGGAGGCACTTTCTGGAGTAGGTGGGTAGAAAGATGTCGGGGGCCAGGGTCCTGAGAAGTTTCCTGTCGGCTTTGTCCCCGGTGGGTTCTGGGGCTTTGGATTTTCTGGGAGGCCTGGGTGGAGCGGCCTCCCTGGCGACAGTCTTGTCGTAAGAGGCGTAAAAGGAGACAATCTCGGACTCTCTCCTCAAGTAGATAGCCATCACCCTCCCGGCGGCCTCCATGAGCTCCTCGACTCCCTTCCTGTCCCTGGCCCTCACCCTCAGGGAGACGTAGGCCTCACCGCTGTCCTCGTCCGTCTTTTCCTGAAATGAGACGGTCTGTCCAGTCCCGCATACCTGGGCGTACACTGTCCCCTTTATCTTGTGGGCCCTGTTGAGCTCGTCGGTCTGCATGACGTGAGAGGCGTCAGGGTCGCTTACGAGGAGGTCCGTGAGGACGTAGGGCCTGAACCTCATCCCGTCCAGCCTGACGCTGACAACCCTCCCCATCTCCACCAGGGGTCTACCTCTTAGGTCCAGGCTCAGGGACTCTGCCACCCTGGCCGCAAAGTCCTCCGGTGGAACGTGCCTGGAACCCTGAGGCACGTCGAAGGTAATCACCGCGGGGTAGGTCACGTCCCCGGGCACCACTGCAGCCCCCGAGTACTTTTTGTACATGTCCTTGAGGGGCTTGGTGTCTGGAAACTCTGCGTCTGCCTTGAAGAAGACTGCGCCTTTGGCGTGAGCGGTCTGCGCCGGCCACTCTGGGGCGGGCTTGAACCCCGGGATGGTTTTGATGAAAGGTCCAGCGGAGATGTAGGGGCACGAGCCGGTGGGCGCCGCAGAGTCCACAATCTCGTACGCCGTCCTGTCTCCAAACTCGGGCACAGTCACGCTAAACACGGTCCTAATGAGGACCGGGTCTGAGAAACCGTCCACGGGCCTGACGGACCTTAGCCTCTTTAGCCTGACGTCGGTCGCCGCCGCCTTTGAGGCATGCTCGTTGAGCTCCTTGCGCAGGCCGTCCTTTACCCTGGTGACGTCCACAGAGTCTGGGTCGACGTGAACGAGGCTGTCCTGCACGGCCGCCGCGAACCCCATCATGCCCCTGTGGCGGTGAGTGGCCACAAATATCCTCTCCAGTTCCGCTAGGTCCACGTCGGGAGCGTACTCTAACCACTCTTGGATCTCTGACGCTGGGAACAGGAGGTCGTCCTTTCCCTCTACGGCCCCTAGCAGATTAAACACCTTCCCATTCCAAAACGGGTCGGTGACGTCCTTGAAGGTCCTTGGCCTGACTGGGTTCCAGGCCAGGAACCTGGGAGAGCTACCGGGAGACAGGGTCCTGGTCCACTCTGTAAAAGACATGCCAACGGGCACGTTTAAAGCTTTTGCGTTTACCACGACTCTCATTGTAGTTTTTCTCACACTTTTTGGGAAAAATTAGCATGTCTGGAAGAGAACTGTTTGAGCGAGTGTAAATGTTAGCAATTATAAATGTTAGTACACGTTTTTAGTCTGAAAGAAAGAGAGTTGGAGAGTCTATAAATGTTGGTACCATCTCCATATCTTCTGAAAGAATATAGAGATAATCTTATCCTTAGTCTATAAATATTGTACCACATTTTTAGTCTGAAAAGATCTAGAGAGAGTCTGTAAATGTCGTTGCATTTCACACACAATAGTCTTTACTCTCACCTCGAGAGTAAAGAGCATATACATTGCCCATGAGTATATATACAAGTTATATCGTATCAAGGTATATCAGCGTGAGGTGGTGTTACGGTATATAGTCTTACACGTCCATCTTTTATACGGCTGGAGCCGCTATGGCAAGCTTCTTTGGGATGTTTTAAACTCCAAATAGACTGCGCCTTCTCCTGAAGGAGTGCCACATGCCGTACCGAGCGTTAACATTGTCCTTCTTGGCCTCTGGTTGGACTTTTGGGGCCGCGGCTGCAGTTTTCTTCATTACCACCGTGTGGTATTCTCCCTGAGGGAGACCCTCCCTGTGGAGAACTGTGAAGCCCATGGCTACCAGATTGTCGCACCTGATACCTGACATGTCCCCCCTGACGTCGTGACACACGACGGGGGTTGGAGTTGCGCCGATGGAAGCCAAGACTGCTATTGTAGTCGGTTCCAGAGTTGTAGTGGTGGTAGGACTCTGAGTAGATGACACCGGGTATGGTCTTTCGGTGTACGCCGCCTTGTCCTCGGGCGCCTCCCCGATAGCCTTATTAAAGAAGGGCACCTCGGCGTCGGGCCGATCGCCGGTGAAAGCAGTAAGCCAGCTGGCGTCTGGGACGCCAAAGCTTTCGTAGTACCCGTACACGAAAGACAGGTACAGCGCGACGGCCGCACCGGCCGCTATAAGCACGATTGTGCACAATGCTCGTATCATTGCAATATCTTTTTTTGTACGAAAAGTATCTCGTACAAAAAAAACCCTTTCTTTTTTGGTTGTTCCAGTCATTGTCTGACGCCCCAGTCACCGTCTGACGGGCCTGGAAGCCGAGTATCGGGCAGGTCTCCTGACTCGAGACGGACCCCCCGAAACGGAGCGCGCAAATCTCTAAGGGTCAGCAGCTTTGGGATAGTGAAACGTATCGTTAGCGTTGGCCGATCCCGAAAAGAACAAGAGCTTAAACTTTAGCATCCTCTCTGCATCCTCGTGATCCAAAGAGTCAGTCCCGAGTATGGAGGCCACGGCATCAGAGACTGCTGGTCTCAGGGAGGCGTCTGAAAACATGGCCAGGTACATCCTTATCGTCGCGCTCTCTGACCCGGTAAAGTCAGACTCTGCTGCCAACGCCTTTAGGGTGTCGTAGTAAGAAGTCATCGTTGTACTAAAAGCGTACCATATGCAGATAAAAATGTACAAAAACAAAGTCTGTAAGGTCCAGTTTCCTAGGATCGCGTTTGGATCCTATAAAACTTTTACATCTCTAACCCTGACAGGCGGTGCACCCTTTAGTCTTTTCGGGGCTCTTTTTGGCCTCAAAGATCTTGTGGCCGGTCCTCCCGGCGCAGGTCCTCAAGTAGTAGAGGCCCTTGCATCCAGACTTCCAGGCCAGCCTATGAACGTCAGACAGGTCGGTCTTGTCCGCTCCCATGGGGAAAAAGAGGTTAAGGGATTGGCCCTGGCACAGGTGCCTCTGCCTCTCTGCCGCCTGCTTGACTATGACCCTCTGGTCCATCTCAAAGGAAGTCTTGTAAACCTTCTTCAGAGAGTCGGGGAGGGCGGCAATGTGCTGCACAGACCCCTTGTTCAAGACTATAGAGTCCCAGACCTTTTCCGTGTCCAGCCCCAACGACTCCAGGTCCCTTTTGAGGTAGGGGTTGACGGCCTGGTGGGAACCCACCCTGGTCCTGTGGACGTAGGCCGCCCCGATCTCTGGCTCGACGCTAGGAGATGTCCCGAGCAGGAGGGCGCTGTTGGCGTTGGGGGCCACGGCCAAGAGGTGAGCGTTGCGCACCCCGCACCCGGTTAGGTCCGGTGCCTCTCCCCTCTCCTTGGCCAGGGCCCTGGTGGCCCTGACTGCTGCACTCTTTATACCTCCGAAAATTATCCCCGTCAGCCTCACCGCCTCCTCAGAGTCGAAGGGGATCCTGTGCTTTTGCAGGTACCTGGCCCAGCCCATGGCGCCCAGACCAATGGACCTCTCGCCCGCAGCGGACCTCACGGCCCTGGCGGTGTGAGGCGTCTTAAGGGGAGCCTCGTCGACAAAAGTCTGAATAACATTGTCGAGCATCTCCACCAGGCACTCTACCAAGTCCGTTTCCCTCCACTCGTCGTACCTCTCAAGGTTGACGGAGGACAGGCAGCACACTGCGGTCCTGTCTGCGGCCGTGGGGAGGTGTATCTCGTTGCAAAGGTTGCTGCCCCTGATCTTGAGACCCTTGCGCTTGAGGGCCGGGTGGAGGCCCCTGTTTGCAGCGTCGATAAAATTCAGGTAGGGCTCCCCGGTCCTGAACCTAGTCTCTAGGATCCTCTCCCAAAGCTCCCTAGCACTCACAGTGTGAGCCACGGCCCCCGACTTTGGGTCCACCAGGTCCCAGTTTTCTCCCCTTTCGACGCACATCATGAAGACGTCGGTGATGTTTACCCCGTGGTGGAGGTTCAGATTCTTTCTGTTGACGTCTCCGGTCGGGGTCCTCATGGTGATAAACTCTATGAGGTCGGGGTGAGAGATGGACATGTAGGCGGCGTAGGATCCCCTCCTGACCTTGCCCTGCCAGTAGGCAGACATGTCTGCGTCCACCGTGTGGAGAAAGGGGATGGTGCCGCAAGACTTTGCGCTGGGTCCCCTCACGTCGTCCCAGTGGCCCGCCACTCCTCCTCCCATGACAGACAGCCACCTGAGCTCGGACGTATGGTCGACGAGACCCTCGATGGTGTCGGGGACATAGAGGAGAAAACAAGAGATGGGCAGGCCCGACCCGGTGACAGAAGTCAGGATGGGGGAAGAGTAACCGAACCAGCCCTTGCAGGCGTAGTCTCTCAGTTTCTCTGCCAGCTTCGGCTTGCATCCGCTGTACTTTTCGGCCAGGGCCCCGTAGAGGGACCCCAGGTCCGAGCCGTAAAACTTGGAAAGCATGTCGCTGGCCTGGCTTGTGATCGAGAAAGACACTGAGCTCGTCATTGTTTTGCTTAAAAACTTGGATGTGCGTTATACAGGCCCAGAGACCGAAAACGGTTTCAAGTTAAGGCCGGGGTCCGTAAAGACTGGAGAGTTTCTGACCAAGAATCTCTTGAAGGTGTGTTCGGGAGCGGAGAGCAGTCACCTCCTCCTGCTCCTGCCCGCTATAACGGCGAGGGAAGCGGTGACCCTCTTTAGCTCGTCGGACTCGGAACACGCCGTGTTTGCCCTGGATGCCGTAAAGGGCTTGATGTGTACCGCCCTGGTAGGCTGAGCCATTTTTACCTCCTCCCTGTCGTCGACTATGGCCGTGTTTGACAGGGGTATCTTGACGGCGTCCAGGCCCGTCAGGTACTTTAGCCTCTTTACGGACCCCTTTGGGTAGTCTTGCGCAGTCACCAGGAGTCCCATCCCGTAGCTCTTGAGGTTGAGGGCCTTGACGACCTCGAGCGCATAAGGTTTAGAAGCCGCCGTCCACACGTTTATCTTGTAGCCCGAAGCAAAGAGGCCGTTAAGAAAGGTCCTCAGGGTGGGTCTCCAGCACATGATGTGGTCCGTGAGCACCGTCCTCTTGAAGAGCGACAGCCTCGTGGCCAGCCTCTTGCGACCGTCGTTAACCACCTTGCTGGACCCCATCATGACAGACAGGGGTGTGCCGGCGTCCTGGATCGTAAACGGCTTAACCGGATACGGCTTACTCGTTGTCCATCCCAGCCTGGACACCGGGATCGAGTGGATCAGAGTCTCGTCCAAATCTAGAAAAACTTGCATGGTTTTTTAAAACACAACGTCTACATATTTAGCTAGCGCACCGGGTCGGCATCTTAAGGCGGCGGTCGTCTAAAGACTTCTCGCATCCCTTCTGGTCCTAAAAGTTTTTAAAAGAGTAAAAAAACTAAGATGTAACATATTAAGATGTAACATCTCCTGAAACTTTCCGAGAGAAAATAGTAAAGATATCTTACGATAGTAGTAATATTAAGATGTTACATCTCCTTCTTGTCCTGAAAGTTCTTGATAGAATAAAGTCTTTCAGAGAGAGTAAAGTGTCTTGAGAGAGTAATATTTTAAGACTTTATCCAAAGATATGGTACCACATTTTTATGCAACGGACCGTCTCAGTCTTGGGAGCGAGTATCTTACGATAGTAGTAAAGATATCTTTAGTCTATAAATGTTGGTACATCTCCTTCTCGTCCTAAAAGTTTCTGAACGAGTATCTTACAATAGTAGTACAGTATCTTAAGACTTTATCCTAAGATATATCTTATGATAGTATCTACAATAGTAGTAATCTTAAGATGTAACATCTCCTTCTTGTCCTAAAATTTTCTGAAAGAGTAAAGTATCTACGATAGTAAAGTATCTTAAGATATTAGCACGTCCTTGTTATCTACGATAATGGTCTATAAATGTTGTCATATCTCACTCTTGTCCTGAAACTCTTCAGAGAGAGAGATAGAGATACCTCACTCTTATCCTTAAATCTTCTGAGAGAAAGTCTTGAGAGAGTTAATATCTTCTGAAAGAATAAGTCTGAAATATTAAAGACATCCACATTTGTAGATTCTATAAATATTGGTACATCTCCTTCTTATCCTAGAAATCTTCTGAAAGAATATCCTAAGATTTTATCCTAAGACGTTCTTTCAGAGATAATATCCAGACATAAAGGTTTTACTATAACATCTCACTAGTCTTTTTATTACCGATTGCACGGTACCAAACGTCTCAATCTACATCTCCAGCTAGTCTTCTGCGACGACGCTACCTGGCGCGTCGGGGCCTTTGGGGCCTCTGTCTCCCCTTTTCCCATTGGGGCCCCGAGGACCCTGGGGTCCGTCGGGACCTACGGGACCCTGTATACCGGGCTCTCCAAACGACCTAAACGGACCGTCAGGACCCTTTGCGCCCGTGGGACCCTTTGCACCGTCTGGGCCCTGAGGGCGCTCAGGGCCCCAGACCCTGTTGACCTGGTACCCCAGGCTAATGTTGTAAAGTGGGTCGACGTCCACCTTGTCGCCCCTGTTGCCTGTAGGGCCCTCTGGGCCCCTGGGACCCGTCTTGCCCAACGGCCCGTCCGCGCCCCTATCTCCGGGAGGGCCTCCTAAACCCCTGGGACCAACGGGACCCTTTGGGCCGTCGGGCCCCGCGGGCCCATCGGGACCCGCGACTCCATTCGGACCCTTCACGCCGTCCACTACGACGTCGGGACCCTGAAGCCCAGGGGCCCCACGTCCCCACGGGGACCGTCTACGCGTCCATGTCGGCTTTAAATAGATAGTTTACATAGTACGGATGTAAGATGCGGAAAGACATGTCTCCTTTTTCCTTCCCGGGTAGACTGGAACCATCCCATCTCGTAGGGAGTCTCAAGAGTCCCCGGGTGGACCCGGGGGTCCCTTGTCGCCCTTTGGTTCCGTTGGCCCTCCCTACCAATGTCTCCGTCTGGTCCCTTTATACCAAAGATGCCTACACCCCATTGTCTCCTTGCGGCCCCTGGTCGCCCCTGGGACCCCTAGTGCCGACCGGACCGTTTAGACCCTTGAGACCGACGTTGACGATTTCCCCTTTCCTCTGCAAAACTTTTTTTACAGTTTCGAGAGGAAACGCTATGACAGTGCTCACGCTTAATAATTTTTATCATCAGCCCATAAAGTAGGGGGTGGTGGAAAAGGACGAAGTCGCCCTAGAGTTTCCAGACGATATAAACATCCTCACTCCCACCACGACGGCCGCCACTATCACGGCTCCCAGCATGAGCTTCTCTGCGGTGCTCATGTTGGAGAACCATCCCTCTCCAGGGTAGTGGATCATGCAGCCTGGATCGTTGGGATCGTCCTGCTGCTGCTGATAATGCACGTTGGGAGGAGAAGACACGTTGGGGGGAGGAGAAGACACGTCGTGTACTCCTCCCAAGATGGGGCCCATGTCATGAATGTCGCCCACTTTGGCGTAGCGACGTTTGCGAAGGTGTCCTACACTCATTGTCTTTTTTTACCTATTTGGACTTTTTAAAATTTTTATATGCGATGCGGGGTGAGGGTCTAAAAGGGTCACACACAATGTTTGGTAACATAGCCTCGTGACGGGGCTATGTTACGCTAAAACTACAGACGCTGTTTTACGACGCGCTCAAGACTGTTTAGGCCACCAAGACTGGTAGGCGGCGGCGCCGCTAGCGGCGACGACTGCTCCCACCAGGATGGGTTTCCAGGACTCAGAGTTATTATACACCATCATGACTGCCACGACTGCAGACAGGGCCACGAGGGCGGCGGAAGAGTACTTAAGGATAGTCTCTTTATCCAACTGTATTCCAGACATCTTAGGTTTTTAATCCTTATAAGGGATTAAAATTTTTTTAGGCATCTTTTATTGGGAGAAATATTTTACATTGCGTTTTTCTTCTAGTATCCCAGAGCCTTCATAATGGACTTGCGGACCTTTGTCAGATCAGAGTCTTGGGCAGACAGCTGCTCAAATTCGGCAAAAACGCTCTCTGCCTGCTTGGGGTCCACCGACATTGGCCACGCAGACACCGCCGCGGCGTAGGAAGAGTCGTCCCACGCCGGGACCTTATGGTACAGAACCTGATCGTCCTTGTCCCATTGGACGGGCTCGGACGGCCTGACGGCCTCTCCGGCAAACTGCTTGTAGTAGTCGTCGGTCTCCTTCTGACTGGGTTTAAAAGGCAGGACCATCTGGGCCCTGTGGATAGTGTCGTCAGTTTTTGGAGTCTTTGGTCTAAACTTTAGGGGCTGGAGAGGCTCTCCGGCGGGCATAAACAGAGGGGGCCTAACGGGGACCCTGCCGTACTCTTTGGGCTCGTCCCTCTCAAACACCCTGACGTCCGCGGATCCCGCTTCCCTGAACCTGACTTTCCTGGGCTCTGCGATGTCCCGTTGGGGCTCTGCGATGTCCCGTTGGGGCTCTGCGATGTCCCGTTGGGACTCTCTATCTCTCCTATACTCTCTGATAGAATCCGTTGGGGCTGATCTGCGACGCACCGCAGGCTCGCCATTCTCGCTCTGAGACCGTTTGTCTATGGCTCTGGCTATAGCCGCGGCTGCGGCGGCCTCTCTGACTGCTTTGTCAGAGTCTCTCTTATTAGTTTTTGGTCTCGCTCCTCTCTCAAAGAATTCGTCAGACTTTAGAGCGTACTCTGTGGAGTATATGTAGTTAATGTAATCCGCTCCTCCCTGAGAGACGGAAGGAGACAAAACTCCTGGCCTCGTTATCTCTTTATCCTCGAGCTCTGGCACCTCAACCATGTCGTCCTCGTCCTCAGAGTCTGTGAGGGTGTGTGGCGAGCTGACGTCCACAAACACCTTCTTAGGCTCTCTTATCCTGCGCTTTCTCACAGGGAACGGGATCTCGTTGTCCCCAGAGAAGAGATTGTCAGTCGACGCGTCATAGCTGTAGTCGTCGTCCTCATCATAGTCTAGGTGTACGGCCCTGTCTCTCCTAGGCCTGGGAGCAAAGTCTGACCCTGCGTCTTCTGATTTGGCGGGGGATCTTACTGGAGTCTTTTCCTTCACTGGGGATCTAACCGGCAACGGGATTCTAACTGGAGACTTTCTAGGGGATCTAACTGGAGACTTTCTTACTGGAGACTTTCTAGGAGATCTAACTGGGGATCTAACTGGAGACTTTCTCACTGGAGACTTTCTAGGGGATCTAACTGGAGACTTTCTCCCAGCACCTCCCATGATATTTGCGCACAGCTGGTCTTTGGTCTTTGGTTTACCGTCTGACTCTCTGTTCAGGTCTATTCCCATCTCTGTGGCAATGTCCACCAGCCTCTGCTTGGGCAGATTCTTGCAAATGTTCATGGAAGCTGGTCTATCTCCGGCTTGGAGTTTGGCTGCTGGAGACTTTCTCACAGCGGGAGACTTTCTAGGAGACTTTCTCCCAGCACCTCCCATGATATTTGCGCACAGCTGGTCTTTGGTCTTTGGTTTACCGTCTGACTCTCTGTTCAGGTCTATTCCCATCTCTGTGGCAATGTCCACCAGCCTCTGCTTGGGCAGATTCTTGCAAATGTTCATGGAAGCTGGTCTATCTCCGGCTTGGAGTTTGGCTGCTGGAGACTTTCTCACAGCGGGAGACTTTCTAGGAGACTTTCTAGGAGACTTTCTCCCAGCGGGAGACTTTCTTACAGCTGGAGACTTGGATGGAGACTTTCTCACAGCGGGAGACTTTCTAGGAGACTTTCTCCCAGCGGGAGACTTTCTTACAGCTGGAGACTTGGATGGAGACTTTCTCACAGCGGGAGACTTTCTAGGAGACTTTCTCCCAGCGGGAGACTTTCTTACAGCTGGAGACTTGGATGGAGACCTTCTCGGAGACCTAGCAGGAGACTTTCTCGGAGACTTGGATGGAGACCTTCTCGGAGACCTAGCAGGAGACTTTCTCGGAGACTTGGATGGAGACCTTCTCGGAGACCTAGCAGGAGACTTTCTCACTGGAGACTGTTTAGGAGACCTCCTGGGTGAAGCCACTCTGGCTTCAGAGACTCTTCCGTAATCTCGGATAGCCTCCTCGAGCTCGGCCTTCCTCATTGTAGAGTATCCTCTTATTCCAAGGTTCTTGGCCGTAGCCCTCAGTTCAGTAACAGTAACCATCTTGTATAGTATTTTTTATTATACAAGCGTCGAGGTTTTGACGGGGTCATCAATTGGATCTATCGCACGCGGTTCCAAACAGCTTTACGCCGACTATGTCCTTCAAGGACAGAGCCGTGAGGCTGACGGACGCCACAGTCTTATAGTCCCTTACCACTACGGGGACCGGGATGCATTTGTAGGTGGCCGAGAACCGTCCAGACTTGGAGTGAAAGATAAAGACAAAGTGCGTGCGGCCAGAGTGCGGGGTCTCTACGACGGGAGCCCCCGTCATGTTGTGGATCCCTATCCCAATGGCCGGGGGAAAGTCTTCTTGGGTATTTAGTTCCACCGTAGCCGCGTGAAATGTAATCTCGACGGGCCATCCGGAGCCCGCTAAAAAGTAGGGCATCATGTGGTTGTGGGACACCGTCCCGGGCACGTAACCCTCTTTTAGCTCTATGCAGAATAGTTTACAAGGAGTATCCATTTTAGTATCGCGAGCGGTAAGAGTAACATCTCAAGACTGTGTTTTATCGTGCAGGCCGCACATGGAGCACACGTTTGCGAGGTACTCGCAGGGATCAAGGCCCGCGGCGCACACTGCATCCGTCACCGCACGGCGTTTTCTCCTTCCATGTGTCCCAGCTCCTCTCTAACGACCCACCTCACAGTCTTGATGCTGTCGGGTCTGAGTCTCTTGAGGTTAGAACAGCACGCAATCTTTTTGAGCATCATGGTTTGCATAGAGCAGTGGATCTGGACACTGACTGAAATCCAACGATCATTAAATACATATATTTCGTTCTCTCACGTCTCCGAGGACTTGAGGGAACTCTTCTTGGATCTTTATCTCTTTTAGCACACTATGTAAACGTCGTGTGGCTTGACGTGCACCAGGTCCCTGGGACGGAATCCGTGGTACCTGCACACGGGGTCAGACGCTATAATCTTGGGAAAGGACTGAGCAATCTTTTCGGGGTAGCCCTCGTCACCAGGCCTCTTCCACAGAGAGTGCTCGGGAACAACGGCCATTAGGTCGAAGGAAAAGTACTTTACGTCAAACACCTGCACCTCTTTCATGGCCGCCAGCTTCTTTGCGGAGTCGAATGTTACCTTGCCAGCGTGTATCAGGATGCCTCCGCCCCTCTCCTCCACCTCGGAGGCAAAGGCCTTTATAAACGGAGCTCCGACTAAACGGTCCACGTACCACACTGCCTGCGAGCCCTCAGGGTCGCTCCTCTGCCCGTACTCTGGCCACTCTATCATCCTGGGAGGTTTTCCCCCAGAGACCCCGGCCCTCCTAGAAAGCATGAGGCTTAAATTTTTCAAGACGTTTGGATCCATGTCTTTCGGACTAAAGTGGTATGAGGCGAAGCGGCGCGTCGTCCGCTATCAATGACGCTCCTCGGCCCTGACGTGAGCCTCTCTCCTGACGGGCCTAGGCTCGGACTCTGTCCACCCATTCTCATCGAAAGACAGCTGGGACGCCGTTTCCCAGGCCGAGTGGATCGCCACCGGGTCCGAACCCGCTTTGGCGGGTCCATTCTCAAGGTCCAAGGGAGCTCCCTGACCCAGGGCCTCTGTCCAGTCCCCGAGGCAAGAAGGGTCGAACCAGCTGGGGAACTCTCCGGGGGTCCTGGTCCCAAACGGCAGGGCCCAAACCGGTCCGTGACAGGGGGGAGGGACAGAAGGGGCATGGAGGGACGCGGAACCTGCGGGCAGGGACCCGGGAGACTTCCACAGCCTCTTGAGGTGAGCCGCCGCCGCGGCCCACTCTGGGAAAGAGTCAAGGTCCGCCCCGACCGTCCTCAGGTAGGTCTGGAAGGTGTGGTGGGCTCCGGCGGCGGTGGCGGGTCTGGGGGGAGCGGTCTTGAGGACGGAAGAGACACAAGCCCTCAGGGCCTCTTTCCTGTCCCTCGACAGCCACAGCCTCACCGGGTAGAGAGGCAGCCCCCTCTCCCAGGGCCTGAGGACCTTCTCTATGTTCTCGTTCTTTTTTGTCCACGCCCATCCCCCCTCCTCGAGCTTAAACTCTATCACCAGACCCTCGATGAACTCTGCCGGTCCGAATCGCGTCAGTGGTTCCTCCCTGGCCTCGTACGGAGTGGCCTCCAGGGCCTCGGCGTCCAGGTCAGGCCTCTTTACGCCCGCGGCCCTCGCCACGGCCGCCGCCAGGGCCCTCGCAGCGGGACGTTTGGAAGTCCTGGCCGTCCTGAGGATGCAAGACACCAGGCAGCAGATGTCGTGCCACTTTCTCTCAGACAGTTTGGGGTAGACGGGCTGGGGTCCCACTACGGCCAGGTGCCCCTTCCTCCCGTCTCCCTTAAGAACCCTGATCCTGGCCCTCGTAGAGTCCCCGTAGGTCACCACAGCCCACTTATCCCCGGGCATGAGTTTAAGGCCGAAAGAGCCACCGGTCCCATCGTGGTAGACGTACTCGGGCAGGGGGTCGGGAACGACGAGGATAGTGTCCAGGGACAGGTCCCCAAACACGGTCCCGGCCGCGGCCTGGGCTTCCAGCAGAGCCTGAGAGACCTGACACAGCACGGACGCCACGTTCCTGCCCCTCGTCCAGGCCCTCGAGTCCTCCAGCCAGGACCTCATGGTGACTGCCCCCTTTAGCTTCTCGGACAGGATCACGGCCGCCGTGGACTTTGGGTCAGACGCTGCCACCCCAAAGGCGTACCTCAGGTGAGGGGTCCTGTAGCTCAGGTTGTTAAAGACCGTCTTGGACAGCACCGCGGTACTCTTCTTAACGTTGAGGACCTCGGCAGCGTCTCCCAAGTCCCATCCCAGGGAGGCCGCCAGCCCCCATCCCCTCAAGGTCCCGCTGCACCTGGGCAGGACGGGCATGGGCGAAGACGGCTGCGGGACGTTCTCGTACCTCGGGAAGGAGGCCATCTGCCTGACACACATATAGTCAGACACCAGGGACGGAGACGGGGGCATGTCATAGCCTCCAGGGCAGCACTCGAGCCTGACGGACTTCAGGACGTCCATCCACCTGTCTAGCTGTCCCTCCCACCCCAAGAGGTTCAGGGAAGCCTCCATTCCCGCCGCGGCAATCTTTTCACACTCTGCGTCGTTGTCCCTGCACCACTCTATCCTCTTTTCCAGGTTCGACAAGTCTCCCCTCACGGGGACGTAGTGCGTCCAGGGCTTCAGGACACTCGAGTGCCACATGTCCAGTCCCTCCTGACCGGGAGGACGGGAAGGGAGCAGGACCACCGATCCCAGGGACAGGTCCCTAGCCAGCCTAAAGGCGGGAGCGTGACCCCACAGACACAAGACGTACTTGTAGCCGGCAATCTGCTCCGGAGTCATGGGCTTGGAGTCGGCGGGGTAGGGGGATTTTCTCCCAAACTGCCAGGGCTCGATGATGCGGTATCCGTTGTACCTCTCAGTCTTTCTGGGCCTCAGGTTCCACTTGGTGATGCCCACGTCCGCCAGGTCGGGCCTGGACATGGATATCTGGAGGGCCCTCAGCCTCTGGTTGTCCTCCGTGGACGTCCCCGCGCCCGTGCTGGATCCCCTGAAGACGGCCAGGGCCTTCCTGTCCTTCCAGGCCGGCAGGGAATCTGCCGAGGGGGTCTTGACGAATCTCCCCCCGGCGGGCAGGGTCCTGCCCGAGGACGTGTAGGCGTGAGCGATGCACTCGTAGGTGGGGACGGCTATGTCGGCGTAGGTGGGACCGGAGCACATGGACACCACGGGGACGTGAGGGCCCCCTCTCGCCCACGGTTCGGAGAGACGCCTGCCCTTGCCGTAGACCTGCGGGTAAGGCCTGGTGCCGTCCCTGCGAAGGAGTGGGTAGTCTCTCACGTTGAGGATAAAGTCACAGTCGGGCACGTCCCTCTCGTCCTGCAGGGCCTCCAGCTGCGCCCTGACCATGGTCCTGTTGGGTCCCGTGCCCCCTACGTCCTCCAAAACCATCTTGTCGTACCTCAGGAGGGGACCGTTGAGAGTCCACCTGTCGACGGGCATGACGTCCGTCCTCCTGTTTACCGGGCCGTAGCCCTGAAGCTCCCTGGCCTTGTCGACTAGGTCCAGGACCTTTTGGGCGTCTATGCCCGCTCTGTTGGAAAATCTCGGGTTGTCAAACATGGAAAAGGTCACGAGCTTGCCTCCCCTAAACTGGACAAGCGTGCCCTTTTTGCAGCATTCGTAGACGTAGGACCACGTGCGCCACAGCGCGGCGTGATCGTGCCCCACGTACCCTTCCCACACACCCTCCGGTATGGAGGCGTCTGGGCCGTCGTACTCGGACACTGTCTCGCAGTTTACATCTCGTAGAAAATTGGCCATCTTTTTAAGACACTGGTGGTTTACACCGCAAGACTGGTGTCTCGTGGAAAAAAGCAATGTGCGACAAAAAGTCTTTTGAGAACAAAAAGGTTTTACAGCCGGACGTTGGGGCTATGCACGCAAAAATATAAACTCTTTCCGAAGATAAGGAGAGTGTGGTAACATTTATAGAATATCTTTACTCTTTCCGACGATGGTACCAACATTTATACCAGATACTCTTTCAGAAGATATGGAGAGTAAAGATTGGTGTACCAACATTTATACTAGATGTAATCTTTACTCTTTCAGGCGATATGGAGAGTAAAGATTGTAGAGTAACATTTATACTCTCTCAAGATTAAGACATTTTTAGGTCTAAAAATGTGGGTACCAACATTTACACTAGATGCAATCTTTACATCTCTCAGAAGATATAAGTAGATGTACCGACATTTATAGACGCTCTTTATTCTCTCAAACCTTTCCAATCGGCCTCTGGGACCGATGGGAAAAGACTTATGGTCTCTTCTGCTCGATAGAGCTTTTTTCACACAAAGGGGCACAGTCCTCCCCCGGCCGCCTTTACGACCTCTCGCACCTTAAACAGCACGGCGTGCAGTCCCCAGTACGCCGCCTCAGAGTCGCCGGCCATCACAGTCACAGCCACAACCCCGCGTTCGGGAGGGTAAACGGCCACATTCACCCCAGAGTCTGGCTTCATCTCCTTCATTGCGTCGTAGGCATTCGTCACACCCCTCAGGACGTGCCCAAAGAAGGCGCCGGGAACTCTCACGACAGCCTCGGCCCGACCGGCTCTGTCAAGGCCGACCTCTGCTCCAAACTCTTTTAGGAGCTGCTTCAGGTCGGAAGAGATTTTTAGACCTTTCGTTCCAGACATCAGGGAGCCGGGTATCAGGGCCCTCACGGTTTCGTCCAAAAAGTCATAGACTGCAGATCCCTTTACTCCAGCGTACTCTGCCGCCCTCTCTGCGACCGCCATCTCCGTCCTCCTCAGCTGGTACCTGGAGCAACACTCGTACGCCTGATTGGCATTCACGGCCCTGTCGTCCAAATCCACGTAGCCCTTTTCGCGGTCTACCCTGAGGACCGTCATGCACATTTCAGCGCCTGGGGCAAGTTTCCTGAACCTCTTTCTGATGTCCCTGTGGTTTTCAACGCCGATTGCCACGTAACCCTCTACGTTTCCGTACTCCATCATAGACACGTAAACGCCTTCGTCCCAAGAGTCTGACTGAGACAAGACTCTGCACATTGTAACGTCTCCTTGTTTTGGGAGTATCTCGCTGTAAAACCTGTTGTGTGCCATATTTCCATATAACAGACAGTAGTTTTAGAGTAATTTACTCCTTGCAAAAATATACCTCATTTTTAAACCCCTTTTTTGGTCCCCGCCCACCCCGATTTACGCTAGTTCTCTAGTAAAACGCGCAGTCCTTAAAGTCCTCTCTACAAGAGTCTTCTTCGTCAGAACCGTACCAGAGGTCCGGTTTGGCCACCCTCTGCTTTCTGAGAAAATTTTTGGCCTAAAAATGTCAGTGTTTTAAACACTCCAAGTCTAAACATTTACAGTCATTGCATTTGTTACCCCTAAATGGTAACGAAAGCTTGGGATAATTTTTTACGAGCGTCTTACTGATCCGCCTCCTCCTCCTCCTCCTCAGTGTCCTCGGTGTTGTCCTCCTCCTCTTCCTCTTCCTCGTCAGTGTCTGCCGAATACTTATTAATCTCTGCCTGAACAGCAGCGGGCAGCTTGGACAACTTCAGGGTCTTTTTGCGCTCTCCGATGAGCTCGACCAGAAACACGTCCACCAGCTTAATCTGGATGGAGGGTTTGGCCCCCAGGAAGATAGAATCTATGGCCATGTCGCACAGAACCCTGCACTTTTCCTTGACCACTGGAATCTTTACTTCCTTGCCTCTGACAAACTTGTAAAAGCCAGTGGCAACCTGTCCGGGGGTGTTCTTGGACTTGAGGAGTTTGGGGTAAAGGGCTGGAGCCCTGTCAGGGACAACCACGCCGTCATCCATCTTTCTGTAAAACATGCTCAGCATGTCGATCAGAGGATCCTGATACCACTTTCCGGTGGCCTTCTTGACGTCCTTGTCCTTGAGGTGCTTCTTTACCCTGCACTCAATGGCCTCGAGTGCCTTAATAAAGGCAGTCTCCTGCGGGCTGGGACCCTTGTTGGTGTCGTAGCACATCAGGGACATGGACCAGTTGTCGTCCCCGTCCTGGAACGAGCTAGCCTTAGCGCCGAAAGAAAAGAGGATGGGTGTGTGGAACGAGAGAGGTACTTTAGCCTTTGTGACCTTATCCTCGTATCGGATGTTTATGATGTGAGCTCCTGCAACCTTGGAAAACTTTGTGGGCTTTCCGAAGCAGAGCTTGGTTTTGTCAAAGCTTGTGGGATCCATTGCGATTGTTTGAGAGAGTGATTGGATATGTTGCCGACCGGGTTCTAGTTTCGTTTCATTACGGCGGTTGAAACGCAATTTTTGGGTAAATTTAATACTGAGCAAAAAATCTTTTACAAAGAAAGAAAACCATGGCGTCAACCAGACTCGGAAAGCACTCTGCCTCTTACGCCAAGGCTCCCGAGGACCAGAGGCCGCTGATGTTTGGTCACGGATCCGCATGCCTAAGCCACCTCCTGAGAACCAGCAGGTTCCAGTGGCTGGGCATCTCTAGCGTCCTGGTGGTAGGGTGCACAGACGGTTACCCATAGAGGGCCATCTGCTCGTCAGTGTTTGGGATCGAAAACGTGTGCCTAACTGGGACCGGCCCCGTGTCCATCCCCGTCCTCGGGACAGAGGCTGTAGTCAGGTACGGGCACCTCACCAACGCCCTGATGTTCTGCTTCCCCCACACCCTCCAGCCCGGAGGCTACAACTCTTGCCTGGACGCCTTCGAGGGAGACGTGGTGGTGTTTGTAGGCGAGACTAACCCCGACGGCCACCACAACCCAAACGGCCTCCTCGAGTCCATCTCTAGAAACTTTTACGAGATGGACAGGGTGAACATCCTTAAGGTGCCTCAGAGGGTCTGCAGCGACTGCGTGTCCTCTTTGGTCCTGTATGTGAGAAAAACTTAGAGATAAAAATCTCAGAGTAAAATCTCAGCGAGAAACCTTAGTAAGAAAGAATCTTAGTGAAATAAAGATCCAAGAGAAAGATCTCAGAGAGAAAACCTTTCTTTTCGGGACTAAACGTAACAGGCTACGGCAAGACCTTGGCAGCAAAGATTGCCTCCAATCCTGATGTCAGGGCGGTGTCCTTTGAGCCCAGGGACTTTATGCTGAGGGAGCTGGCCTCAAACAGCCTCATGAGAGCCAACTGGGGCTTCGACAAAATGTGCAGAAAGCTGAAGGACTACATCAGGTGCGGAGTGCTGTGAGGACCCTGCTACAGAGACCAGAAGTAAGTGATGTACAGTTTCTAATCCCCTTTGAGGGATTTGGAAAACCATTGTAAAGTTTTTAGGGACGAAAAGATTCCTCTGAGAGCATACATCTTCTGAAAGAATCTTGTGAAAGAATACATCTTCTGCAAGAATCTTGTGAGAGACTCTTGTGATAGAGATATTTCTTTTAGAAACTTTTAGGACAAGAGCGAGATGTAATATCTTAATATAATCTCTTTCAGAAGATTTCTAGAACAAGAGCGATATGTAATATCTTAATATATTTTAAGATATATTTTTTTTTAGAATATTTCTAGAACAAGAATGAGGTGTAAAATCTTAAGATACTATTATCGTAGATACTACTATCGTAGGTACTACTGTGAGATAGATCTTAAAATATATTCTCTCTCAGAAGATTTCTAGGACAGGAAGGAGATGCAACAACATTTATAAAAGATATCGTAAGATTATTACTATCGTACGATATTATCCTTTTAGGAACAGAAGGAGATGTATCTACAGTTATACTTTACATTATCTTTAGACGTATCTTGCAACGTTAAATACCGAGATACTCTCTCAGATATCCAGAAACGGGTAGCTACGATAACTGCCGCTATCTTCTACAATAATGCTTTATAAAGTTCTAGAACGAGAAGTATGTGTAACATTTTAGGTTATTCTTAAGATGTTACAAGATGTATTCTATCAGAAGATGTATTCGTTTAGAAGATAAGATGTAGTCTCAGAAGATATCTTGTAACAAGATATTCTTTCAGAAAATATTTTATCACAAGATACCATCTTGCCGTAAACTGTTTCCACTTCTAGTGGAAACAGTTTAAGAAGCCCTACTCGTTCAGAGAGACGTGCCTGAGGACCATGGGGGTGATAAGATCCATCCTCCTCATGGCATACTTCAGAGGTCTGTTTAGGTGCACCTCGTTCACGGTGTAGTTTTCTGGTGCAAAAGTCACCACCCTGTGCCCGCCGGGCATCTCTAGCTTCTCCATTAGGCCCCTTCCCTGCCTGTAAGAGTCCGATATACCCATGGGCAGGAGGACATAGTCGTACACGCCCCACGTCTTGACGACATTTGTAAACGTCTCCACCCTAAAGTCGGGACCCAATATTCCCCTCACGTACTTTTTGTACGACGAGTTCCTCACGGCCACCACGGACGTGGAACCCTCGGGCAGAGACCCCAGCGCTTCCCTCAGCGCCGATCCGCAAGAGTAAACCGCTCCAGGGTCCGAAAAGAGACTGTCGGTGTCTATCTCTCCATGGGGTATCGCGGCGGCAGTCAGGAACCACATAGACCTGTTGAGGGGAGCTACGTCCGCAGAACCCTTGACACCCATGCAACCGTCCAGGATGGTGTACCTGCCCATGGCCAGCTTGGCGTAGGCTAGGTGAGGCACAAACGCCATCTCCTCCAGGACCTCCAACCTATTGGAGTAAAAGTGCGCAGTGGCTGTCATGACAGAGACGTAGCGCTCAGAGTTTGGCTGGAAGTAGACGCAGACGTTGGTGACGAACCCCCTGTGCGTGAGGAGAGGGACGTAAGTCTCTGCCCTCCAGAGCCTCCTCATCCAGGATCTCACGGTCGCGCGGGTCTCTGTCCCGTCGTAGACTACCCACGCGGTCTTTAAGGACGCCATAAAAACGCTCTTCATGGCCCCGGTGACGCACTTTGGGTCAGACACTGCAAACAGAATGCAGTCTGCGTCGTCAAAGACTGCCGGGTCTTCTTCGGTCAGGATGGGGAAACCCTCGTACTTTTCTAACTCGTCAGAGACGACCGCTACCCTCCATGGTAAGGCCTCAAAGACTCTTGAGAGTTCGTCCCCCGTAATGAAGCCTCCCGCCGGGTAACGTTTTACGGCGGCAACTGTCCATTCCACTTGAGAGATCATCGTCACGAGCAATATAAATAAGTACTGCCACATTTGCTGAACCTGACGCACCTATCATTTTCCTATAAATAAAACTCTTTATAGAGATCTAAAAATGTTGTGATAGAATCTTTAAACTAAAATTACATCTCATTCTCTTTCAGCCTAAAAATGTTGTGATAGAAATCTTTAGTCTATCACAAAATATTCTCTTTTAAAGTAAAAATGTCAAAATAAACTATCTCAGAGTACAGATATCTTAAGATAGAACTCTTTAAACTAGCATTACATCTCATTCTCTTTTAAAGTAAAAATGTCACACAGTTTCCAACCCTCAACCTCGGAGGGTTGGAAACTAGCTAGCTAAAGCTTTTTTATAGTCTAAAGAATTTTAGGGGGGTTAAACTATCTTACAGTCTCTAAACTATTTTACAGCCTAAGACGCGTCAATGGGATTGTCCCTTCTCCACCTGCGGTTCAGCTCTGCCGCCAGCCCGGTCACTGCGCTCTCCACTCCCATCGTGTTAACAGTGGGCTTGTTGTGGCAAAACTCGTAAACGTCGTCAGATTCTGGCACAAACGTCACAGTTTTGTGAGATCCAGGGATCATCATCATGCGGATTAGATTAGATCCGGCAGTGTGGGTCCAATTCACTCCCATGGGGAGAAAGATTGTGTCGTAAGCTCCCCAATTTTTTTCCACCTCTGTAAAAGTCTTAACAGGAGTACCCGCCTCCAAGAGTTCGGCTGTGTACTTTTTATACTGAGCGTTTCTTAGAGCCACCACAAATCTCTCTCTGTTGGCCTTTGCCTTTGCCACCTCTCTCTTGAGAGCCTCCCCGCAAGAGTAAACGCAGTCTGGGACAGAGAGCATGTCTAGGTGGGACAACTTGCCTGTCCTAAACATGGCAAATGCCAGCTCGTTGACCTGCTCATCCTTGATGTCAGAGACTTTTTTGGCCGTCAGGATGGGCGTCATCTCCTGGTCGCCCTCCATGGTAATCTCTGCAAAGGCTAGGTGAGGCAAAAACGCCAACTCTTGCATAGTCTTTTTGGCCTTTCTCTTGTTCATAATCTGCCGGGCGGCGGACATAAAGGCCACAAACTTTTCAGACTCTGGCTGATTGTAGGTAACCACCTCGCTGATACCTGCCTTTTCGCAGATGTACGGGGTGTAGGTACCCTTGGGCCACAGTTTGTCTCCTAGCCTCCTAGTGACAGAGGCGGTCAGGATCTTGGTGCGGTTGCAAAAAACCCACACCGGAATGAGAAACTCTTGCAGCGTGGCGGCTAAAGCCTTGGAAATTGCCGTCGGAGAGACGTCTATTATCAGAACCAGTTTGGTCTCGGGGTCGATGGAATTTGGACCCTTGAGACCGTCGGCCGCCCTAACGTTTGGAAACTCTTTAAACACCTCATCGTCTCCATTTCTCCCAGAGACTATGAGGACCTCGTCCTTGTGTCCTCCTGATAGCTCCTCTGCGAGACCCTCCATCATGCAGGCCATGTTAGTGCTGTAGAAGAATCCTCCTCGAGGATACTCTAGCATGCGGGACACGATCCAGCTCGTCTGTGAGACTCTCATTGTTGCGAGTTTAGTTTTGGTATAAGATACCGTCACTGCTGTGAATGGTCCCGAAAGGTGTAATTTACTACATCATTTCCCTTTATGGAACAAAATGTACATATAGAGATGGTAATATCTTAAGATAATAGTATCCTGAGATGGTAATATCTTAAGATAATAGTATCGAGATAGTAATATCTTAAGATATTTAGACTAAAAGGGAATGAGAGTAAAGATTTCTATTTAAAGATATTATGTCTAAAGATTTATCCTAAGATATTACTATTCTAAGATATTACTAAAAGACTAAAAGAAAAAAAAGGAACTCAGCAAATATCCTAAGATAGTAATATCTTAATATATTACTATCCTAAGATATTTAGTCTGAAAGAAAATGTCTAAAGATATTTCTATCCATCTCGGATAATGTTAGCATATATATGTAGTTTTTAATCCCTCTCTTAAAGGGTTAGAAACTTACTTACCCTTTCACCGTCTTAGACTGTTGCCGATCGTCTGCTCCTAAAGACTTTTGCAAGGGTGCTGTTGTTTATGTCGTAGGCCACAACCTCCGTGACTTCTGGGGCGTACTTGAGGATGCACTTTACGGTGTGACTGCCCAAGAATCCGCAACCTTCAGTGACTACGTATTTTACCATCTCCTATCTGGTTTGTGATATGGAATGTTGCCACGTAAAAGTGGCACCGACGTCTCAAACATGTTTGGGATGTTTCAGACAAGATTGTCCTAAAACATTATCGTGATAGTAAAACTCTTTAGGATAAGACTAGATCTTGTCCTAAAACTTTTGTAGAGAGAGAAGACTGAGAGTAAAACTCTTTAGGCTAAGATTATATCTTATCCTTAAACTCTTTTAGACAAGATATACTCTCTGAGAAACTATATCTTGTGATACTACTATCTCAGATATAATATTTTGCCACACTACATCTTGTCACCGGGTTCACATAAAATCTACCCTGATATGTAGGGAAAATGGGAGCAGCGGAATCTATCAACACTGTCAACATTGTGACAAAGGCTTACGCCAAGATCATGACGACCATGGTGACGGATCAGGACATTACCGCCGATCAGTCACAGGTCTTTAGCATAGACCACGTCAAGGGAGACGTGGTGATAAAGGGCGACGTTTTTACGCAAACGCTAGTGATAAATTTAGCGAGTCTCATGAAGGCCGTCGCCACTCAGAGCGCCCAAGACCAGCTCATAGACAACATCGCCCAGCAGGCGCAGGCCGCGGTGTCTGGCCTAAACCTGGCGCAGTACGCCTACGTCTCCAACAACATAGACAGGCTTATCACGGCGTGTGTGCAAATGTCCACAGACATGAGGGTCTCCTGTAATTCCAAGGTTACCATGACACAGTCTTTCAGCGTGACCGATGTAGAGGGCGACGTGAGGGTGACGGACGTAAAGTTTAACCAGTTTGCAAACATCCTCAGTTCGTGCGCCATGGACGCCAGCGTCAACAATGACCAGGCCAGGGACATTGTGTCCCAGATCAAGCAGAGGGGAGATGCCAAGGCCTCGGGCCTGGACCTCACCACGCTCATCGTCATCATCGTTCTGGTCATGGTGGGCGCTCCCGTGGGAGTGGGGTTCCTGGCCGGCAGGAGGGCCATAGGACCCCTCCTGGCCTCTGTGGGTCTTATAGGAGGAGGAGCAGTGGCCCTGGGCTACGTCCCCAGGCCCGTCAAGATAGAGGGCTTCTCGTCCGACCCGGACTTTACCCTTGCCCAGCCGGCCGCCACCGTGAAGGGTCTTACTTTCACAGCCGCGGTGGCCAAGCTCAAGTCCACCGACGGTTACGGTGCCCTGTTTTGGAAAAACTACGACGTCAAGGGTACCACGGCCGTCAAGCTCCAGGAGACGCTCTCGTACTTTGCACCCGCCGGTTACGATCCCGCGTCGTGGGCCGGTGCCGGGGACTCTGCACCTCCCTTTAGGATCTTTCCCGGCCTCTACCAGGGCAAGGGAGATCCGGGGGCAAGACCCAGGGCCGCGTACGGCTACGCGGGCCCCGTGTCTGGCCCAAAGAAGGGAGACGCTTACCTCGACGGCGACACGGGCAGCTACTATGTACTGGGAGACTCTTGGAAGATGAGGGGAACAATCTCTGGTCATCAGAACGGGAGGACAGACTACTGGGGGACGGTGGACCCCACCACCACGGCGGCCCTGACCGGCTCCGAGAGGTACATCTGGGTGGACCCCTTCACCCTGGTAAAATCCACAGCGTGGCTTTTTACGGGCTCTCCGAAAAAGTGGACCCAGCAGCAGCAAACTGCCCCCCTGGACATTCCCCTGACAAACACCCCGTCGGACTTTAACGTGTGGGCCTATAAGGACGACACGGCGGTCCATGCGGTAAAGTGGTCTTCTGTGGGAGCGGGAGTGGCTGGGGCGGCGCTGACCGCCTCTGCCCTCCTGATGCCGGACAGTGTGGCGTCCTCCGAGATGTCTCCTGCCGTGGGGACTGGGACTCCTGCTATAGGCACCGGGTCTCCGGCGGTGGGGACGGTTTTCCGGCCCACAGGGGTTAAGGATAGATAGGACTTGCATTCCTTTCAGGATCTACTGAAAGAAATCTTGCGAGACCGTCAAGCCTATTACTATCGTAAGATATCTTCTCTTAAAAAGTTTCAGTACAAGAGTTAGATGTAACAACGTCTTAAAATACTATTATCTTAAAATACTATTATCTTAAAATACTATTATCTTAAGATACTTTTTCACGCTCCTCGTTTCCACTCGCAGAGCGAGTAGAAACATCTCATCACTTGCTTTTTCTCTTGGTGGAAAACAGGGCTGCAATCACCAACAGTTTGGCCACCTCTGTGGCCCTGGGATCCCTGAGGGTCTTTAGGAGCTCTTCTGCAGACTTGGGACACGAAGAGTCGCGGGGGACTACCATCGTCCCGTACGGGGTCACTATCACGGTCTTTCCGGCCCTAACAGAGATGGAGAGGCATCCTCCACCCTTGAGGCACCTTGAGAGAACGGCCACGTCTACCTCCGTGGCCGTCGGGTTCGAGGCGCAGGCCGTGAGGAACCGGTAGGCGTCGGCGTGCTTTGGGGAGGTCTGCTTGCGTCGCATTTAGTCTTTTTTATCGTGCAACCGGCGGCGATGTAAACGGCCTCCCTGTTCTTGGAATGCTTCCTCAGAACTCCCAGGTCGTCCACGGGGTCCAGGACGGTCCCCCCGTCGGCCCTTAGCCTGCCCAGGCACTGCTCAAAGTACCTGTCGACGTCCGCCGCCAGGCACAGGCCGGTCCTCTCGCAGGCGTCGAACCCCGTCCCCACCTTGGAGTAGGTGCCCACCACACACCAGGCGTCCCTGTCCCACTCGTCCTTGGAGCCGTGCAGCACGTCCACCTTCTTCCCGGACCTAGAGGACAGCGTCTCGGCTATCCTCTTGACGTGGTCCACCCTCTTGCACAACACCAGCCACTTTACGTCGGGCCTGAGGAGCATCCTGTCGGCCAGGGCGGCGTCCCTCTTGGGGTTCTCGGACTGGGCCTTGATCACCGAGTTCCAGTCCATCTTACCCGTGGTCTTGCTAAACTCGGGCTCTATGTGCACGCCCGTGCTGAGTATCTCCACCTCGTGGGGCCTGGGGCCGACCCTGTCCACCGTGCTGTCCTCCCCGCCGAAAAAGGCCCCCAGCGCCGCGTGGTAGTCGTCGTACCTCATGGGTGTAGCGCTCAGACCCAGCAGGTGAGAGGGCCTCACAGACAAGAGGACCCTACACGACACGGGGGACGTCAGCTGGTGGGCCTCATCCACAATTAGGAAAAACTTTGCGGGAGAGTCCTTGGCCTTGATCCTCCTGTTTCTCAGTGAAGCCGGACCCGTCACGTACAGGTCCTCGGGCAGGGCGTCGGGAGGGGGAGCGCCGGATGTAAAGACCCTAGAGTCCGGAAGGAACCTGGCCGCAGAGTCCCTCCACTGAGTCGCCAGCACCCTCCTGTTTGTTAGGACGAGGGCGGGCAGCCCCAGCCTCCTCCACAGCTCCAGGGCCATGAAGGTCTTGCCGAAGCCGGGAGGGCACTTGAGCATGCAGTACCCCTTGGAGGTGACGTGGCCCCAGGCCTCCTTCAGGACCCCTTTCTGGTGAGGTCTGGGAGAGACGGAGCCCCTCTCCCTGGCGGTGCCGTGAGCGGGAGGTGGTTTGCCTCCCAGGACCCTGGAACCCCAGGCGAAGGGGACGTAGGCCTTTCCCCCGGGCGCGAGGGTAAACAGGTCCGCTTCCCCCGCGCCGGGCATGTCTCCATCTATCGCGTCGAGCCTTAAAAGTTTTGCCATCCTTACTTTACTCCCTGGACAGAAAGTACACGAGGAGCAATATCAAGGCACCGGCGGCCGCGCTACACGCGGCCTTCTTCCACCAAGACGGGAGTATACTCGCCTGCTCCTCGAACCCCGCGGGGTCCATGGAACATCCACATCCGTTTTCGGTCATGGTCAAACTCTTTTTTACTCGAGGTGAAGAAAAACTATGGTGATGTTTACCTTTACGATGTCTGTCCTGTACGGCCTCCTGGTCTACAGGCTCATAGAGAGCAACCAGTTTTACACGACCGTAAAGTTTTACATCTTTATGGTCAAGACCCTGGCGTGTGTGACGTTCAGGAGGTTCTTTGGAACCCCGTCAGTCACCAAGAGGTCCGACGGGATAACCACAGTGTCCTTCATGGATGGCGACGAGCTCGTGTGCGTCAGGCTAAAGAAGGACGACGCTGTCGTCAAGAGGGCCACCGGTTCCGAGACTGGGAGAGATTACACCAACGTGTGGAAGGCTGCCCTGGCCTACAGGGCCATGGATTTCGAGCCCATGACGGGCTGTGAGGAGCCGGTCGTGATTTTATTTGATGGGGGTGACACGTTCAGGGTCGAGCCCTGAGGTCTTTAATATTTCCTTTGGCTGAAGCAAAAAACACTACGATGGCAATGGTTTCCAACGTAAAGTATTTTGCGGACGCCCTTCAGGGCACCCAAGGAAAAGTCGGGACCTTTACTGTTTTGGGAGAAAATGTATTCTTCAAGAGGGGCGACGGCACGGACACCGTCTGCGGCCTAGAGATGGTCGCCGGCAGGATCCTGAGGGCCAGGAGCGACGTGCACTTTTGCGAGCCCAAGTACTTTGTGGAGATGGACGACGGCGAGAAGGTCTGCTCCTTTGAGCTGCTCAACTGCAAGCCCCTGGGCAGCATGGCCCCGGGACGCAAGGGTAAAAAGAGCGTGGGCAGCGTGACGCAGTACCTGTCTGGCCTCTATCAGACCTTTGCGGCGGCCGCCGCCGCTCACTCTGTGGGGGTGGTCCACGCCGACCTGCATACGGGTAACGTCATGCTGTGCCCCGAGCCCGTCTCGCACTACGTCTACAACCTGGGAGGGGGAGAGATGCTCTCCCTCGAGACAAACGGAGTGAGGGCCGTGGTGGTGGACTTGGGCATGGCCAGGATCCCCGGCAAAAATACTGTGGCATGCGACATCTTTGTGCACGTGGGTCACGTCGTCAACGGGAGGCCAGACTATGCGGCCGACGTGAGAACCCTCACCCTGGGGTCCTGCTATGACATGGTCATGATGTGCGCCTCTGGGAAACCTTCCCTGGAGGAGAGGATGCTCTGCTACGAGGTGATGGCGGTCTACAACAACCTGTTTGCGGGGGTCTGCGCCCCTAGCAAGGGAGGGTGGTTTGTAGACCACTACCCCTCCATGTGCGACGCGATGGAGGCCACTATCCCAGACAGCGTCGCCTCCAGGGGAGGAGGGTCGTGGCTCCTGGCCGTGGCAAACATGTGCAAGCTCCTGGTCCCCAGACCCTACGTCAAGAGGGCCTGTGGTAAGGAGAAGGCCCACGCCATGTGGAGGACCCTGTTTACAGAGCTGGGACTAACTGCGAAAAAGTCCATCTCCAAGGCCGACATGGTGGACGCAGTGCAGAGGCTGAGGGCCATCGCAGACAGGTCAGAAATACCCCCCGCGTCCCTTATGAAGGCCGCGTGCGCCGTGGGACTCCTGACTGCCTCTGTTGCAGAGGCTTGCTACGAAAAGGTGGAGGAGATAAAGGCCTCTCACGTCGGCATGCTTAGGTGGAAAGACGCCCTGGACGCGTGGGTCAGACTCCCCGTAAAGTGCTCGGGGTCCGTGCCCAAGCTCGGGTCCACGGTCATCCTCCACACGGAATCTGGGACCGAAGAGACTGTAGTCACCCAGTCCATGCTTAGGCAGATTGTAAAGACCAGGGAGGCCCTGGGTATGGCTCAGGCGGCCTTTGACGCCGTGTGGACTAATACTGCCGACTACGAGGCTGACGATGAGCTGATGAAGGGAGCCCACAAAGAGTCGGCAGAGGACTTTGCGACGTTTTTCCTAAAGGGTGGGACCACGGGCCCCATCGCAAAGAGGTGTAGGCTTATCCTAAAGAGCCTGTAGAGCGTTTTAAAAGTTGTACAGAATCCAATCCACCTTTGGTGTGGATTAGATTCCGACTGAGGGCTGCAATGTGTGTCTATAGATGGTAAACTTTCTGAGAGATAATATTTTAAAATATCTTAAGATGTTGTTCCACATTTTTACTCTCCTAAACCATTATCGTGAGATACTTTTTGAGAGATAAAACATCTTAAGACAGCTTACTCCACATTTTTACTCTCCTAAACCATTATCGTGAGATATCTCACGATAGTAATAGTTTTTGAGAGAATATATCCTCAGTTTATAAATGTTGTTACATCTCTTTCTTGGCCTGAAACTCTTTTAGAGAAAGTCTTCTGAGAGAAGATATCTTAAGATAGTATATGTCTTAAAATGTTACTCCACATTTATACTCTCCTAAATCTTTTTGTGCGAAGTCTTCTGAAAAAGTAAAGTATCTTAAGATGTTATACCGCATTGTTATGCTTTAAAATCTTCTTGTGAGAAGTCTTGAGAGAGTAAAGATAGAATACATATTAAGGTGTTGTTACACCACATTCTTGTCCTAGAACCAAGGGGGCCTCAGGGAGGACCGGGTCCTACCGGAGAGCAGGGAGACGACGGAGGCAAGGGCATAGACGGGCCATAGGGAGTCATGGGTCCCGTAAGGCAGGTGGGACCGACGGGCAGGTGGGACCGACAGGCAGGTTTGGACCGGTGGGACAGGTCGGGCTAACAGGTCCGCGCGGAAAAAAGGGAGAGACGGGACACGACGGTAGGACTGGATCGGCCGGTCCAGTCAGGCGCGTGGGACCCAGGGGCGACAAGGGAGCAACGGGCGCTCGCAGGGATCTTGGGCCGTTGTGATCTAGGAGGACGGGATGAGGATTTTTGGAGCCGCGAGTCTTAAAAGGATGAGACCTTTAAAAATTGTGAGCGTGGACGTGGGGGTGAGGCACCTCGCCTACTGTGTGATAAATGGCGACGGGATAGAGAGGCTGAGGCTGTACGACGCTGGGTCCAGTCTCAGCGGCGTCAAGGCGGGCGAGAGGATCCTGACGGACCTGCTCGAGTCCGAGGACGGAGGCGGAGAGTGGCTGTCTGCGGACATTCTCCTGATAGAGGCCCAGCACGTGAGGAACGTAAAGGCCCAGCTGGTGGCTCAGACCATAAGGACTTGGGCCACCATAAGGGGACTGAAGTGGGTTCAGGTCCCCGCGGCCCTTAAGCTAGACAGGTTCGTAGACGATCACGGGGCTATGAAGTACAAAGAGTATAAAAAGGCTTGCGTCAAGGTGTGCAGGGACACGGCGGCAGAGAGGTGGCCCTCGACGCCCGACTCTGCTTGGTCAGAGTGCTGGGACGAAGTGGCCAAAAAGGACGACATGGCAGACTGTCTGTTGCAAGCCGCCGCTTGGATGGACAAGAGAAAGTAGAGAAAAGAGGTTTATTCTCTCTCGGTGCGCGAGATGGAATACGAGATGTACGGGTCGACGAGTATTGGGACAAACTGGTGATATATTCTTTTAGAAGATATTCTCTGAGAGAGTATCTTTAGAAGATTATCTCTCAGAAAGTTTTAGGACAAAAAGGAGATGTAACAACATTTATAAACCATTATCTTAAGATATATCTTACGATAGTAATCTTAAGATATTCTTTCAGTTTTATCTCTTAAGTAAGTATTTTACGATATCTTTGGACTAAAAATGTGGGGGTAGAACTGAGATGTAACAACATTTATAAAAGAAAGACTATCTCTATATTCTTTCAGAAGATTTTCATGAGACTGTATTAAGATATTCTTTCAGTCTCATTCTCTCAGAAGGTTATCTCTCGGTCTTATTTTTTTAATCTTATTCTGCAAAATGTTCCATCTCTAACGAGTCAGAGATGGAATCTACGCACGGTAGCTCGTTACAACCCGACGCACTTTAAGGGGTTGCAGTAATACGCCGACCACTCTTGACGGGGCTTGATCACGGTGATCTTGGGCTTCCCGGGCATGGACCTCCACATGTGCATAAGCTTTCTCCCAGACTTGCAGCCGTTTATCGGGTGAGCCTGAAAAATTACCACCCTCTTTGGGACCATCCTAGAGTCCAGCATCTTGCCGTAAGTCACCACCTTGGCTCCGGTAAACTGCTCAAGGTATTTTTGCAGCTTAGGCTCGTGCACAGCCACCACCAAGGAAGGGTCCGAGGAGGTCAGGCGGGACATGGCGGCGCACGCCGAAGAGATGTACGGGGTCTCCCTCAGGGCCTCGTTGTGGTCCCAGTCGTAGTCGGCCACCATCTCGCTTAAAGATTGAGGCACGGCTGTCTTATCCATCATGCACACCGACATGGGGCTGTGAGAAGACTCTCGCACGGCGTTGAAGGCGTCTATAGACATTTCCGCAAACGCCACGTCGGGACCCAGGTGGGTCCACACGCTCTCGCCCTTGGGGTTAAGCCTCTGCATGGCGTGCACAAACCTCTCAAAGGGAGAGGTGTTGTACTCGAGGATCTCGTCCGTCTCTGGCAACGCGAGGACGTCGGAGCCGTAGCCCACGAAAGGGACGTAGGAAAAGTCTCCAAAGAGATGCTTCTTCATCACGTAGGGTCCGTAGTCCTCAAAGTTGCAGTGCCCTATTTGGACCCAGGTCCTGGTTCTCTTGTAGCCCTCCAACATTGGAAGCCAGCACTGAGAAGTGTTTGGGTTAAAGTCCCTGACGTAGAGGAGGTCGCACTCGACGGCCTTGGGCGCAGTCCCTCTGGTCAGGTCCCTAAAAGTCACCACCGTGGCTCCCTTCTCTTGCCACTCTCGGGCAGACACCCTCTTGGTGATAACCACGATCTTAAACCAGGCCATGCAAGTCGACACGGCCTGGTCGGAGGCTTCGACGTACTTGCCGTAAAAGACTCCGCACAGCGTCTGACCGGCGACCTTGTTGACGAGGTACGCGTATCTGCTCATTCTCTTTTGCTCGGGCATTGTTATATCTCTCTGTGTCGAGAAACCGGGGTTAAAGCACACTGTGTGTGCGCGACAGAGCGTTACTCGGTCTCATTTATCTTTCTGAAAAGACTCAGAGATAAATGTTTTAGTCGGCGTGTTTTAAACAATTTTAGGCGCACGCATCGTTAAAAGACGCAACATGGATCTTTTTGTGTACCAGTGGTTTTGCGACGGATCTCAGGAGATTAGGGCCTACGCCGTAGACTCTGACTCTTCTACCGTCTGCATGAGGGTGACGGGCTTCAGGCCCGGCTTTTACGTCGAGACGGCGTCATGTCAGGCCGTGACCAGGGCCCTGCAGGACTTTAGGGACGTGAGGGTCGAAAAGAGGGTCAGGGACCACCTCTACGCCACCAGGGGCTCCTCGGTCCCCTTTGTCTGGGTCACCTTCGGGTGCTGGTTCGACGCCCGAAAGGCCTCAGACGTCCTGGTCAAGGCCGGCTTCGCCTGCCACCAGTGCAGGGCCCAGCCAGTCCTCCAGCTCACCAGCCTCAGGGACCTTCCCACTTGCGGGTGGATCAGGCTGGGGAAGGGAGCCGTGCAGGTAAAGAGGGAAAAGTACAGCAGGTGCAAACGAGAGTTTATAGTCCAGTGGGAACAGGTCGAGAGGGGGCCCGACGTCCCTCAGCCCGAGGTCACCGTGGTGGCCCTGGACCTGGAGGTAAACTCTGAGGTGGAAAACGCCATGCCCAAAGACAGGCCCGGAGACGAGGTGTTTATGGCGGGGGCCATAATCCTGAGGCCGGGAAAGAAACCCAAGAGGGTCCTGCTGTCTCTCGAGGCCGACGACTACCCCGAGGCGGAGGTCCTGGCCGAGAGGGGCTACGTCGTGCAGCAGTACCCCAACGAGAGGTCCCTCGTCTCTGGCCTGTGTGACCTGCTCTCGTCCGTCAAGCCCCAGGTCGTCACCGGCTACAACGTGCTCGGCTTCGACATAGACTACCTCCTTAAGAGGTGCGTGAGGCTGGGCATGGAAGAGGAGCTCTGCCTGACGGGCATGGCGGCCGCGAGGCCGGCCAAGGAGAGGATCATAAGCTGGTCCTCTTCGGCCTTTGGGGCCCAAAAGTACAGCTACTTGGACTGGGAGGGCGTCGTGGCAGTGGACCTGCTCCCTATCATCAAGAGGGACTACAAGTTTGACAGCTACAGGCTGGACTTTGTGGCCGGGACGCTCCTGGGCAGCAACAAGGATCCCGTCACCGCCGCAGACATCTTTAGGGCCTACGCCACGAGAAAGATGGACGTGGTGGGCGAGTACTGCATCAAGGACGTCCAGCTGTGTGTGGACCTTATGGAGAAGCTCCAGGTCTGGGTGGGACTCACAGAGATGGCAAAAGTGTGCAGGGTAAACGCCTTTACCCTCTTTACCCAGGGGCAGCAGATCAGGATCTACTCCCAAGTCTACTGCCACTGTGAAAAGAACGGCTACGTGGTGACTGACCCCGCCGACGGAAAGCGAGTGCCCTGGGGCCAGGACCCTCCAGTGTCTGACGAGCCCGACGAAGACTACATAGGCGCCCACGTCGTGGAGCCCTCGCCCGGCATCTACGACAACGTGGTGCCCCTGGATTTTTCAAGCCTGTACCCCAGCATCATGATAGCTAAGAACGTGTGCTACTCCACCCGCGTGGATCCAGGCACTCCCGGGTCAGAGACGTTCGAGTGGGAGGACCACTTGAACTGCGTCCACGACCCCAGGAAGGTAGAGTACGAGAGGCTGAGCTCGGAGCTGTGGGACCTGGACTCTGAGGCCAGGGAGCTGAGGAGGGAGAGGGACGCTATACCCAGAAAGAGGGTCGACGATAGGAGGCTAGTGGTGGACACTCTCAACATGGTCCTCGACGCTCAAAGGATGCTAAGGACCACCAGAGCCACTCTCAAGAACCAGCTGGGGACAAAGACCGTGTGCGCCTGCAGGCGCCTGGCATTCCTGGAGCCCGCCACGAAAAAGGGAGTCATGCCCACCATCCTCACTGACCTTCTCGACGGGAGAAAGAGGGCGAAAAAGGCCAAGGCGGAGGCAAAGGACTCTATCACAAAGATCACCATGGACAAGAGGCAACTGGCTTACAAGGTATCTGCCAACAGCATGTACGGAGCCATGGGCGTCAAGAGGGGCTACTTGCCCTTCCAGGACGGGGCCATGACAGTCACTTACTTTGGCAGGCAGTGCATAGAGAAGGCCGCTTCCATTATAGGGTCCGAGCACGGCGGTCAGCTCGTCTACGGTGACACAGACTCCAACTATGTGACGCTCGCCGATGCAAAAACTCCCGCGGAGCTGTGGGACAAGGCGGTGGCCGTGGCCAAGGCGGTGTCTTCCGTCTTTCCTCCTCCAATCTCTCTCGAGTTTGAGCAGGTAATTTACACAAAGTTTCTTATCCTGGGGAAAAAGAGGTACATCTACCTCAGCTGCGACAGGGATGGCAACAGCTCGGGCAAGATGGGGTTTAGGGGTGTCCTGATGGCCAGGAGGGACAACTCTGGCCTGGCCAGGAAAGCCTACAGCATCACGGCTCAGGCCCTCCTGGAGGACAGGGACCCCTGGGCGGACCTGACTTCCCTCATAAAGAACATGTACACTAAAAACTGCAGCCTGAGGGACTTTGTCATTACCAAGCAGGTGGGTTCCTGGTGCAGGGAGTGCGCCTTTATAGAGCAGGGAGCCGACTCTATTGTGGCGGTGGGAGACTACAAGATCAGGGACCTGGAAAAAGCCAAGGCCGAAACCAGAAAAATTACGGGTACCGACGGGGGTCCAGAGTACATGGCCGTCCTCTACAAGCTGGTGATGGCTCAGCTCCCCGGTCACGTCCAGCTCGCCAACAGGATGATAAAGAGAGGGGAGACGGTGGCAGACGGCACCAGGCTAGAGTACGTGGTGCTCCGTCCGTCTTATGACGGTAAAAAGAGGAGGTTCAGGGGCCAGGGCCTGTCCGAGAGGCTCGAGACTTCAGACTACTACAAGAGGTTCGCCGAGTTTCTCGAGCTGGACACCGAGCACTACGTCAAGACTTTGGTGAATCCCCTGGACCAGCTCCTGACCACCGCTGGGAAACCAGAGGACGAGTTTAAGGCCTTTTATGGCTACAGGGCAAACTACCGCAAGGTAGTGGAGGACATAAAGACTCTGAGGGCCTGCCCCGAAATGGTAAAAATTGGGTCGTTCAAGAAAAAGTAAAGAGGATTTTAAGAGTTTCTTTACGGGTCAGCCCGTAAGGAAATGCGTCATAATATAAACTCTTTTCTAGTGAGGGGGTATTTGGTAAAACACCTCCGGAGAAAATGGAGATGGTTGTATCCTTACTGCGATAGTAATCTTAAGATGTTCTAACTACTCCAAGTATAAATGTTACTCCACATCTTTACTCTCCTTAAAGTTCTTGAGAGCGTAAAAGTATCGTACGATAGTAATCTTAAGATATCTTAAGATTCTATAAATGTTACTCTACATCTTTACTCTCTATATCTTCTGAAAGAGGTTATCTTTAGGCTTTATATCCTCAGACTTTTTAGCCTGAGAATATATACACACAGTTTCACTTGAAGGCTATGGAAATCCCGATGGACCTCAGTTCCTGAAACAGAATCTTGGTCGTGTAGGGGAGCTTCACCAAAGACACGTCCGTCGCGTCGCACATCCTGCAGTACTCGAAGTGGTCTGAGATCCTGCCGCACTCTTTGCACACCGGGACCTCGTACTTGTCGCTCGTGTCGTACACAGACTCTTTCAGGGACTCTGAGACCCCGTGAGAGATTTTGCACCACTGCTCCATCTCCCCGATCTTTATGCCCCCCTCCCTGGACCTGCCCGCCACGGGCTGCCGGGTGAGAGCGTCGGTGGGTCCGTGGGTCCTACTGTGCATTTTTCCAGACACCATGTGCCTGAGCCTCTGGTAGGGACAAGGCGCCATAAAGATCTTCGTGGGGAGCCTCCTGCCCGTCGAGCCCGAGTAGAGGACGCTGTCCCAGCAGTCTATGCCAGCCTCTTTCGCCGCTTCCGCAATGTCCCTCACAACGTCCTCCCTCTCGAAGGCGGTGGCGTCGTAGGTCTTGCCCAGCTTGCACGCCGCGGTCCCGAAGCACATCTGCAAGAGGTAGTTTACGGTCATCCTGGAGGGAAAGGCGTGGGGGTTGATGATGAGGTCGGGCACCACCCCGTTTTTGTCGAAGGGCATGTCCTCCTGGGTCAGGACGGCTCCGCATGTCCCCTTTTGCGCCGTGAACGACGCAAACTTGTCGCCCATCTCTGGGTGCCTGGGGGTCCTCAGCCTCACCTTGACGAGCTTTTTGCCGTCAGAGTCCACGTCCACAGTTACCCTGTCCAGGTAGCCCTCTTCAGACTGCTTTACAGTCAGGGATGCGTCCCTCCTCACGGGGTTGCCTTCCGGTCCCAGGGAGTGAGACACCTTCCCCACCAGGACCGTGCCCGCCGGTATCCACAGAGCGTCGCACAGTCCCGCGGGACCTCCTCCCGTCCTTTGGTCCACGGGCCTCTTGGCCGCCTTTCTCTTTCCCTCTACCCTCCTGACGAGGGCCCCCGCGCACAACGGGTCTATCACCCCGTCGTCTCCCAGCAAGTCGTAGTCCCACTCTCTGTTCCTCAGGCCCCAGTCGGGGAGGCACACCACCTCGCTGTCGTACTTTGTCCTCCTCTTGTCGGCGCAGGACACGGTCCTGTAGGTGACGCAGGAAAAAAGGCCCCTGTCCAACGAGGATGCGTTGAGGACTACGCTGTCCTCTTGGTTGAAGCCTCCCGCCGTCATGATGGCCACCACCGGCAGGGCCCCGTGGGCCATCTCGTCGAAACCCAGCCTCTTTACGGACCTAGAGTCCACCAGGCTCTTTTGGGGGTAGTCCAGCCTGTGCAGGGTGGCGTCGTACCTGTCTGAACAGTTTACGGCGGGGAAGCCTATGGCCTGCTTCCCCATGTTGGACTGGTAGGCGTTCCTGGGGCTCTGGGTGTGATCGTAAAAGGGTATGACCGAAGACATGGCGTCAGTCAGTATCTCAGAGGCGGGAGGGTCGGCGTACTCTCCGTCCCCAAGAGAGCACACAGACAGCTCCTGGGCGCACACATAGACTCCTGGAGGGCGAGGGAGAAAGTCCGACGGGGACGAGGATGGAGCGGGGTCCATCTCTATATCCCTCTCCTCGGGGGGCGGAGGATTGTCGTATCTGGACCCCCTAATCCCCTCTGGGTCCAGCACCCTCCTCACGAACCTTCCCTGGCACCCGAGGAGGTGTATCTCCCTCTCCACCTTTTTCCACACTACGCTCACGCCGAGGAGACAGAGCCTGGCCTCCCGCACGAACCCCACGGGGTCACCTGTCACGCCGCACAGGACCCCGTCCACATCCACAGACGCGGACCCCGCAGCGCCGGACCACGCCAGCCTGGCGGGAGCGCCCTCAAAGAAGCCCGGCAGGCCCTTTCCCAGCCTGACGGTGGCCAGCACGGCCTCCCTGGGTGTCTCCAGGGAGAACCCCACCCCCTCGGCCATGTTGAGGACTATACCCACCTTTTCTCCCTCGGGCGTCTCGTAGGGACACAGGAACCCGTAGTGAGAAGAGTGGAGCTGCCTCATCCTGATGTTTTTACCCCTGAAGCTCACGGCATGCATGATGCGCCTGAGGTGGCTCACCCTGGCTCCGTAGTTGTTGTTGGAGAGGACCTGAGACACACCGACCCTCACATAAGAAGGGGGGCCGAGCCTCTTGACTGTCCAGTTGCCTGTGGCGAAGCACATGTGCAGGCTGTTGGTCATGACCATAGAGTTTTGCAAAACTGTGTAGGGGCACAGGTTCTTCTGACACCCCGCGGACTTTACAAACAGCTTAACGTACTGCTTTAGGAGCCCGTCCAGAAGGAAGGCGATAAGGGGCCCGGTGGCGTCCACCCTCTTGTTGGCCAGGTCATCCCTGTCTGTGCAGGTCCCTATACCCGACGCCGCGTCCGCCATCCTCTTGACCATCCACCCCAGGTGCTCCGCAGCGTCTCCGCCGTGAAGAAAGATTTCTCCGGCCAGGATGTGCCTAACGTAGTCCTCCTTGGAGCCCTTGGAGTTGCGGTCCTCTTCCACAGAGGCCCGATCGGCGTCTTCGGCCTGCTTCGCGCCTTCGGCCTGCTTCAAGTAGACGAACCTGCCGTCAGGGACGTGCTTGGCCAGATCCGCCACGGGGTCCTCGGGGGCGGACGCGTGCTGCTCCATGAGGAGGGCCGCCATGCTCTGGTGGTGGACCGTCCTGCACGAGACCTCGTCTCCCGAAAAGGACCCCAGCCCACACATGGCCACGGCCTCCCTCGCAGTTTTTCCAAGGGCCTTAAAGACCAGTCCCACGGGCACGTACTGCTTGATGTATGGCAGGGAAAACTCTAGCTTGCGCCTGCAGTCAGTCTTGGCCTGGACCAAGACAGTCTGCCTCGTCTCCCTGTTGACGCTCCTGAACTCGCACAGCCACCCATCGCAGTTCTTGTAGACGCAGGGTTGGTCGTAGGCGGGCCTGATGTGAGGCACAACCACCCTCTCCTTTCCCTTGATAATAAAGTATCCGCCGGGGTCGGAGGGACACTCCCCCGGAAGAGGTGACCCCTCGGTCCTGGTCCAGCACACGGCCGAACCGACCATGACGGGTATCTTGCACAGCTCCAGCCTGGGGTAGACAATCTCCAGCCCCTTGGGGTCCGTGACTGTTAGGTCGCACACCGCCGCAGAGTGGTAGGTGGCGTCGGTCCTCCTGGCCATCGCCGGGGTGAGCTTCTCCCAGGGTTTGCCGTCTGGGCACGGGGGCTCGTACCTCACGGTCCCAAACTTTACCCTGTAGCCCTTGACGCTGACGGGTTTCTCCCTGGCCACCATGGCCGGGAACTCATTCCATAGCATGTCGTCGAAAGACTCGATGTGATGTCTCACAAAATTGGATGGATGCATGTTTGCACTTGAAACGTATAAATGCAAGAATTCTTCCAGGTCTTTCAAAAGAATCATGGACGCGACAGATATTTTCGGAGACATCTCAGACATTGGGTCCGACTCGTCCGGGGACGAGGCAGAGTTTGAGCACGACGAAAACGTCGAGAGGGCAGGGTACGAGGAGCCCGATGACGACGGGGTCGACGGAGTCGATTCAGTCAACCAGGCTGAGGCCGAGGAGGAGGCCGCCGCCGTCAGGGAGGCGCCCTCGGTAGTCATGCCCCTGGACATGGAGTCTTACAGCGACGAGGAGCTGGCCATTATGCCCCTCGGGGCATTTGCGTCGAGGCTCACTCAGATGACGGCCATCAGGGACGCTCTCCTGTCGGACTTTAGGTCCACGGGAGACTTGGTGACAGTGTCCGACAAGTACCTGAGGATGGTTGCCATCCTCATCCTGAACAACAGGGACTCTCTACCCAACCCGTACGCCGCTTACAACTTGCTTCAGTACGCCTCCAAGAGGGGCCTGGTGAACCCTGAACAGGCTTAAAACCCTCAGAATATAGAATGTTTTAAAACGATGGAAGGTCTTTACGGCCATCGTTTTACTTTGATGCCGTCCCGTACCCCTACACACCTCTGTGGTCGGTTACCTACATTAGAAACATGCACGGAAACTCTCTGCAGTATGTAAAGCTCTCTGAGCACGCTTCTGGCCTTATCAGGGGCAGCGCTGGAGCCGCGGGTTACGACCTAGCGGCCGCTTACCCGGTCGTGGTCCCCTCCTTTGGCAGGGCCCTGGTAAAGACGGACCTGGCCGTAAAGATGCCCCCGGGCCTCTACGGCAGGGTGGCTCCCAGGTCCGGCCTGGCCCTGGAAAATTTTATAGACGTCGGTGCCGGGGTGGTGGACCCCGACTACAGGGGCAACCTCGGCGTCATATTGTTTAACTTTGGGTGCGACCCTTTTCGGGTCGAGAGGGGCGACAGGATAGCCCAGCTCGTGCTCGAGAGGTACGAGTCTCCTCCCGTTCTGGAGGTGGACAGCCTGGACTCTACCGACAGGGGTGACGCGGGGTACGGGTCCACCGGGGTGGGTAACTAGCCTTCCGCCCTCTGGGAGGGCTTCTTTTTTGGAGATCTCAAGGAGAGTTTTGTCTGAGGCAGAATAATCTGATGCACTGCCAATACAGATTGTGTAAAACGGTTCACTACCAAAGCGCCCAGCTTTACACAATAAGCCATGCAAAACTTTGGAGCACAAAAAATAAGGAAAGGTAGACTGGCGTTTGTCAGACTGTCCAAACTCGAGACCCTCCAGAACCTGATTGACGAGATGCTAGCCGAAAGAGTTTTTAATGAGGGACAGGCCGCCGACATCCTGGAGTCCAACGACACCAGGGCCGACATTGCGAGGGCCCTAATAGACAGCGTCACTAAGCAGGGAGACGTCGCGTGCTCCCTATTTGCGGGCGCCATAGCCCGGCAGGACGTGGTTCTCGCCGATGCCATGGGAATATCTCATGTTTAGATAGAGATTAAGGACTTGTAGCTAGATAAAATACCAAAAGGATAAAAACCCTTTTGGTGTTTGCAATAGTGTTTTAACCATCTGTGTCTACATTTTTATACTATCGTAAGATATTCTATAAATGTTGCTCCACATCTTTACTCTCCATATCTTCTGAATGCGTAAAAAAGTCTAGTACGGTTTCTCAGTCTCGAGAGGACAAGAGCCCTCTTGAGACTGATTCCAAATACATTCCAGTTAAAAGATGGTGGCTCCCTTTGGGTAGACGGGACCGTCGTCTCCCTTTGGGCCCTCTGGCCCCATACCTCCCACGTCTCCGTCCGAACCCTAAGATCCAGGCGCCCCGCTAGGACCGGTTGGACCCACCGCTCCGGGGGGCCTCTAGACCCCCTCATTCCGGCTAAACCGTCTGGACCCCTGGGACCTGCCGGACCTCTGATTCCCTGGTCTCCCACAGGACCCACCTTGGACGAGTCGAGGGGAGCCGCAGACATTGTGGCGGACGTGAACCCGACTGGAAGTATCACGTCCACCGACTATGGGGCCACGAATCCGGCCTCTCCTGCAGGTCCCCTGGGTCCTGCCGGTTCCATGTCTCCCACTGGTCCCGCGGGTCCTCCCGGACCCTTAAGATCAACCCCTCCTGTCCTGCCCACAGCTCCAGGGTCTCCCTGAGGACCCCTGATTCCCCTCTGCCCCTGAGGCCCAGCCGCTCCCACGGACCCGACCGGACCGATGTCACCGGATGGACCAAAGGGTCCATCTGGTTCGGCCGATCCCTCTGCTCCCCTGGGCCCCTGGGCCCCTGGTCGCCGTCGTCCCCGGGGGGGGTCATGCTAGACCCGCCAGGTGGACGTGGACTCCGTCTGCGCCCGCGGGGCCCCTTTACGCCGTTCCTGCCTGCCCTGCCGAACATAGACAGGAATATGGGGTCCCAGGGGTTGTACACCAAAAACCCGTAGGGTTTAAACTTTGGAAAGGCCGTCACGACGTTGTCCGTGTCGTCCAGGGGATGGGCGGGATCTGGCGGAGGCTCGGGATCGGGGACCGTGAACCTGGGGTCCCGGACGGCCCTCCTGGGATCCGGATCTGAACATATGTAAAATGGCATCTTTTTCCAATACCGTCTCAGAAAGGGACGGTATGGGAATAAATAGAGAGAACTTTAGACGTCCAGGGGTTCGTATGACCAAGAGCCCGTAAGACCCCCCGTCTCGTACTCGGTGACGTGGTTCTCGAAAAAGTTTGTCAGGTCGGCTCCATCTATAAGCCACTTTACCCAGGGTATGGGACAGGCTTCGGGAGCCCTCTCTATAAGCCTGGGGAGACCCATGTTGGAGGCCCTGAGGTTAATGACGTACAGGACATAGTCCTTGACCTGCTTGGGCTCCAGCCCGCAAACTGGACCGCACTCTTGGAAGGCCAGGTCTACGAAAGCCTCCTCGAGCTCCGCAACCCTCTCTGCGTCCTCCTTAAAAAGCTCGATGAGGTCCTCGGTCACGACCCACGGGTACTCGGAGTTTAGGGTCTCAAAGAGCTTGCTCACCCCCTCCACGTGTATGTTTTCGTCGCGGACGCTCCATTCGACCACTTTTCCCATACCCTTCATCTTACCACTGCGTTGAAAGGTCAGGAGCATGACAAAAGCCGCAAAGAGGCTGACTCCTTCGTTGAGGACGGCCCTAAGGAGGGACCTGGCTAGCCCGGGCAGGGTGGAGCAGTCCATCTCCCTCATAAAGTCGAGCTTGTCCGTCATCTCCTCATAGTCTGCGAAAGCCTGGTACTCACAGTCTGGCATGCCCAGGGTGTCGTTGAGAAGAGAGTAAGCCTTTTGGTGGATGGCCTCCCTGCACGCAAAGCTGGTGAGCATGTTCCTGATTTCATTGCACCGAAAGACTTGGGTGAGGTGGTCCAGGTAGAGGGCTCCCACCTCTACGTCCAGCTGGGTAAAGAGCCTGAGGACGCAGCTGACAAAAGCCTTTTCGCCGGGAGTCATGACCCCCGACTTCCAGTCCGTGACGTCGTCCCTGAGGTTAATTTCTGTCTCCACCCAGTGCACCTTTTCGTGCTTGGTCCTGATGTTTTCTGCCCAAGCGTACCGAAAGGGCTTAAAGCACTTGGACGTGGTAAACATGTCCATGGCCAGGGCCTTTGTAATCTCTCTGTATCCGACCCTCTGTCCTCCCACGGTGGCGATGGGGTACGGCCCTGGCACGCCTGGGATGTAAGGCATCACAGTGTGAGGTACCGACTTTTCCTTGAGCGCCCTTTTCAGGGTTACGCAATTGCCGCAGCCTGGCTTTTCAACGATGGTAACGTGAGGAAACATTGCAAGAGTGACTGGGGTTAAAATTGCGTGTGAAACATGGACCTTTCAAACGAGTCTAGGGTCCCAGAGATGTATTTACCAAGAGTAAAAAAATGTAGAGTAACATCTTAAGATAGTAGTATATTAAGATTCTGTACACTCTCTCAAGACTTTCTCGCAGAAACTTTTGGGATAAGAGTAAGATGTAACGACATTTATAGAAGGAGGATATCTTAAAATATTACTATCTTAAGATTCTTTCAGAAGATGTATTCTATCGCAAGATGTAGTCTTTGGGCTAAAAATGTGGATACATTCTCCAGTATGCAACTACATCCATCTTTCACACACAATCTTGCATTACCCTTATCCGGGTAACGCAAACATTATGTACAACAGAGGACATTTACATAGCCGGGGTGGGCGAGGCCGTAGAGTTTGCCACCAGTTCGTAGTACTCGGCAAAGCACTTCTTTTTTAGTGCAGACGCCATTGTAGTACTTGGGATCGTCGAGTTCTCCCTTGTACCACTTGCTCTTTTTTGCCTTGGGAGCCTGTCCGGGATTCTCAGAGTCTAGCAGGGACCACATGCCCTCGGGAGTGGGAGGCAGGACCAGCTTGCAGTTTAGAGGGAACCCGAGGTAGCTCACCCCCACGTAGCACCTGTTTCCAGTGGAGGTCACCATGCGGTTGTTGTGCATGTAAAACATGGAACCCTCTGCGGCTCTCTTGGCAAAGACGCAAGAGTCCTTATTGGATCCAGAGACAGACATGTAGAGTCTGCCGTTCTTGGCCAGGCACAGGAAAGAGCCGCCAGAGACGTGCTTAAAGGGTACGCAGTACGTCAGACCGTTGGCTAGAAAGGCCCGTTCATTGGCTCCTTCGGCCATGTTTGCGGGCACAGGAAAGTGAGCAGGAATGGTCTTAAAGACGGCCTCGGGGTCGGTGTAGTTTCTGGTGGTGTTGACCGAACCGTTTACGACCGTGATACCTACCCCCATCCCGTTAAAAAGTCTGACGAGGACCTTGAAGGAGGCGGCGGTAGGAGCCGCGAACGAGTAGGGCCCGTAGGCGGAAAACATTGCTATGGTTAAAACCGTGATAGCTTGCATGTTTCTTTGTTTGTGAGGTGACAGGAAATGCATCCCGTTCACTGAGCATCGCCCTTTAAACCAGAACCGGGTTAAAGAAGTATTACTAACCCCTAAAAGGAAAAAGCATGGAAAGACCAGCTACGCTAGAGATGCTCAACGTTCACAAGCCTGACGCCAGGCAGACGGGAGACATACTGAGCAGGTACGCCAACGCCCTGTGGCCCCCGGCCCTGGCGTACGCCGCCTCCGTGGCCGCCGGCTACGTCTTTACGGCGGGCCCCCACGGCTGCAGGTGCGGAAAGGCCATGACCGAGGCCGCCAGGGTCGGAGTGTTCCTGGGGGTTCTGTGCGCCCTGTACAACTGGATGGGGTCGGGAGACTCTTATAAGTGAGAGTGTATAAAAAACCCAATGGCTTCTCACTACTACAGCAAGAGGACCGAAAGGCCTTCCGAGGGAGAGCTGGCGTCCATAGTCGCAGAGGCCGCCGCGAGGGTCCTCTCCAAGTACGGCCTCAAGGTCCGCGACCCTCCCGCGTTCTCTGCCGCCGCGTCCGCGTCTTTATCCAGGGCCGACTCTGACCCCTCAACCATCCCCATGGGCATGAACAGGAGGCAGACGGCAGTCTACTTCACCATAAAGGGCATGCTGGCCGACGCCAGCGCCAGGGCGGTCGTGGTCCAGCCCAGGAGCGTCCACCCGGCCCACCCCTCGACGCACTTTAACGGCACCAGCTCGGCCGTCAGGCCCTCTAGGCACTACAACGCCCCGGGCCGCTTCAGGTAAAATTTTTGTTGAGCGAACGCGACGTGTAAAAAAACCAACATGAGCGGTTTCAGGATACTAGACTCTGCGGGCCCTCAGGGCCAGAGCTCCTACGCGTGGGATGCCAAGATCGCCCAGGTCCAGCACGACATGGTCGCCATGATCAACACCTTCAACCAACAGATTGCGGTCCTCAGCGGGACAATCATGGGCAGGTCGGACCAGTCCGTCAAACCCAAGCAGCAGCAGCCCCCGTCTTCTGCCGACGCCAGATCCGAGTCAGAGTTTGAAGACTAGGGATCCCGCGTCGCAAAGCTGAGCAGACTCCAAAGCATATGACATGCCTAAAAAGGTTACATCCGTAGTGAACGACCCTCTGGTGAGGTGCTGGCTAAACATTGTTCCCCCCGCCGTGGGCGCCTCTGCGTCTAGGTGGGCCAGAAGATCCCTGACGCGTCTGGTCTTAAAGACGTGACGAGTGGCGAGTTCCCCGTTGCAGCGAAAGATGCAACTGGAAACTCTGGTATTAGATTTAAGTCCGCGGGCTCTACGTCTCGCACATTCTCACTCACGCAAAGATATGCCTGTAAAAACTGTCTCTGAAAAGATTCCCATCGTCTGGGGAGACGTCCTCTCGTCCCTGAGGATCTCTAGGACAGACAGGATAGTCAAGGGAGTGGGGTACGTGACCGACGTGCTGTCTGTGGACTGGGTGGGAGACGTCGTGTGGACTTCGGGCGCGGCATTAGCCAAGGTGAGGTACAGGGTAGAGGCTTCGGATCCTTCCGACTGGCACGCGGAAGAGGGAGGGATGCCCGTGACTGGCTTCCACGTCGGAGGGCCCCTGTCCGAAGGCAGGGACAGGCTGGTTCTCTTTGCGGGAGACGGCAAGAGGGTCGACGACTCTTGGGTATACTCTGGCTGCGATTGCGTGGCCTCTGTGGGAGACAGCCTCAGGGTCTGGACCGTTGAGGCTACCCGTCTCAAGAGGGTAGAGGGAAGCAGGTACGTGTACGCGGCAGTGTGCTGCCACGAGTGCCCCGGGATGGCCGGACGTTCTTAGCGACATCGAGGCTCAGACTTAAGAAAGAGTATCTCTAAAAGAGTATCTCTGAAAGAAAAAGGTTTAAGGAGAGTAAAAATGTGGATAGTAATCTTAAGATAATCTCTCATTCTCTCTGAAAGATTATCTCTAAAAGAGCTTTAAGGATAGCAACATTTATAGGCTCTCTCTAAAAAAAGTATCTCTCTTAATAGTATCTCTGAAAGCGGTTTAAGTAGAGTAAAAATGTGGAGTAACATCTTAAAATATATTAGCTTTAAGATTACTATCTTAAGATACTTTTACTCTCTCGAACTTTAAGGAGTGTAAAAATGTGGCGTAACATCTTAAGATACTCTAACTATCTTAAGATACTCTAACTATCTTAAGACTTTTACTCTCTCAAGATTCTCTCTGAAAGATTCTCTCTGAAAGAGGTTTAATGAGAGTAAAAATATGGATAGTAATCTTAAGATAAATATTATCTTAATATATAGTCTTTATAGTCTTTATATTCTCTCATTCTCTCTAAAATATTATCTCAAGATAAGATAAAGTCTTTACTCCATCGCACAATAGCATTTCACACACACAATTACCATGCACCTTTTCGGTGCGTGGTAATTTTAAGCCAGATTCCGTTTAAACTTTTGGGGTTAGATTTTTTTCCTATCTGCTAGACTCTTTAGATAATGTTAAACTTTGTCAGGACAGAGACCAGGTGGAGCTCCACATCGTCCACAGTCAGGGCCGAAATTTCTTTGCTGATGTTGCCGTACTCTCGCCTGATTGCGGTGGACATGTTCCTCTTGCTGATCCACTCGTAGGCAATCTTTTTGGTGTACCTCTTGTAAATTTTGGGAGGCTCTATTACGTTCATGGCAGTCTCCAAACGCTTTAAGGCGTCGAGGGTGCTGGGGCTTAAACTGCGCTGAAACTTTACAGACAGAAGGTTCTGGTGGTGGGTGAGGTAAATCCTGTTGTGGGACCCGCCACGCTGCTTCAGTCCCGTCCTGTAGTTAAAGTTGGTGGAACAGTAGGCGCACGTCATGTCGTTGCACCCGTCAATCTTTTCCACGCTCTTTTTGCACTCTGGACACTTTACATAGTTGGAGTCCATGGCCTTGACGCTCTCCAGATCCTCTGCCTTGCAGGTGTGGGGCTTGTTTATGTTCATCAAAGCCTTGCAGTCTGCGCACTCTGTGCAGCCGCAAACAGAGCACGGTTTTCCTCCCACCCTAAAGCCCATGCAAAACTCTGCGGGGCAGTCTACAGGCTTCTCCTCTACAGTCTTGGTGATTTTTGCGGCATAGTCGTCCAGGGCCTTTCTCAGAAAACTCTGAGTGGCGATGCTGGCGGCCAAAGGCAGGGCGTCCAGGTAGGTTTTTTTACAGTCGTCTAGCTGAGCGTTTACGGCGCTCACCGTGTGGATGTTGTCATCCCAGACTCGCTTGACCTTGGCGTCGAGTCCCCTGAGGGTCGCCGCGGGCAAGATAGGCTCCAGTTCGTTGGGGCTGTACTCAAGTCCGCACTGACACTTGGGAAAAGTGTCGAGAGCGTCCATGGAGCCCTTGAAGCAGTCTACGCAGATGAGGGTGTCGCACTTGCCGGAGCAAGGAACGACGGTAGACACAGTCTCGAAACAGTAGATGCATTCCATGGTTTTTTTCTCGCTCATGTTGTTAGAGAGATGCAGTTTTCGTTTAGAAAATGTATCGCTTAGACAATGAGATAAGCATTTCCAAAATCTTAAAATACCCCCCTCAAATTTTAAAATGCAACGTCTCCTCTGAAAACTCTGAGAGATTATCTCTAAGAGTTTTATCTAAAGATTTTTCTTCTGAGATTTTTATCCTAAGATTTTCACCTCACATCCCTCCAAACAGGACGTGAGCGGCGGACACGGTGGGTGCGGCCGACACGGTGTGGTGACCTCCTATGGCCGTCGAGGCCTTCAGAGATCTCTCCGGGTGGCTCCTGTTGACCGGGGTGGCCGTCCAGTTCCTGATGGGCCTCGCTCCCGCTGACACGTCTAGCCTCTCGGCTGAGGACGCCGTGGTAGACGAGTGGTGCATGGTCTCGGGCCTGAAGGGAAGGACGTTTCTCCTGCCTTCGGCAGACACCTCCAGCCTCTCCCCGGACGAGGCGGTGGTGCAGTCGTGGTGCCTGGTCTCGGGCCTGAAGGGAAGGACGTTTCTCCTGCCTCCCGCAGACACCTCCAGCCTCTCCCCGGACGAGGCGGTGGTACGGTCGTGGTGCCTGGTCTCGGGCCTGAAGGGAAGGACGTTGGGACGGCCTTCGGCAGACACCTCCAGCCTCTCCCCGGACGAGGCGGTGGTGCGGTCGTGGTGCTTGGTCTCGGGCCTGAAGGGAAGGACGTTGGGACGGCCTTCGGCAGACACCTTCAGCCTGTTAGAGGTTGGGACTGCAAAGTGGGAGGGAGCCATTGCGCCCGCGTAGGGCCCTCCAACATGAGCTGCCGTGGCCGACTTTGCGGCCAGGTACTGCCTCCTCGCGGCCTCTGGAGCGGTCCCGTTGACGTTGATGGTCCTCCTGATGTCCTCCGTGGGTCTTAGGTGCTTGGCGGCCCTGCCGTACACATGGAGGTTGCCCGGGGTTATCTGCGACCCGTGGACAGGTCCCACGGGGACCCTGGACAGCGAGTGTCCCGTGGCGACTGGCTCCGGGGCCCTAAAGGCCTCCTTGTGCCTGGAGTAAGCGTTTTCCATCCCCGCCGGGGCTGGAGGGGGATCCTTGTGGGCTCCGGACCCCATGCCGTGGACTCCCCTCGCCGCTCCTCCGGCCATGATGTTGTCTGCCGTGGTGAGGGGGGCGAGGCTGACCGCCCTAGAGAACTGGTCCCTGAACCCGGCGTGGCCTGGGGTGTGGGGTCTGGGATTGGGCTCCCTCAGGACGGCTGACCCTCCCTTTCCGTGGGAGCCGACATTCAGCATGATGGGCGAAGAGGACTGCCTGTGCGGGGCCTGAAAGGCCTCGCGGTGGGCGCCCCATCCCCTGTCTTTTCTCACAATGTGCGAAGCGTCAAACATGGCGTTTTCTTATACCAGATGTATAAGGAAACACTAGTCGGACTTTTGGGTCCTCTTATAAAATTTTGTACACAAACACTGCCTGCTTGCACTTGGGGCAAGTGTGCCTCACGTCCTTTGCGCTGTTGCTGAGGAACGGGATGCAGCAGCAAGGGATGCACGCCAGGGTGATGGCCGTGCACACTACCCAGCTCATCTTACCCACGACGTGGTCCACGGCCGTGGTGATCTGGGCTAAACAGTGGGGGCATGTGATGCTGCCGGGGTAGTCCTCGAGCTCGCAAGGAAGGGTAGTAAAATTGTCGTCCATCTTTATTTAAACACCGACATCCCTCTCCTTAATATTTTTACGATCGACCATCAAAAAAAAGCATGTTCCTATCATCTGCAGTGAGAAAAGACTCTAACGGGGTCAGACACCTTCCCAGCGTCCAAAGGTGGACTCCTGGATCGTCCCCCGCCTGTGCCCACGGCCACGTGTCTTATGTGGCCCAGTGCGCCACCGCTCAGTGTAGAGAGGCGGTGGGGAGGACCTACCCTGTCGTCGTAAAAAAGGGCCTCGAGAACACAGACAGAGTCAGGGGCTTCATCTAGACGGGCCACACGGCCGCCCTTGCCCTGTCTTGCATCCACCCCACCTCCGAGTAAACCCTGTCTGTCCCCAGGACGTCCCTCCACTCTGCCCTGGACATTTTACCTCCCATGTCCAGTAGGATCCTGGGGCTCGGAGCAGGCACCACCCTCCTTCCAGCCGCCACGTCGGTCAGGACGGGAGAGTTTCTAAAGACTTGGTCTCCAGAAGACGCCATGAGGACCGCGTAGGCCTTGACGCACCTGACATGGCAGAACCACCCCACCACCGACAGGGTTTTTTTAGACATTTTCACGGGGCAACCGTGAGAGGCGTCTGCCTCGAAACACCACCAGCACATGACCATATCTAAAAAATTTCTCTAAAAGAGTTGTGAGGTCGCGATGCTGACGTCTTAAAAATCCATATTATTTCATTTCCCATGCGGACCCTGGGAAAGGAAAGGTTCCGGACATAAAGATTTTTAGGACAAGAGTGAGGTGTAAGATATCTTAAGACGTAATCTCTTTCAGAAGACTTTCTCTCACAAAGTATCTCACGATAATGGTTCAGGACGAGAATGAGGTGTAAGGCATCTTAAGATGTAATCTCTCTTAAAGAGGGTTCGTATACAAAAGACGCGACAATGTTGGACATGAGATCTATGGTGACTGTTCATCCCGCTCTGATCGCAAAGCCCAAAGGGAAGACCGCTCGCGGTGACGGCGCCGCTCCCAAGAAGAGAGGCAGACCCAAGAAGAATGCCGCAAAACCAGCTGTGTGTAACCCTGTGGCGCGCGCCGACGTGACGAGTTACACGAACCCTCTCGTAAAGAGTCTTGTGAGAGACAACCCTTTCAGAGGAGAAAGTCCTAGAGGAGATAATTTTGTGGGAGATAATCTTATGGGAGATAATCTTGTGAGAGATACTCTTCTGAAAGAAAGTCTTTTGGACCAAACTCTTGCAGAGCAAACTCTTAGAAACACTCTCAGGAGAAATAATCCTAGAGAAAGTCTTCTGAAAGAAAGTCTTGTGAGAGACACTCTCAGGAGAGATAATCCTAGAGAAAGTCTTCTAAAAGAAAGTCTTAGGAAAGACGGCTCTAGAGCTAATCCTCTGACAGAAAGTCTCCTGGAGGAATCCACAACCCCCAAACCTCGCAGGGGAGCGCACCGCAAGCCTCTTGTTCTGACCAAGGAGATGGAGGAGAAGCTGGAAGCCCTCGACAGGGACATGAGGAACGCTGAAGAGACCAAGGTCAACATAGCGGGCTCCGCAGGAATACCTGTAACGGCTCTACCCGGGATGGAGGCTCTGGGTGTTATGCAGATGGTGAGCTCCCTGGGGTTCCTCGACGCGGGAGATAAGCCAAACTTTATAAAGACTATGGTCGTCAAGTACCTGGACGTCTTTCTATCTATGGGAGGTTCGGCCCCTAAGCCATGCCTGGTCAACGTCCCCAGGGGCTACAGGAGGTTCAAGCAGTCTAGCTCTGTGTCTCCAGCCTACGCCGCCAAGCTGTCTTCTGAAGACACAGAGGCCTGGTCTGGGGCGGCGGGGGCGGCGGTGGAGGCCAAGATGAGGCACACGGCAGCCGTCCTGGAGTCCAGGAACCTCTCCCTAGAACCCTACGGCTCCAACCCCATCAAGCTCGAGAGGAGCGCGCTGGCGGCCTACGTGGAGCTAATGTCCATGGCGGAGGAAGCAAATGGAGAGGACTTGGAGGGGATAATCTCGGACTGCAGGGTCCTTAGGACCAGCACAAAGTGGTGCAGGGACCTCTCTCAGACCGTCTCATCCTGGTGGCCTCCGCTCAGGGAGGCTATATCCAGGGGAGGGACGGCTCTCTCGGACTATGTGTCGGACAGGGAGGTGGACATCATCAGGGGCAGGAGCAGGGTCCCGGCGCTCTCGTGCGTACTGCTGTACGGCAAGAGGGTCGATAACAACGACGCTCCCCTGACTGATCCTCAGACAGTCCTCAAACCCTTTGACGTGACAGACTATTCCAGGAGGCTCGGCGGAGTGTGGCTCCACCATGCCAGGTTCCCCGAGTACGCTCCCAAGAGGTTGTTTGACCCCAGGCCGGGCGCCGAACCCGTCCTCATACGGACTTGCGCCGGCTACCTCATGACCGAGGAGAGGGGACCTCTGAGGTGCTGGCGCAAGGACGCTCACATGTACCAAATAAGCCTAGAAATTTACAACAGGCTCACGACCGAGCTCAACGCCGTCCCTCCTCAGACCAGGTGCGGGAGATACAACGCCAAGTGGTTGTTTACAAACGGTCCAACCGGAGTGCAAAAGATTGTGCTTGCCGCAGCGAGGGCTCTGACGGAACCCAGGCTTAGCTGGAACGACGTGTTTGAGGTGTGAGGATGCTGTACGACGATAGAGACTCTTTTGGCCCTCTGGGTGAAAAGGAGTCTACAGAGATGTAAACTTTTGCGCATCTCGTCACGAGAGAATATAGTCTAGCTCTACACTAGCGAGTATAAATGTTGTACCACATTTTTCCTAGAAATATTCTTGAGAGAGTATAGAGTATCTTAAGATGTTACATCTCCTTCTTGTCCTAGAAATATTCTTGCGAGTATCTTACAATATTAGTAAAAATATCTTCTAAAAAAGTATCTTACTATAGTAGTAAAGTATCTTAAGATAAAGAAATATATCTTACGTATCTACGATAATGGTCTATAAATGTTGTTACATCTTCTTTCTCGTCTTAAAAGTCTTCTAAAAGACTATATCTTAAGATATTAGCTTCTGAAAGAAATATATTACGATAGCAATAAAGACATCCACATTTATAAATTCTATAAATGTTGTTACATCTCCTTCTTATCTTAAACTCTTTCAGAGAAAGTCTTCTAAAAAAATATATCTTAAGATTACTACTATCTTGCGATATTAGTCTTGAGATGTAACATTTTCTAGAAAGTATCTAGAGGTTTATAAATGTTGTTACACCTCATTCTCACGTAAACCCTTTCCCCCCTCGGAGGGGAAAAGGTTTAAAACTCTATCTAAACTCCCTTGGCATGAACGGTCCTATAGTAGTAGTCCTTGGATGCGAGCTGCTCTCGCACCTTTTTTACGAGGTGGTTGGCGGTCGCCACCGGCTTTCCCTTTCTCGTCATGGTCACGTTCACGCCTTCGTGGATGTAGTTTACAGAGTCTGTCTCTCCTACAGACTCTAGGTACTCTTTTAGGAGGGACTTGTAGTCTCCGCCCGCAACCTCCACGGCAAAGGGCCTCTTGGTCCCCACCACCCTGGACAGGGCCTGAGCCACGGTACCCCCACTACCCTCCACGACTCCCGACTCTGCTCCGGACACCGTGAAGCCTCCGAGCGCAGATTGCGCGACGACCAGGCCGTCTCCGGCGGGACCCTTTGCCACCTTGACCACCGCGTCGTCGTCGTCGTGCTCCCTAAAGTGCCCCTCGCGCCTAAGGAGGTCCAGGGCCTGCCCGGCCGCCTCCTTTGCCCTGTCTCTCTTTATGGCTCCAGTCGCCTTCCCGATGACCCTACCCTTGAGGGTGATAACTGTGGTGTCTCCCCTGTGGTCGTAGACTGCGTCCCCTCCTAGCACGTCCTTCTTGACGTCCATGAGCTCCTTGAGCCTGGTGACTGTGTCAAACAGAGCCGTGTATTCCAGGCTGATGTCCATGTCGTCAAAAATGTCTGCCATAATCTTGTAGGCCACAACTGCCCCCAGGCCGTCTATGGAGTACTCATCGTCCACGGCCGTGCACACCGCTCCCAGGAAGGCCTCGAAGGTGTCTTCGAGCAGGCTCTCCCTGGTCGAGGGGTTAACGGGCACGGGGCCCGACCTTATAAACTTCCAGAACCCCAAAGAGTCTGCTATGGAGGAGAAAGATTTCTTGGAGCCGTAGTAAATCTTTAACCTCGCTACTGTCTTGACGCCCTTGGGGTTGTTGAGCTGTGGGAACCTCTTGAGAAAGTAAGAGGGGAAAAAGTAGGACGCCACTCCGTCCCCCACAATCTCCAGAGCCTCGTAGTTGTCGTCGGGGTTCACGTTCTTGGGTGTAAACACCTTGTTCCACAGGTCTCGTCTCCCCACTATGACGGGGATGTACTTGTCTTTGACGCTCTTTGCGAGCAAGTTTCCCAACCAACCTTCCATCTCGAGTGACTTGTTTTTCTAAGACGTAAGCCGCCGATAATTTTCAACACTAGCAATGTCTTTTCAGAGAGATTACGAGTCAGAGTGGAACGCGGCGCTCGTCGAGGAGTACGGAGAAGGGGGCTCCGGGTTCTCCCACGGACGTTTCGCGGGCCTGAGGACGTGCGAGCAGAGGTTGTACAGGCCTCCGGGAAAGGTCGAGGAGGGGACCGTAAAGTGCCCCGGGTGCGGGAGCAGGAGGGTGCACGCTTTGCAGAGGCAAACTAGGTCCGCCGATGAGCCCATGACCCTGTTTGCCATGTGCTCGGAATGCGGCAAGAGGTGGACCAGGTAGAAAAGGGGTTTTAAACCGGTCTGATACAATCTCTAGATGCTTTAGCAGAGTATCTGGAGATATCTCGCAGGGGGTTGAAAATATTTTACGGGACAATCGCCTCACTCTAAAACACTTTACATTCACCATGAGTATGATCCAAGCCTACCTGTGCGACTCTGTGTCTGGAGAACCCTACACTTGCAAGGGGGACCTGTGCGAGATCCCCTTTAGCAGAAACTTTACCATAGATTTGGTGAACCTGTCTGTCTCTACAGAGTTTCAGGTCAGGATCACCATGACTCCCCACCACGACCTGGGAACCTTTGTGGTGGAGCCCAAGAAGGTCTTTTCCATCAAGAGGGCCGCAAAGGGAGACGCGGCCTTTAAGGTGGCGAGGGCCGCCGGGTGGCTGCCCGACACTCCCCAGGTCCTGTCCCTCTTTGTCTACAAGAGGCTCCATCCCGTCGAATGGCACAGCGGATGCATGTACGAAAACCTGGAGACTGACGGGGGCACGGTCATCGTCCCCGGCGAGGCCACCGGGCAGAGGTTCGGAACTGCGACAGCAGTCCCCACTAGGTTTCTCTTTAAGAGAATGTTTGTCGTGAAGGGTGTATAGATTAGGACATTTGCGCTTATTCCACTAGGGTCTCTGACCCTCTCGGAATATAAAGAGTCTGAAATGTATTGTTGCTAGAGATTAGGACAAGATATAGTCTTATCCTAAAGTTTTACTCTTAGTCTTCTTCTCTCTGAAAGATATCTTACGATAGTAGTATCTTAAGACACTATTATCTTAAGATAGTATCTATAGTGTGGCTGAAATGATGGCTTATCTCAAGCTTGTTTTAAACAGCGTCCCGTCTTTCCAGTCCCTAAACACTATTTGCTAAAGACATGGACTGCAAGAGAGCATCTTTTAGAGGCTTTAAAGGCCGTCACGGCGGAGCTGCTGTGGTTCGTCAGAGGGTCCACAAACTCCAAAGAGCTCTCCGAGAAGGGGGTAAAGATCTGGGACGCCAATGGTTCCAGAGACTTTTTGGATAAGAGGGGCTTTGAGCACAGGGAAGATGGAGACCTAGGACCGGTGTACGGGTTCCAGTGGAGGTATTTCGGAGCAGAGTACACGGACATGAGGGCAGACTACTCGGGGATGGGGGTGGATCAGCTGCAAAACACCGCGGATCTTATCAGGGACAACCCAGAAGACAGGTGCATCATCGTGTGCGCCTGGAACCCTAAAGACTTGGGCCTTATAGCTCTTCCTCCGTGCTACACCATGTGTCAGTTTTACGTGAGCGACGAAGAGCTCTCGTGTCAGCTCTACCAGAGGTCGGGGGGACATGGGGTTCGGGGTACCCTTTAACATCGCCAGCTACTTTCTCCTCACGTACATGATGGCTTACGTTACCGGGCTAGAACCGGGAGAGTTTGTCCACACTCTGGGAGACGCTCACGTCTACCTGGATCACGTAGAACCGCTGAAGACTCAGCTCGAGAGGGAGCCCAGACCCTTTCCCACACTGAGGATAAACAGGAGGGTGGAGAGCCTGGACGACTTTAAGGCAGAGGATTTCTCCCTGGAGGGTTACGACCCTCATCCCGCCATAAGGATGAGGATGGCAGTCTGATGCGCAGAACGGTCTAACGGGACAGAGTATAGAAATATCTTGATGTATAACCATCTCGAGATAGTTAGTAAGTTTCTGAGGGAATATAGATGTTTACACCTCCTTCTTGGCCTGAAGGTATCTTGCGATAACGTATCTTACGATAAAGTAAAGTATTGAGAGCATAAAGTATCTTAAAATGTTACATCTCACTCTTATTCTAGAAAGTCTTGCGAGAAAGACTTAAGACGTATCTTAAGATGTTACATTTCTTTCTTATCTTAGAACTATTACCGTGATATAGAAAAAATCTTAAGATGTCGTTACGCCTCATTCTTGTCCTAAAACTTTGGCAATCTTAAAACCTTTTCGTTACTAAAACGCAATGAGGATACTGGATCTTTTCAGCGGTACACACTCTGTGCCCAAAGCCTGCGCCCAGAGAGAGGGTTGGTCGTGCGTCACGGTGGACCTGGCCGACTCTGACTATAACGTGAACGTCCTCGAGTGGGACTATACCAAAGACCTAAAGCCCAGAGAGTTTGACGTGGTGTGGGCCAGTCCCCCGTGCAGGTACTTTAGCAAGCTCAGGGAGAGCAACATAGGCAGGGGAGGCATGACCAAGGAGAGCGTTAAGGAGGACCTTGAGACCAAGGGCCGCCCGCTGCTCAGGAGAGCCATGGAGATCATCGCATACCTCCAGCCCAAAAAGTTTATCGTAGAAAATCCCGACACGGGTCGCATGAAAGAGTACATGACAGAGTGGCCTCACTACGTCGTCGACTACTGCGCCTACTCTGACTGGGGCTACAGAAAAAGAACCAGGCTGTGGACAAACATCGAGGGGTTCGTACCCAAGACGTGCTCGGGGAAGGCATCTTGTCCCAACATGGAGAGGAATCCTTCTTCGGGACGGTGGAGGCACGTGCTGGCCACAGACGCCGGAGGCAGGGGTAGGAAAGGAACCACGAGGAGGTTAAGGTACAGGGTCCCGCCTGCCATGATCTTGGAGCTATTGGACCTGTGCTGAGCTCGTAACGACTGTCGCCAAATATCTCGTGTAAATGTTCTTTCACAAAAATCTTGTGAAAGAATATATCTTACTATAATAATGTATTTTACGATAGTAATGTCTTCTGAAAGAAGGTATCTTACTATAGTAATATCTTAAGATAGTAGTATATCTTACGATATCCTTCTTCTATAAATGTTACATCTCAGATTTAACTCCACATTTTTAGACCAAAGACTATAATATTGTGATAGAATATATCTTCTGAACGAAAGTCTTCTGAAAGAATCTTAAGATACTCTCACATAATCTTTATATCCACAGTCTTTGGAGCTCGAGTACAATACGCGTTTCTCCGCACAATGTTCGGTCCGCTGTGCGGGGGTGTAAAAAAATACACAAACACAATGCTGTGGGAAGCCGTAACCGATAAACCAGTCAAGCTGAAGGGTCTCCTCGAGCTCCTTCTCAACAACATGGACTCTGCGAGGTTGGTCGTGACCTCCCAGTCCATGTCTGTCGTAGACTACCAGAGCAACATGGCCGTGACTGCGTCCATGCCGTCCTCGGTCTTTACCAGCTATGTCTACAAGTCCGACGCAGATTGCCTGTACGCCGGCCTGCCTTACGCCGCCCTGCCCGACCTAAAGTCCTTCAAGGCCAAGTGCAATGTGACGCTGAGGCTCATGGGAGACCCAGAGTGCGGGCAGTACACGATGAAGATTATCATCGCAAACGCCAGCCACATGTCCACCAGCATAAACATGGTCGTGGATCATGTTAAAAAGGAAGCAGACAAGGGGCACCCAGAGGGGGCGGGCAAGCCGTTTACTCTCACCCAGCAAGAGTTTAACACCCTCTGCAAGACCTTCAAGCAGGGTCCGGTGAACCTGGGTGTTTTCGGAGGAGTCCTGGTGGCGTCCGGAGGAGTGGACGGCATCAAGGTGAAGGAGGTCGCCTTTGGAGCGCCAGACTGCGTCACGCCTCACGTAAAGCTGTGCGTCCACGCCGAAAAGATGTCCAGGCTCATTAAGATGGGACCCTTTTCCGCCGGATCTCTCACAGTCTGCGTGGCTCAGGGATCCGTCACCGTGTCCACTCACGGACACTTGGGATCCTTGACCGTGACTCTTTTTGAGGGCTAATGTATTGAAGACGTGGGCGATGTCGCTCGGTTCCACTACCGGTCACTCTCGGTAAAGGAACTTTCTCTGACACAATGAGCATCCCTACGGTCATAGCGTTTAGCGGCAACATCGGAGCGGGCAAGTCCACGCTTCTCAGGGGTCTGGAGGCTGCGGGGTACGAGGTGGTGCCCGAAGACTTTTCCAGATGGGCCCAACTGTTTAAAATGGCCCTGGAGGATCCAAACAGGTGGAAGTTTTCTAGCCAGCTCAAGATTATGCTCACCCAGAGCGAGATCCAGAGGGACGCAAAAAAATCCGACAGCAGGGTCGTGGTGCTTGAGAGGACCACAGAGTGTGTGCTGGATTTCTGCGACGTGGCCATGGAACAGGGGCAAATCCTCCCCGCCGAATACGACATGCTCGTGCAGATTTGGGAAAAGGTAAACGTCCCCGTTGACGCCAAAATCTTTCTAAACACTCCTCCCGAAAAGTGCATGGAGAGGATAGCCGTCAGGGGTCGAGAGTTTGAGAGGGATATACCGGTAGAGTACCTGTCGTCCCTCCACTCCAATTTCGCAAGAGATCCAGACTATATAATGTCTGGTCTCGAGAGCAATGAAGTGGTTCTGGCAAACGCCATAGAGCTGATTGAGAGGATTGTGTCTAAAAATGTGCGGTAAAGATTGTCGCGTCTTGTGTTGTCTATTCTCGCCTAAAAAGAGAATAGAGAATATAGCGACAGATGTAGAAATGCCGTGTGACATCTTCTGAAAGAACACATCTTAAGACGTTGTTACATCTCCTTCTTGTCCTAAAACTCTTTCAGAGATAAGATACTCTTTCAGAGATAAGATATCTTACGATAGTAGTAATCTTCTGAAAGAGAATAAAGTCTTAACTTAAGATGTTACATCTCCTTCTTGTCCCGAACGTTTCCGAAAGAAGTCTTGAGATAGTAATCTTGAGACAGTAGACTGAGAGAATATAGTCTTGCAATATCTTAAGATTGTTACATCTTAAGATATATTCTAGGACACATCTAGCATCTACGTCTCACCTCTGAATAGTCTAGAGACGCCAAATACTTTAAGACGGATCCCTTTAGGATCACAAAAATCTTTTGAGACAAAACTCTGCGAGACACTACGTTAGATGCACAGAGTCTACGGCTGTAACTATTTTCAGAAGATATCCTGTCTAATGACTGAGTGCCGTCTGTAGACGATGTCTTGTCTGAAAGAAAGTCTCTAGCGAGAGAATCTTTGGAGATAAAGTCTCTGAAGATAGAATCTTTGGGGAGAGAATCTTTAGCGAGAGAGTCGTTGGGCATCTTAGCCCTGACTGCTAATCTCACAACCATAAATATCTTGTGAGATAGAAAGGGTTTACGGGTTACCAGCATCTTTGTTGCAAACATTCCTGTGGTGAAACAGCTGCAATCTAGCTAGACCTTTTCTTTCAGAAGATATATTTCTTTTAGAAGATATATTTTTTTTTTCAGAAGGAGACGCTCTCAAGATTAGTCTATCATGAGAAAGAATCTTAAAATAGAAAGTATCTTACTATAGAAAGTCGTTGGACTAAAATGTTGGAGAAGAACTGAGGTGTAACAACATTTGCAGAATATCTCACGATAGTAATATTAAGATGTTACAATCTTAAGATTCTTTATACTTTCAGAAGATTTATTCCATCACAGTCTCCAGACTAGTCTTTGCTAGTCTAGAGACCCGTCTAAAAGTTTTTACAAACTCTCTACGTCTATTCCATATCGTTGTCGTACGGGGGGAGTCTACCCTGCTGTATGGCGTCCATGTAGTTCTCGAGGGCGTCCAGGAGCTTTCCTCCCACACCCCGTCCCCACTTTCTCCTAAAGGCCTGTCCCCTGGGCTCTTCTACCGCTGCGGCTGCGGGTTCGTCACCCAGGACGGTAGAATTGTCGGACGCCACTATCCGAGGCTCGGCGGTCGCGGGGTACATAGGGGTGATCAGGACAGACAGGAGGTCAGTCAGGACGGCCGGGGCGTCCCTACGGGCCCCGGCAATCACCAGCCTCCTCCCCCTGCTTGTCCTGATGACAGCAGACTCTCCAAAGGCCTTGGGAAACAGGAGGCCGGCGGGAGCTGGGATCCTGGAGGACAGAGCCAGTTCAGGCGTCCTCTTTGCGGTCAGGTCTCCCGTAGCGAGCCTCCTGTACGCGGCGATAACCTCAGAGACCCTGGCCTTTATAATCCTGTCGAGCCTGGGCTTCCACTCGTCGACCATGTCGGGGTCAGAGTACACCTCGGCGAAGGCAATGTCGTCAGACAGGCCGTGAACACCGTCCGGCCTATACCTGCCCTCCCTCAGCCTAATTTGGTGGAGCGTCTCCCCGTTGGAAAAGACTGGGACGGCTCTAGCCACCGTGTACGCCAGGGCGGCCTCGTACTCTGCTCCCGATCCGGAAGGCAGGGCCCTCACCAGGGCGGTAAGGTACTCTGGGCCGGTGTCGACGTACATGTTGGCCAGGGCTGTAGCCGCGTCTCCGTTGGGAGGAGGGGAAGGAGATGATGACGCCACCGTCGTTCCGAAACTCTGGAGGTGCCTCACGTAAGCGTCGTACATCTCCCTGGTCTCTGGGATCCTCTTGCCCGAGAACGTCAGGTACTCCACGGGAGGGTTGCCCATCATGCGGACAGACACCCAGTTGTCCACGTACCACCTCCTCGACGCTAACCCTCCTCTGAGGGCCCCCGTGGAACCCTCTGGGAGGACGGTGCCCTTGATGCTGTAACCCGCCACCCAAGGGGCGCTGGTCATAATGCTGACCATTGCAGTCTCGGGTATGTTCAGCCTGGGGTTGCGGACGCTGGGGGTGAGTCCTGGTTTGGCGTCTGGGATCCTGAAGGGTGGCTTAACCATAGGGGTCCTGGGAGATGGACAGTCCGGGGCCCTTCTCCGCATAAAAGCCTTAAACTCGTCCATGGTCCTGGCGTTCTGAGGAAAGAATGTGTCCCTCAGGACTACGTTGGCGTGCCTGTCTTTGCCCTCTGCCGCCATGTCCAGGAAAGGGTGGACCATCTTGTAGGGCATGGCCCTCATGATGGTGGCGCACAGCATCGCGTCCGCCGCCTGGGTGTTGTCCCTGGTGGGAGCGATCCTCAGGACCGCCTGCATGACGTCCGGGCTGGAGATGCCCGCGAGGACCTCCACCCCCAGCACTGGGATATAGTCGGGGGGAATGGTGTGACGCACGGCCTTGTACAGGCCCCTGTGCTTTTTTCTCTGGGCCGGGAGCTTCACGACCTTGTGGGCGTGGATGGACTTGAGGATCTTTTCCGCCTCTTTGGCGGCCTCGTCCACGGGCGCCGGGGGAAAGCGCCTCGGGGGGAACCTGCCTCCCCCAAAGCCCCTGGGCCTGACGGTCCCCCTGACGGTCTTGGCCGGTTTCGGAGGACCCGCCGCGCCGGCTGCGGCTTTCGAACCCGCTGCGGGTCTCCCACCCGCCGCTCGTCTCCCACCTTCAACGGGTCTCCCTCCTGCGGCGGGTTTCCCTCTTACGGCGGGTCGTCCTCCTCTCCTCACCTTGGCTAACGCGTTTAGGTACATGTCTGTTTTCTTTAAAACGCAGAACCATAAAAATGCACGGGTGCAATTGTAACAGAGTGTCGGGACACCTCTCGGCAGTGAGGTCCTCTGGACTGGAAAACGGACCTTTCGGTCCTTCAGGTTTTGGACCCTCCATGTGGTTCACTATGCACAGCGGAGCCGCAGAGAGGGCCATCAGGGGAGGATACCTGACCGAGAATGAGAAGGCGGCCTGGGAGTCTTGGCTGCGGAACCTCTGGGTCTGCATCCCCTGTGAGTCTTGCAGAAGGCACTATGTGGGGATTATAAACGCCGTGGACTTTGGGAGCGTAAACACCGGAGACAAAGTTTTTAGGCTCACGGTAGATGTCCACAACATGGTCAACGCTCGGTTGAATAAGCCGCACGTGACGCTCCAAAAGGCCATACGCATCTACGGTTTGGATACCAAACTCGGACCTGCATCTACTATAACTTTTAGAGCAAATACAAGCACTTTTAACTGAGACTAAAAATATCTGCAAAAGGTATCTACTAGTATAAACTTGTCCAAAGATAATATCTGAGAAGATCATGGCCTGCTACAGACCACGTTACGACAGCCCAAATCCATACGCCAACTGGGACGACTGCGAGTCGGTGTCTTCCCTCGGATCCTTTGGAGGCGACTATGACCACGACGAAGAGGACTCTTTTCAGGATCCTCTGGCGGTTGGGGACGAAGACGTCTTTGAGGAGCCCGAGAGGGTCCACGTTTCTATCGTAAACATTTGCAAGGTGGCCAGGATGTCTGTGGAGGAAGAGAGAAGGGCCATAGCGACCAAAAAGGCAAAAGAGGTCGCAAAGGAGCTGTCTGAGACCATGAGCGTGAAACTGAGGTGGCTCTCTGACTTTGCCTGCGATAAACCGGGGCCCAAGAGGAGAAAGAAGAAGGGTCTGTCTATGGTAGACTATCCCACCCTCGGTTCCGAGGCTCCTGTAGGCTCTAGCATTAAGCTAAGCAAGATTGGAAAGGGCTGCACCCTCGTCATGGCGTCTGGAGGCACCAGAGTGAACGGATCTCACCCTCTTGTCAGAGAGTTTAACGGTGAGAAGCCTCCCAAGAATGTGGGCAGAAAATCTGGCCCCGCTTGGTTCGGCTACCTTTCTGCGAAAAATGCCACCGACAACAAGACTAGCGGTAAACAGTCTGACAAGGAAGTCGAAGACGATTGGACATTTGTGAGCAAAAAGGGCAAGGGTATCCAGCCTAAAGACGCAAAGCCTCAAGGCGTAAAACATCAGCACGCCATACGCCGCGACGACAGGCACCGTTACGGAATGAGAGGCACCAGATACGGAGCTCTAAATTACGGCTACAAAGATCAGCAACAGCAGCGTCCTGCTCAAGGACAGCAGTCCAGAGAACAGTGGCAGAGACATCTTCGCGAAGGTGAGGGCCAGTGGACTCAGAGACGCCCTGTCCAGCAGCAGCAGCAGCGCCCTGTGCAGCAGCAGCAGCGCCCTGTGCAGCAGCAGCAGCGCCCTGTGCAGCAGCAGCAGCGCCCTGTGCAGCAGCAGCAACGCCCTGTGCAGCAGCAGCAGCGCCCTGTGCAGCAGCAGCAACGCCCTGTGCAGCAGCAGCAACGCCCTGTCCAGCAGCAGCAGCAGCAGCGACGCCCTGTCCAGCAGCAGCAGCAGCAGCAGCAACGCCCTGTTCAGCAGCAGCAACGCCCTGTTCAGCAGCCTCCGCAAAAACCTCTGAAAAAGAGCAAGCCTCCTCCCACCAATCAGAAAATAGTGAAACCCCAAAACCCCAAAACCCCAGAGCCCCAGCCCCCTCCGCAAGACTGGTTCGACAGTGTTTAAACTAGACTAGAAATTATTTGCATATCCCTCTCTTTGGAGGGATATGCAATATTTTATTCCACAGTCACTGTGTATCTTATAATAAAAAGGAAATGTCTTCTGTAACCGGTTCAGGTATCACAAGTGGTTTCATCGACTTGGCCACTTATGACAATCTCGAGAGAGCAATATACGGGGGCTCGGACGCCACTACGTACTTTGTCAAGGAGCATTACCCCGTAGGGTGGTTTACCAAGCTGCCGTCTCTGGCCGCCAAGATGTCGGGCAACCCGGCTTTCGGGCAGCAGTTTTCGGTCGGCGTTCCCAGGTCGGGGGATTACATCATCAACGCCTGGTTGGTGCTCAAGACCCCCGAGGTCAAGCTCCTGGCCGCAAACCAGCTGGGAGAAAACGGCACCATCAGGTGGACAAAAAACCCCATGCACAACATTGTGGAGAACGTCAACCTCTCATTCAACGACATCAGCGCCCAGTCCTTTAACACGGCATACCTGGACGCCTGGAGCGAGTACACCATGCCAGAAGCCAAGCGCATAGGCTACTATAACATGATAGGCAACACCAGCGATCTCATCAACCCCGCCCCGGCCACAGGCCAGAACGAAGCCAGGGTTCTCCCGGCCAAGAACCTGGTTCTTCCCCTCCCATTCTTCTTCTCCAGAGACAGCGGCCTGGCCCTGCCAGTTGTCTCCCTCCCCTACAACGAGATCAGGATAACAGTCAAGCTGAGGGCCATCCAGGACCTCCTGATCCTCCAGCACAACACCACAGGGGTAATCAGCCCCATCGTGGCCGCCGACCTCGAGGGAGGTCTCCCCGACACTGTCGAGGCCAACGTTTACATGACCGTTGCCCTCATCACCGGGGACGAGAGGCAGGCCATGAGCAGCACAGTCAGGGACATGGTCGTGGAGCAGGTGCAGGCCGCCCCAGTCCACATGGTCAACCCCAGGAACGCGGCCACCTTCCACACCGACATGCGGTTCTCACACGCAGTCAAGGCCCTGATGTTTATGGTGCAGAACGTCACACACCCTTCCGTTGGCTCCAATTACACCTGCGCCACTCCCGTCGTTGGAGTCGGCAACACGGTCCTGGAGCCAGCCCTGGCGGTGGATCCCATCAAGAGCGCCAGCCTGGTGTACGAAAACACCACAAGGCTCCCCGACCTGGGAGTCGAGTACTACTCGCTGGTGCAGCCCTGGTACTATGCCACCTCCATCCCAGTCAGCACCGGGCACCACCTCTACTCTTATGCCCTTAGCCTGCAGGACCCCCACCCATCCGGATCCACCAATTACGGCAGACTGACTAACGCCAGCCTTAACGTCACCCTGTCCGCTGAGGCCACCGCGGCGGCCGCAGGAGGCGGAGGCGACAACTCTGGGTACACCACCGCCCAAAAGTACGCCCTCATCGTTCTGGCCATCAACCACAACATTATCCGCATCATGAACGGCTCGATGGGATTCCCAATCTTGTAAAGAGTATTTTTCAGCGCAAAGTCTTTTCCGTCATGGGTCCTCCATGATGAAAATAAAACATGAAGTGTCCGTTTGCCACAAAACGGGTCTTTTCGGAGTCACTTGTCTCTGACAAATCTTAACATGGCAAACTTTGTGACAGACTCTCGCAACGGACTCACCATCTCTTGCGCGCCGCAAGATCAGTCTCACCTGCACCCCACAATCAGGGCTCTGGTTATGGAGGGTGATTCTGTAATCTTTAGAGGACTGCCACATCCAGACATTTACCGCGAGGCTCCTCCCACCGGACTGAGGATCAAGGACTGCCTGGTGTACGATTCGTACGAGGGCGCCTTGGTCAATGTCTTTTGGCACGGAGGGCAGTGGTGGTTCTGCACCAGCAAGAAGCTGAGTATCGACAGGGCCTCTTGGAGCGCCTCTCCCGGCAGCTTCAAGAGAGCCTTCGTTAACTGCCTAAGGAAAACGTGGATGGACGACAGGAGCTGGGCCGATCTTTTTGACAGGAGCTACATGCCCAGCTTTTGCGACGCGAATCTGGACAAGGACCTGGGATATGTCTTTATGGTCTTTGACCCGGAGGAGCGCATCGTCTGCTCCGACACCGAGCAGAGTCTCCGTCTGCTGGCGACATTCGACAGGCGCACCAACTCTCACAGCTACGAGTGCTCTCTGACCCTGACTTGTGGCACCGAAGTGGAGGTGCCCAGGCCAATCTGCCTCAAGAACGAGAGAGAGTTTCTCTTGCACCTGAGATCTCAGGATCCTCGCAGGGTCGCCGGCGTGGTCCTAATTGACGCTCTGGACATTCACTACAAGATTCTCCCATCTGAGTACACAAAGGTGCTCGACGCCAGGGGAGAGCAGCCCAGACTGCTCAACAGAATATTCCAACTGATGGAGATGGGTCCAGAGGGAGAGGCCCACATCGAAGTCCTGTGCCGCTACTTTTCAGACGTCAGAGCGGCCATGGATAGGGCGTGGGACGTTAGGGAGAGGATAGTCCAGTGCTACCTCGATCTGACCGAGCCAGACTCTGAGCCTCAGGTCTGGATGACAAGGAGGCTGATGGAGATTGTGCGCGGCTGCAGACCCGGAACAGAGAGGATCATGATTAACAGGTTCCTGAGGACCATGACCACCGGACAGAGAAAGGCGTTTTACAAGAAGCACGCCTGCCTGGCCGGAGGAGACAACGCCTGGATTTCTTCAGATGCTCCCATCAAGCAGGCCAAAACTGTTCAGGATCTTGTAGAGTTTCCCGACGACAACTGCCAGGACATGGACGAGCTGTTTGTGGTCAGAACGTAAGGAGGATACTGAGGTAAGTATGAGGTGAGTATAAAATGTAAACACTGTGTTTTAACACAGTATTTACATTACATTAAGACTGTTTGATGGAAAATATCTAGAGACGTTGACCCACATTTTTAGGCCTAACACTTTATGAGAGTAACGACTCTTTTAGGGATAATATCTTAAGATTTAATATTTTAGGATATTTTACATCCAGTACCACTCTCTTAAACTTTGTGAGACTAAAGTATCTTAAGATAGTAAAGACTTAAGATATCCTTGTTCTATAAATGTAGTTACATCTCGCTCTTGTTCTGAAAGAAAGAAATCTTAAGATAGTAAAGAATCTTAAGATAATAGTAAAGTCTATAAATGTAGTTACATCTCATTCCAAAAGATCTAGTTTTTTAAACCGCAAGAGTCCCAACATTCCTCATACAGAGACCGTAGACTTTGTATGGGGGTTTAATGCTGAGACTCGCCTTATTGCCGCCGAAACCCAATCGGACTTTGGACGTAAACACCCGGGCCGATGATAACGACGCATACTGCGAGCCGTGTGGACTGCGCAACAATGTCGCGTAGGCCTTCGCTTAATGGTTAAACAAACGCGATCTCGCGTACGGGCTGGGATCGACATTAATAACCAGCGGACCCCGTAAGGGGTCCGTATTGTAATGTGTTTACAGAAACGGGGTGTCCATCATTTCGGTACGCTCACGCTGCTCCAAACGCTGTCCGGAGTCTATCGACCGTCCCGATGGCAGCCGTCAAACCGGCCAAGACCGAGGACACGTTGTCCTCTGCCTGGGTTTCTGCCAGGACAAGAGTCTCGACGGGTGCCACTGGCGCTTCTACTGTTGGTTTGTCCATTTTTTTTTATACGCGCGCTCCAACGGGATGGTTTTTTATTAACAGAGACATTCCAGTCGAGATTATTTCTCTGTCGACTAGAATGTGTCGTTCATCTCTGGATTATATCCCTCACAGCACCTTTCTCAGGTACCCCTCAATGTCCTTGACGGTGTACGGGACCTCTATGAGATTTATGCCCAGCTTCTGACAGGCCGCCCTCTTGTAGCAGTCTCGCTCGTGCTGCTTCCTTAAGTCCTGTCTGCCTCCCTTGTGGAACACAGAGACGTACTCGTAGTGCTGCCTACCCTGGTACTCGATGGCCGTCTTGAGGGACTTGGAGTAGCAGTCGAGCTCCAGCGCCCTGCCCGTGTCTGGGTTGACGATACCCTTGTGTCTAATCTTTTCGAACCTCTTGCCCGTTATCCTGTAGGCGGCCTCCCTGCACGCCGCCTCTCCCTTGCTCTCTGAGGGTTGCTGCTGAGTCCCGTCTTCCCGGGGACGGTCATTGCTCTTCTTCCCACGTCCAACCAGTTTGAGGATTGCCCACAATATTCCGAAAGACGCCCCGAAGCCGTACAGCATTCCTTCTGGATCCATTGCATTTTAAATGGACCCCAACATGAAACGATACAACATTTCGGGTCCGTTTTACAGCCTCCACGAATAACATACGAGTTAAACAACCAAAAATGGGCATAAAAGGACTGAAACCCCTTCTTAGAAGCTACGGAGTGCACGAGTACGCGGTGCCCCTGTCCCAGATGGCCGGCAAGACCATCGCCGTGGACGGCACCTTCCTCCTGCACAAGTACAAAAACTGCCACAGCGTCCCGTGGCACTACCTGACGCTGTACACCCTCTCGAACCTGAGGCTGAAGAACGTCAAGGTCCTCTTTATCTTTGACGGCATGTCTCCGCCCGAAAAGTCTAGGGAAAAGAGCAACAGGAGGTGCAGGAAGCAGGCCCTGATGGAAAAGGGCGCCCTCATCAAGGCTCAGCTGGAGGTATGGAAGAAGAACGGAGGCGAGCAGGCCCCCGAGCTGGCAGCCGTCTCCGAGAGGCTCGTCAAGACCAGGGGCCTGGACCCCAGCCTGACGGACCCCGAGACGGTGCAGGTCATGACGGACTACGTGGACAACATGTCCAGGGACACCAGGGTCACCTCGGACGACTACGAGCTCATGAGGAGGTCCCTGGACGCCTTCGGGTTCCCCTACGCAGACGCCCCCGACGAGGCCGAGCTGTGCTGCGTAAGGCTGGTTCAGATGGGCATAGCGGACGCCCCAATGACCATAGACTCTGACGCCCTGGCGTGCGGGGCCCTGCACGGCGTGGACGTGGTCTACACGGACCTCCACGGCGAAACCCTCACTGCCATGTCAACATTAAAGTCCAAGGAGGCCCTCGGCCTTAACGGAGAGCAGTTTATGGACCTGTGTGTCATGTGCGGCACAGACTTTAACCAGAGGGTGCACAAGCTGGGACCAGTGACGGCCCTCAAGCTCATCAAGGCCCATGGGTCCATAGAGAACATACCATCCGCCGCCGCCCCGTCCACGTCGTGCTTGGAGGCAGTCAGGACTAGGGAGATACTCTCTGGCGGGGACATGGAGTCCAGGAGGAAAGACTACGAGGCCATGGTGCAGAAGCCCGTGTCTGCCGAGCTCATCAGGAGTGTGTTTCCTCCCGAGTTTCTGGACAAGCTCCTTCACGAAAACTGGCAGCTGAGGGACGCTATGAAGAGGATGGCTCCCGAGGCCTTTGAGAAGTGCAAGCGCAAGTGAGAGTGCGTATCACGAGTATGTACGAGTATGTGCGTGTAGTATGTGCGTTTCCGTCTGCCGTCTGGCAGATGGAAATTCTGTGTGTGTTTTTTAGGATCCAGGATATTCGTTACCTCAGAGACCATTCCATCTCTCTCTGCAAAGAGAGATGGAATACACTATGCTAGATCCTAGAAAAAGGATTTGGTCCACCCGTACCCTACCATCTTCTCTCTCCTGTCCACGAGCTGACGCTCTGCAAACTTTCTGTGGTCGAGGTGAGAGGATCCCACCCCCGTCAAGACTCCTCCGGCCCAGCCTTCGAAACGGTCCGACCCCATGTTGGAGGGGGCGGGGTAGACGGGCACGGTGCCGGCGGCAAACGCAGAAGGATCGGTCACGTAGGCCGTCTTGCGGCCCGCTATGGGAGACGGAGCCCTCACCGCCGAGTATTTTTTTTCGGTCCTGTCCCTGTACATGGCGACGGCGGCCATCACGAGGAGCCCGGCCAGAGCCAGGGCACCTTCACCCTTGAAGGCGAGCACGGTTAGCACGGGTACCGAAGCGAGCACAATCCAATGTCGACAGTCTGTGTCCATTTTCATTAAAAAGTATAGAAAATGGACACGTCACCCTACGACTTTTTAAAGCTGTACCCCTGGCTCGGCCGGGGGGAGGTCGACGAGGGCACCCTGCTGGACGCTTTCCCCGGAGAGACTTTCGAGCAGAGCCTGGCGTCGGACGTCGCCATGAGGAGGGCCGTCCAGGACGACCCCGCCTTTGGCCACCAGAAGCTGGTAGAGACCTTCCTGTCCGAAGACACCCCGTACAGGGAGCTGCTGCTGTTTCACGCGCCGGGCACCGGCAAGACGTGCACCGTGGTCAGCGTGGCCGAAAGGGCCAAGGAAAAAGGTCTGACCAGAGGCTGCATAGTCCTGGCCAGGGGAGCGGCGCTCCTCAGAAACTTTTTACACGAGCTCGTCTTTAACTGCGGGACGGGCGGCAAGTACATCCCCGATGGCTACGCCGACATGGGGGACCAGGAGAGGACCAGGAAGCTGAGGAAGGCCGTCTCGTCCTACTACCAGTTCAGGACCTACGAGACCTTCGCCAAGAGCGTGGCCACCATGAGCGCGGAGGCCATCATGGCCAGGTACGACAGGTTCGTGATAGTCATGGACGAGGTGCACCACCTCAGGTCAGTGCAGGCCGAAGGCGTCAACACCTACTCTGCCCTCAGCAGGTTTCTGAGGACCGTCAGGGGGTGCGTAAAAATGCTCCTAACGGGCACCCCCATGACCAACGAGCCTGGAGAGCTGGCGGACGTCCTCAACCTTATACTCCCCCAAAATAAGACAATTAGGCCAGAGGACGGGATATTCTCCAACTCGGGAGACCTCCTCAAGCCCGACGAGCTGGCCGAGAGGGTCAGGGGGAGGGTGAGCTACCTCAAGGCCGCCAGGCCCGACGCGGGTCTGACCTTTGCCGGGGAGGTGCTGGGAGGCACCGGCATGACCCACCTCAGGCTGGTGAGGCTCGAGATGTCGGCCTTCCAGTCCGACGCCTACGCCTCGGCCTGGGACCAGGACGCCGGGGACCGCAACATCTTTAGCAACTCTAGGCAGTGCTCCCTGGCGGTCATGCCGGACAGGAGGTGGGGATCGGCTGCGGAGGCCAGGAACCCGAGTCAGGTTAGGAGGATGGCCGGGCAGAACCTGGCCGAGTACAGCGTAAAGTACGACTACCTGGTGAGGGTGGCCTCGTCATCCCCCAAGACGTTCGCCTACTGCGAGTACGTCAACGGCAGCGGCCTGTCCCTGCTGTCTGACATCCTTCTGGCAAACGGGTGGAGGAGAGCCACCGGCAGGGAGACTACTCCCGGAAAGAGGTTCGCCCTCCTCACCGCGTCCCAGAAAAACATTCACAAAATTGTCCAGAGGTTCAACCACGAGGACAACGTGAACGGGGCCTACATATCCCTGCTGCTGGGGTCCAGGGTGGTGGCCGAGGGCTTGACGTTTAAGGAAGTGAGGCACACGGTCATCCTCACCCCCCACTGGAATTACACCGAGACCGCCCAGGCCATAGCCAGGTCCTGGAGGGCGGGTTCCCATGACAGGCTCAAGGCCAGGGGAGAGGCGGTGGCAGTCACCGTCCACAGGCTGGTGGCTGTTCCCAGGGGCAGGGACACCCCCAGGTCCATAGACTCTGACATGTACGCCGTGTCCGAGGTCAAGGACAAGAGGATAAAGGCGGTGGAGAGGATCCTCATGACTTCCGCCGCCGACTGTTCCCTGCTCAGGTCCAGGAACCTGTACCCTTCAGAGTTTGACGGCTCCAGGGAGTGCGAGTACGGGAGGTGCGCCTACAGGTGCTCTAACGTGTCCGTGGAGCCCGGTCCCCTGCCCGCTTCGTCGGGCGCGTCGGCCGCGGAGGCCGTGGCTCACGTGAGGCTGGACGGCGGAGGCGACCCAGCGATCATGAAGGTGGACATGTCCACGCTGTGGGCCGAGGTGACGACGGGCAGGAGTTACGTCAACAGGTGGGGGGACGGCGCTGTACTCAGGGCGGAGGGAGGCAGGCTGGAGCTGTCTGCTCCCTACGGTTCTTCGGAGGAGGGGAGGTGGGGAGACTTTTACAAGACGAGGAACCTCTGCTACGCCAAGATGGACCAGGACCAGCTGAGAGCAGACGACCTGAGGGACAGCCTGCCCCAGGATGTGGAGGAGCTCCTGACGGTGTCTCCCGTGGAGACCATAGGAGAGACGGCGAGTGCCATGCCCCAGGAGGTAGCGACTGCCATCCTGATGGCCTGCGTTCAGGCCAGGGCCGACGGCAAGACCCTCAACGCCGTCAGACGGGACGCCCTGTTGGACTTTTACAAGGGCTTCTACGCCATGGGTCCTTCGGGCTGGACCGTGTGGCTCCACGCCCGGGGAGCAAACGCCAAGGTGTACGACGGCCGTAGGTGGAACCCGGCGGACGAGGACACCCTAGAGTTCCTCGCGGCCAGGAGTGCCAAGTTCACAGACACCCGCATAGGATACTACGGCCTCTACAACCCCAACCTTAAAGACTTTTGTATCAGGGACGTGACACAGGGTAAGAGGGACAAGGTGGACTTGAGGAAGCTGACGGTGGGCAGGAGGTGCGTGGACTGGGATCAGAGGACCCTGGTGCACATCGTGGCCAGGCTCATGAAGATTGACGGCAGGAGGGACTTTATACCCCACGCGACCCTGAGGGAGATGAGGGAGCTGGCGGAGCAGGATCCCCTCCACGAGTCCTCTGACCTGACCAGCAAGGAGGCCTGCAGGCGGTTCCTGTTTTGGACCCAGAAAGGTGACAACAAGTTTAGGAGGCAGGACATCTGCAAGGCCATGGAAAAGTGGTTCATCGAGAACGACCTGATGGAGGATAACTTTGACTGCGGTCATCAGCACAAGAGGAGAGGCAAGTTTGCCTGAGGCGGGTGGAATAGAGTTACAGTCTTTAGACGGGAATCCGTCTGGAGACTTGCGATAAAATATCTTGTGATAGAAAATAAAGATATCCACATTTATATAATTTATAAATGTTGTTACACCTCATTCTTATCCTAAAAAGTATATTACGATAAAGGTTCTTGAGAAAATATAGTATCTTAAGATGTTACATCTCCTTCTTATTCTAGAAAGTCTTTCAGAGATAATATTTTCTGAAAGAGATAGCTTACACTAGTACTAAGGTTTTACGATGTTACATCTCCTTTTTGTCCTAAAATATCTTAAGATAAAGTCTTCTGAAAGAGACTAAAGACATCCACATTTATAGATTCTATAAATGTTGCTACATCTCCTTCGTGTCCTAAAATATCTTAAGATAAAGTCTTCTGAACGAGACTAAAGAAAGACTTAAAATGTCGTGCACCGTTCTCGTCTTAATCTTCTAAAACCTTAAAGGGTTTTAAAGGATTCTCAGGTTCTATTAGCACCACTCAAAGGATTCATCGTCAGAGTAGGAATAGTCCACGTACTCTCTGCCGTCCGCCTCCGGCACCTTCACCATGGGCTCGTCAAAGAAACCCTTGCCGCACAAGAGCCCCATGTACCCCGTACCGGCTCTCACGGGTAGACCCGCCGCTACCCTCGCTCCGGCTCCGGCGCAGTGCTCAGTTTCCGCCGTGCACCCGGCTCCCGTCAGGATATCTAGGGACTCCTCGAAGGCCGCCCTGCTCAGGGGTCCGACCTCGCACGTCCTCATGGTGTACCTGTCTATGGGAGTGGGCCTGCCCCTTCTCATCATCCTGTCCGTCAGGAGCTTGATGTGAGCCGGGTACAGGTTGTCCCCCACGCAGCTAAACATTAGCTCGTACAGCCTCTTTTTGGCCGCCGCCAGCCCCAGGGTCTCGTACACGTCCCACACGTCGTCTGTCCTCACCCTCTCCCAGTCTGCCAGGGGATGGCACAGGAACGCTCCCAGGTTGGTCCCCTTTGTCACCGCCACCCACCCTCCGTCCCTGCCCCTGAGGAGCCTGTAGGACTCTACACCGGGAGTGCCGCCGACCTGCACCGAAAAGAGACCTGTAAAGAGGTTGTTCACGGGGTAGTTTGCGGACCAGGACAGCGTCACTCCAAAGGAGGAGACGGACACGTCAAAGTGAGGATGGGGAAACTTTTCGGCCACCGCGTACGCCACGTCCGCGGGACTTATCCTCAGCTTGAAGCACTTGACGGGATCCAGCTCGAGGCTCGCAGTCTTTCCCACCGTGGCCGTGCTGGGTCTGACGGCCAGCAGGTCCAGGAGGTCCCTCCTGACGAACGAGCACCCCACCAGGTCCCTCACCTCATCCCCGGGAGTGGAGGGGTCCACCTTCAGCGGCACCACGCACTGCCTCCTCATGGGTTTCTGACTGAGGCCCAGGAGCTCCCCGAAGGGCACGGACCCCGCGTCGTCCAGCCACCCTCCCGCCTTGTGGAAGGTGTCTAGGGTCTGCTGGGTCTGCTTGGCTCCTATGGACTGGGCGCACAGGACACCCACAGCCTCTCCCGGACACAGGACCGCCGCCGCGTAGGACCTTGCCACCCTCTCCCTCCAGGCAAAGTGGTCCTCGCACGGGTGTTCCTCCGCTCCCTTCAGGATAACGGAGGCGTGCTTAAGGACGAGGGACTCTCTCACCGGATCGGGAGCGCCGGGGCACAGTCCAACGGGCACCAGGAGGGAAGCCTCCTCTACGCTGGTCACCGCCGGGGACCTGAGACCTGAGATCTGAGAGAAGCACTCTTGCGAGGAGTACTCTTCAGCCAAGGTCTTAAAGTTTACGGGACATCCGTCCGACCAGCACCTCTGAGGGTCCATGCCGTGCCCGCCGTAAACAAACTGCACCACGTTCCCCATGGCGTCCCTCACTGTGCCGTCGTAGGCAGAGACCAGGTCCTCGTTGAGCTTAACCATCTTGCGTTCGGCGTAGCCGGTGACCCCAGTCATCTGAGATGTGCTTATCATACCCTCCCTGCCGGACTTTGCGTGAAAAAACACCTCCCTGGGGTTGAGGCCCTTGAGGAACGAAGATCTCACGAATCCCCTCGACTCGTACTTGAGGGTGGTATGTTCCGAGTCCCACACCCTGGGGTAGTGGGGGAGGCTCCTCCTGCCCCCGTCTATCTCCTTACCCGGCCTCGACCCTCCCACGTACTGCTGGCCCAGGAGCCCCGCTATCTGCGTCAGGTTAAACATGTCCCCCTTGGACTGGGCCCTGGACATGACGGCCATCCTGTTGTCGGGTGTGAGTGCGGCGCACGTCACCGCCTGCCCCCTGTCCCTGGCCCCGCACAGGGCCACAGACACCCCGTCCTCGTCATCCGCCGCCTCCGCCTCCAGGATCTTGGAGCACACCGCGTCGGCCACCATCCTCACCGTCTCCTCGGGCCTCTCTGTCAAGCAGTCAGAGTACCCCACCGAAAAGGGTCTGTGAGACAGCCAGGCGTTGGTTAGGAACTGGAGCTTATCCACCAGCTTCCCCGCCGCGTCCCCTCCGTTCTCGAGGCACACTACCCTCACAATCTTTTTCACCGCAGATTTAGTGAGGTGGCCAGAGACAATCTTTCCAGACTCTATCCTGCACCCTCCTCCACAGTCCACAGTCAGGGTGGACGGGAGGACAGAGGACAGAATGTCCCTAGGCGTCGCTCCCTTCTCGACATCCCTCACGTCCCAACCCTCGCAGCCGCGAACCTCCATGAGGCAGGCCGCGAGCTCCTCGGGAGGGCAGGGGATGGCAGAGTTTAGGCTCATGAGGTGGCAGCCCAGCACGCCGTCCTGCACCAGGGACACTTCTGCGTGAGGACCCCTGGCGCTCATGATGACGCTCTTTGGGTTCATGAGAAGCATCGTCTCGGACCTGGCCTGGGGACCCTGCGGGAGGTAGAGGTTGCCCTCGTCCCCGTCGAAATCCATGTTAAAGCCGCTCGTGACAGACAGGTTCAGCCTGATTGTCTTGCCGGGGAGCCTCTTGACCCTCATGCCCAGCATAGAGTTTCTGTGCAGGGTGGGTTGCCTGTTAAGGGCCACGGGATCCCCGTCCACCAGACACCTCGTCACGGTCATGCCGGGCTCCAGTTTGGGCCACGAAAACGGAGGCGGCCTGGTCACCGTCTCCCCCGTCTTCCAGCTCCTCAGAACCACCGACGGGTCCCGGGCGTCGTACGAGGGTCTGGTCACCCTGCCCAGGGGAGATCCGTCCGCCGTCTCCATGTGGTCCCCGTGAGAGGGCCTCCACTCGGAGGGCCTGTGCACCGTCCCGTCCCTCGTCTCCACCGAAGAGACCCTGCCCTCCCTCATCATCGCCTCCAAATAAGAGACGTTGAAGGGGGTGACCATGACGGGCACAGTCAGGTTGTCGGCTATGGCTTCGGGCACCCCCACCTCGTCCACCTCCAGGGTGCCGTCTGGACCCACCACCGACCTGCCAGTCTGGTTCCTCCTCTTGCCCATGATGTTCTGCCTGAGGAGCCCTCCCTTCTTTCCTATCCTCTCCTTGATGCCCACCATGGGCTTGCGGTTGGTGGCGTGCATGACCTTGCCCTTGGTGTTGTCCACAAAGCACAGGGTCTTGAGCCTGAGCTGGGCCACCAGACCCTCGACGGCGGGGTCGTCGTGCTCCAGGGCCTTTATCCTCTGGTTTACCTTGACTATCTGAGACACAAAGACGCTGAGGTTGTCGTCCTGCATGGCGCCGTCTGGCCACTGCCTGGCGTTGGGTCTGCAGCAGGGAGGCAGGACCGGCATCCTGGTCATGACCAGCCTCCTGGGGTGGAACCTGACGTGAGATCCCTTTCCCCTGCCCAGGACCCTGTCCACGTCAGAGTCCCTCACCCTGTCCAAGGTGGCCAGGATGAGCTCGGGAGGCATCGTCTCGGGCTCGCCGTCCTTTCTCCTAACAGTCACCCTGATGGCGCAGGGATCGTGAGCGTCTACCAGCCTCACGAGCGGCCTCTGGGCCCCACACGCGTCGCACGCAGAGTACGGGGCGAAAAAGAAGGGCATGGGTTCGTTTCCAACCGCCCCGCAGACGTGACAGCACCTCTTGAGCCAAGCGACAGTCTCCTTGTAAAAGAGCACCACCGGCTTCGCCAGCTCTATGTGCCCAAAGTGTCCCGGGCACTCACGTCCGGTGTTTTCGCACGTTGGGCACAGTGCGTTCTCGTCGTCGGCCCCCGCCGATCCCATCCTGGGGTCGTAAACGGACCCCGTCTCTGCCTTGAGGCAGGACTTGGTGACTTCCACGACCGAGGTGGCCAGGATCTCCTCGGGCGAGCAAACGCCAAAGAGGAGCCCTTCCACCTGAAGAGATTTAGATGCAAACATTTCCATGGTTAAATAAAAAATTATCCGTTTTGGGTAATTTTTCGGTACGCCGGATTTTTTAATCTAACTTAAACAAAAAAGTATATGCATACCCTGTTATTTTTCGCAGTAGGACTCCTGTTTGCGGGCAGCGACGTCTCGTGCTCGACCGATTTAAGCAACTCTACCGCATTGTCCGACACTGCCCTGAACGCTACGGCTGTTAGAAACAAGGCCCGCGAGGACGCGAGGGCCAAACTGGTTAGGGGAAAGATAGAGATTTCTGACGACGAGGAGGACGAGTGCAGCGGATGCGAGAAGGTGCACGTCGGCACATCTCAGTGCGAGTGCACCGTGACTGCCGTGGTGTTTGCTGTGGTGTCTGCTCTTAGCAACATCATCGTTTGGTGCGTTACCCTGTTTAGCGCAAGCAAGGCCGGTCTGAAGAAAAAGTTTTTCCCGAAAAAGAAGAAGAGTGCACCTCCCATAGTCTTAGGAAACATGGCGACCATGGACATTTCTGTTTAAAATGATGGATAAAATCGCGCCCGTTGCAACATCTTAACGGTCTGACGCTCCGCATTTGTACTCTGCGCAAACTAATCCCGTATAAATATCCGCTGCAAAAAAATATCTACGTCATGTCTGTTGCAATAATTCTAGGTCTGGCGTGCGCGTGCGTCCTGGTTGGGATGGCCCTCAAGCTCGTGATTATAGCCATAGCAAAGAAAATGTCTGCCATGGTGGACGTAGCCGGACTGTCTACAGTCGGAGTTCCGGCTAAGTGGTGATGAAGTAGGAAAAACTGTAGGTTTTAGCATCTATTAACGCTTAGGGCGTTAATAAATGTACAGAGCGTTTGGACTAAAAATGTGGATGGTAACTGAGATGTAACGACATTTATAAACTATTATCGTAGATACTTAGGATATATCTCTCTATCTTAAGATACTTTACTCTTTCAGAAGATTACCATCAGAAGATTACCTCTAAAAGACTTTCTATCTCAAAAACTTTTAAGATGAGAATGAGATGTAACAACATTTACAGACCATTATCGTAGATAACAAAGACTTGCTACTTATCCTAAAATACTTTTCTTTTTCTGAAGGAATCCCAGATGCAGCGTATCGTCGATCCGTTTCCAGACTCTGCTAGGAAATGGAACGGTGTCACCCCATGTTCAGATCCTAATAGCTATATCTGCTAGAGAAGCTGGGGGAGGCGGTGTGGAACGAGGTTCCGGAGGAAGGGGTCTTTCCGTCGTAGTAGTACCCGTAGGCCATCAGGCATCCGACGACTACGGCGAGGCCGATCATACCCAGGAAAAGCATACGACCGACGCCCTGATCTGGGTCGTATTTTGCGTTCATCGTGACTGGTTCTTTTTCCCCAGAGTGTGGGAAAAAAAATTATTATGAGGTGACCATCCTGCTCACCATGTTGTCAAACATCTCCTGGAGCTTGGCCTTTCTTTTGACGGACATGAGGGTGGGAACGGTGTCCAGGAATGGGTTGGTGCCGTCCAGGTCGTACTCTACCACGAACCTCATGTCTCTGCCCCACGGGATGAAGCCCATATAGTAAATGGTGTCGTCCAGCCACCTCCGGTCCACAAAGGCTGTGGGGGTCACGCCAGAGTGCTTCATCAGGGCTCCTATGGTAAACTTCTCAAACACCTCAAAGTAAGTCTTGAGGGACTTGTTGTTGCTGTCCTTGGTCCCCATCACCCTGAGTTCGTTGAGGGGGAGAAACAGGTTAAAGGCTGTGGCCCTCATGACGTCCTTTTCCGCATCCGTGAGGACCTTGGTGAGCCTCTGCATAGACAGGGTCCTCGCCATAGTCCACAGGCCCTCCTCCGCGACAACAACGTGCATGAGGTTCTTCATGGTGAGCAGGGAGGACATGTCTATGTTGGAGGGCCACCCCGCGTGGTAGTTTAGTTCGGCTATGGACGACACGGGGTGGGTGTGGAAGGACACGAGGCCGTCGGGGGCTCCCACAAAGTGAGCGCCCCCCTTCTGCACCGACCCGCTGTCAAACACGGACACTCCTACTGCTGGAACCTTCCCCAGGGGGTCCTTGGTGTATGCCACAACCTGGAGGTCTCCGGACATTTCCACCGGGAGGTTTACCAGGTCCCTCAGGATGTTCTGGGTGCCGACGTCTATGATGAGGGTGACCTGACAGGGCTGTCCCATCATGGTCCTGACGGCGTTGGAGACGGCCAGCAACGCCACCGGGCAAGACACGTTGTCCTTCCACGACACAGAAGAGTGAAGCAGGTCTACGTCTACGAACCCCGCCGTGGCAATTTGCTGGACCATGACGTCCGTGGCGTCCCTCGTGTCCACCGACAGGGCCTCGCCGAATATGGGGGCCAGCACCACGAGCATGTCGTGGAGGATTTCTGGCGTCTGCATGTACTTTGGTACGACGTGTACCATGTCCCTCTCCACGGTGAGGAGGGCAGACCCCAGGACCGTCTTAAAGTCCGAGGGGGACAGGGCCACGACCATGACGCCGTCGTCGTCCGACCCTCCCATCGCCCTGTCCACCTGCCTCCTGTCCGTGAGGAGGATGCTGCTCATCTGGTAGACGGGGCTGTTTAGAAACACTAGCGATGCCATTTTCTGACAGAACTTTCTTTAAAAAAAAAGAATATGCTGCACGCCGACAGACTTTCCAGACGCCGCCGCACAGACGACGTCTTTCCCAAGAGGGGCCTGGCCATGGACAGGCACAGGTCTAAGCACGAGGACCACAGGAGGTACGCCTCGGACGTCCTCCTAAACACCGGGGCGGGTGTAGGGGTCTACGCCGGTCCTCACGAGCACTACGACTACACCCTCGGCGACTGGCTGGAGCACTTTTCCCCTTCCGAGGAGACGGTGGACAACTGCCTCCAGCAGGCCCTCATGGCCACAGCCGTCATGCACGGCGAGATGGCCATGGCGCACTCCAGGCTCAGGCCATCGGCAGTGAGGCTGGCGGCTCCCGACCCCAGGCACTGCAACTCTTTCAGGCTCTACAGGATGGGGGACAGAGAGTTCCACCTGAGGTGCGACGCCCCGCACGTCATGCTCGACGGCTTCCACGACACTGTCGTGTACGACGCGGTGATCGACCCGGACCACGGCGAGAGGGGCACTCCTGTAGGGGTTGCCGTGAGGACCAAGAGGGGGGCCTGTGGCTGGGGAGGGGACGCTGGAGTCTCAGACACCAACGTCGTCCCGGTTTCTAGGAGGGACAGGAGGATGCCCAGGATGTTCCCCGTCAAGGAATTTGCAGACTGCACCGCGGAGGTCGCCATGGCCTTCTCGCCTCTGTCAAAGACCGCAGCGAGGATCGCCTTGGATATAGAGGCCGCCGACCTGTCCTCGCGGGACGCCGGCTGGGCCACCAGGCCCGACGCCGTGTGCGCCAGGTACTTTCCAGAGCTCAGGAACCCTCCTCGCGGTTGCTCTCTAGCAGAGATTGTGTCCTGGACCCCAGACGGTTAAAATTTACCCTCCCTCGTGAGAGAAAAAGGCTATTAAAATGTCCATCATCGGAGCGACCAGATTACAGAACGACAAGTCCGACACATACTCGGCCGGCCCCTGCTACGCCGGGGGCTGCAGCGCCTTCACACCCAGGGGCACCTGCGGCAAGGACTGGAACCTGGGGGAGCAGACGTGCGCCTCGGGCTTCTGCACCTCTCAGCCCCTGTGCGCCCGCATAAAAAAGACCCAAGTGTGCGGACTCAGGTACTCTTCCAAGGGTAAGGACCCTCTGGTGAGCGCCGAGTGGGACTCGAGGGGGGCCCCTTACGTGAGGTGCACATACGACGCGGACCTGATAGACACCCAGGCCCAGGTGGACCAGTTTGTGTCCATGTTCGGCGAGTCTCCCGGCCTGGCCGAGAGGTACTGCATGAGGGGCGTAAAGAACACGGCCGGGGAGCTCGTGAGCAGGGTGTCCTCGGACGCGGACCCCGCCGGGGGCTGGTGCAGAAAGTGGTACTCGGCCCACAGGGGCCCCGACCAGGACGCCGCCCTGGGCTCCTTCTGTATCAAGAACCCCGGAGCGGCAGACTGCAAGTGCATAAACAGGGCCAGCGATTCCGTCTACCAGAAGGTAAAGGCTCTCCACGCCTACCCCGACCAGTGCTGGTATGTACCCTGCGCGGCTGACGTCGGAGAGCTAAAGATGGGGACCCAGAGGGACACGCCGACAAACTGTCCTACCCAAATGTGCCAGATAGTGTTTAACATGCTTGACGACGGGAGCGTGACCATGGACGACGTCAAGAACACTATAAACTGTGACTTTTCCAAGTACGTCCCTCCTCCGCCGCCTCCCAAACCCACTCCTCCCAAACCAGATCCCCCACTCCTCCCAAACCAGATCCCCCCACTCCCCCCAAACCAGATCCCCCCACTCCCAGGCCGGTGCCCAACAGGAAGATAATGTTCTTTGTGGCCGGAGCAGTGCTGGTGGCTATACTGATCTCTACAGTGAGATGGTAAGCGGTTATAA